AAAGTCCTTCTTTGATAAGCATTTCAAAAGCTCTCTCTCTTAACATTTCATTCTTTTTAGCAATTGTTAATTTTTCCATATTTTTTTCTCCTTCTATGTTTTTAAGAGTTTATCATCTCTCTTATTTATTATAATTATTATACTATATATTATAACCTTTGTCAATAGTTTTTATACATTTTTTTCATATTTTTTGATTATTTTTTGTATCTTTAAAATCATAAATCTTAAATCAACATACTCTTTTGTGTTTTGTGTTTCTTTCATTTCTGCATTTAATAAAGGCTCTAATTTTTTTAAGTATTTTTCTAACTGTCTATATTCTGCCACAGTTAAGTTATCAATATACTTATTCATTTTATCAACTCCCTTTCTCTTTTTACTATAATAATTATACTATAATTATTTCCAAATGTCAATAAAATTATTCAAAATAATTCAATTTATTTGCAAATGATTATGTAAACTCGCGCACGCTTGAATTAGTTTACATAAATAAAAGAACTTGATTATTTATCAAGTTCTTTTTTTAACATTTTTATTGCTATGTATCCAATTATTCCTATACCTAACAAATATCTTCCATTGTCTGCCATTAACCAATTAGCAACTGCTCCTAATAAATTTATAACTCCTAATATAACTCCTACTAATACAACTCCTACTAATACATTAACTAATAATTTTTTCATAATTTTTTCTTCCTTTCCTTTTTTATTTTTTATCTAGGTGCTAAGCTACATTTAGCTTAGCAACCTTTTCTATTGTTCTCAATTGTGTCAAGCTAGCATTTTCATATTTTACTTGTATCTTTTTTCTCTTTAAGTTTACATCTCCTGCTTTATCAAACCTTGTGCTATCTAGTTCATATGCTAAACCTCTTGCTTTTGCTGATAAGTATTCACATACTTGACCTTTGTTAAGTTCTAGTTCTTCTGCTTTTTCTTCTAGCTTTTGCTCGCTCATCACTATTTTGGCTTTTCCAGATAGTAACCACTCTTGTTTTTTTGCACTGCTTATTGATAATCTCAATTTTTCGTGCCCACCTTTTTTTGAACTTTCACGACCTAGTTTTACAATGTCCAAGCCTAGCTCTTTTAGTTCTATTTTGTAAATTGTATGCTTAAAATTAAAATATATTTCATAACAGTTGCAACCGTTTAGTTCTTCGTATTTTTCTAAATAAAATTTAATTTTTTCTTGTTCACTCATTTTGTATCCCTTTCCTTTCTACACTCTAATTATACTATATATTTTTTCCGTTGTCAACACTTTTTATACATTTTTTAAAAAATTTTTAATTGTTAAAAAGACAAACTAAACGCAAGTTTTACCAAAAGACAAAATCGAATTGTAACTCATTATGTAAACTAAATAAAAGTGTAACTGATTATGTAAACTTCTTTGAAGTACGAACATTTGTTCGATCGAAGGTCGATTTGATGAGTGTCTTTGTCTTTGTGGCAAGCTTCGTCCCGAGGGTCGCACCCGAACATCTGTTCTCCGAACGCTTGTATGGGGCATAGTTTTGGGAAAGTTGTCAAAATGAAAAACGAACGGGTGTTCGCCTGGAAACTACACCTATTTAATAATATTTTTTCAAAAACTACACCTATTTAATAAACTTTCCCAAACCAAACTCCCCTACTTGACTTTTTGGCCTTTTCGGAGTATACTAGTCTTAAGACAGGCTAAAGTTAGCTACTCATACTAACATCGCCAACTTTAGAATTTTTAAGGAGATAACTAAAATGAATATAGATGAAAACTTGAATGGAGGGGCCTATGAATTTAGGAATTAGAAAAGCATTAGACTATAACCTATACTCAAATGCTGACCGCGCAAACTTTGTCATTGACTTATTTACACCTGAGTTGGAGCAACAGGCCAAACTTCACTACGAAGAAGACTCAACTAAACTCGAACTTGAAGCAGCCGCAAACTTTATTTTGTATGGCAAAGACCCAAAAACCGACAAAAACTTTGTCCAAAAAAAGGAAGTTCAAATTGATACGAAACATACATGTTGGAAACGTAAGGAACCTGAATCACTTGACGCTTTAATGGAAGACCCTCTTGTTGACCAAACTCAATTTATGGAAGTAAAGAAGAATTGTTATAAAAAGCCTAAACCAACAATTGATAGAGAGAAGGATAAGGATATACCTGGTATGCAGGACTTATGGAGTGCAATTGACATTTTAGCTGCTCGTGTTAAGGAGCTTAAGGACCAACAGCTTTTGAACTTGGAATATTACAAAAAGAATCATTTACTAATTCAACTTAGAAAAGAACAATTTGTGTTAAAAGATTCAGCTAAGGAAGAAGTTCATGGACATATGTTTATGGGAGGAGCAAAACCTGGACTTTGCTATACATCTGATACGGGATATGTGAAGGATAATTATACTGATTTTAAATATAAGGTTTGGAAAGCAGACCACTATCGTTCCCAATTTGGTGAGGACTGGTACGCGCGAGAACAAGAAGAAATTGCAAATCGTATTAGAGATGGGAAAATTGATGATTGGGAATGGGTTGAAGTTAGTGAGAATTTGATTGATTTTACCAACCCTAAACATGTGTATGAAGTTTTGGAAATGTATGGAACTTTGAAGGAGAATTCTTGGGACCAACTTAACTCAGACTTAAAATTCCTAATTTGGGAATTGGAAGATTATATTGAGAAGGCAAATTTGAATCCTGCGCGAAAACATATACTTGTTAGAAAAATTGACAAAGCGACAAACGAAAGAATTAGTCAAGAATTACAAGAAATGTTTGGACTAGCTTATAGTGATAATTATATTAGTACAATTTATAAACAAATGATTTGTGAGAAAATAGCTAAAGCTGCACAACTTTCACTTGATGAGTTTAATTTTAGAGATAAACCTGAAATGTTCAAAGTGTGTTCAACTTGCGGGTGTAGAATGTTAAGAGATAGTAGAAATTTTGTAAAAAAACAAAATTCAAAGGATGGACTAAGCGCAAGATGTAAAAGTTGTGATAAGGAAATTAGAGACAAGAAAAAAGAAGAAGAGAAAAATAAATAGGAGGAATACATTATGCATGAGTTTGAATATGTAATACAACACAAAATGGATTATGAAGTGTTGCAAACAATGTTTGATATGTTTGATATGGATTGTTATTTGGATAAAGCTTTTTATTGTAGTGAAGTAACTTATCCAGTGTATATACCAGAAATTACTTGGAAATATAAACTCAAATTTGTATTCGTTGAAGAATTAACGAAAGAAGAAATAGAAGAATTTATAGATTTTTTATCAAAAATAGATACGGAGGAATAGAATGAGTGATTTTGACGATTTATTGGGCACTTCTAGAAGAGTTGACCCAATTGTTAGAACTACACCAAAAGTAGTGGGTAAGAATTGTAGGAAATGCGGCGAGTATTTTCAACAAGATATGTTTATACCTAGTCAGTCATTCTTCTTTCCAGATGGTTATATAGATATTTGTAACAATTGTTTAGATAAGTATTTAGATGATTGCACTGATATTGAAAAAGCTGATAGATTTTGTCAGTATGCCGATTTACCTTTTAATATAAATGATTGGATGACACTTGTTCATAATAACGGAAGAGGTATGTTTAAATTATATGCCCTTCAAAACTGGTCTAAAGAATATGATAAGATTAATTGGAAACCAGTTCATGATGAGTGGAAAAAGATTTTAGCAGAAGGTCAGGAAAGAGAAAAGATTGGCGCGTTTAGCATAGAGGATATGAAACAATTGAGAGAATTTTGGGGATATGAATATACAGAAGACCAACTTAAGAGATTTCAAGCTCTTTACGAAGATATTGAAAAAACTCAATCTATTACAACTGCAATTCAAAAAGATAACGCGCGTAAAATGTGTATGTTATCTTATCAAGTTGAAAAAGCAATTTGGGATGGAGAAAGTAAAGGGTCTGATGTAAAAGCTCTTGTTAGCTCTTATAATGATTTAGCAAAAGCAGCAGATTTCTCTCCAAAAACAGCAAGAAATGCTGGAGACTTTGAATCAATTGGGGAATTATGCGCTTATTTGGAGAAAAAAGGTTTCTTAAATCATTTTTACGATTGGAAACCAAAAGACCAAGTTGATTTGGTTATGAAGAATTTGCAAAATTACACTAGAAGAATAGTGGTTGGAGAAACCAATATTGCAGAAGAGCTTAATGAGAAATTAGACCAAATTCAACATATGAATAGATTAGAAGATTATCAAGAAGAAGACGATAGATATGAAAAAATAGTAGTTGATGATACGCTTGCGGATGAATTCAATGAAGAATTTGAGGTGGATGACTAATGGCAGAATTAGTTAAAGAGCCTGAAAATATGAGAGACGGTATTCTAATTGAAAAAGGTGTTGTTTTAACAGAAGACCGTATTATGAATAATTTTGATTTGTATGCAGAACAATTTTCATTTTTTACGGTTTATCCAGACTTATTCATAGATTTAATTACACCCAAAGACTCAAATTGGTGCTTATTTCCTTACCAAAGGATATTTTTAAGAGCCAGTATGAGATATCGTTATCACTATTGTACTGCGCCCAGAGCGTTTGCGAAGTCATTTTTATCAATTTTAGCTTTATATTTGAGATGTATATTTTTACCTCGTTCAAAAGTGTTCATTTGTGCACCTGGAAAGGAACAAGGTACAAAAATTGCGTTAGAAAAAATAACTGAAATCTGGGATAACTTTCCTTTATTGCGCGAAGAGGTATTATCACATAACTTTACAGCAGATTTAGTTCGTATAACTTTTAAAAATGGTTCTGTATTTGATATTGTTGCTGCTCAAAATGCAACCCGTGGTGGTCGTAGACATGCGGGAATTATAGATGAGGTTCGTGACCATGATGGAGACGACCTTAACGCTATTGTATTACCATTAATGAACGTTAATAGAAGAACAATTAATGGTTTGTTAAATGAAAGAGAACCACATCAAGCTCAAATTTATATTACATCTGCTGGTGCTAAAAACTCATATGCATATGAGAGATTAAAGGAACTAATGTTACAATCCATAATTGCGCCAGACCAAGCTTTCGTATGGGGCTGTGATTATAGGATTCCAGTAATGGCTGGACTTATTCCTAAGAACTATGTACAAGAATTAAAAATGAGTGGAACTTTCAAAGAAGACGACTTTGCAAGAGAATATATGTCAATTTGGACTGGCGGCTCTGCCGACAGTTGGGTAACCACTGATATATTAGATAAACATAGAGTAGTAGTTAATACTGAAATGAAAATGAATACCAATGTTCAAAAAGTTGGATACAATCCTGAACAATTCTACATTCTAAGTGTGGACGTAGGTAGATTAGGTTGTGACACAGTATGTTGTGTATTCAAAGTTTTACCAAACTTAAATGGGTTTATTAAGAAACTTGTAAATATTGAAGTTTTTCCAAGTAAATTACATTTTGAACACCAAGCTGCAAGAATTAAAGAAATGGTTGAAGCTTATAAGCCAAAAGAAGTTGTAATAGACGGTAATGGTTTAGGTGTTGGTTTAATGGATTATATGATACAATATAATCAACATGATATAACAAGACAAGTTTATCCACCACTTGGTTCAATAAATGATGAAGATTATTTAGCTAAACAACCAAGAGATTGTGAAAAACTTATTTATGTAATAAAAGCCAATTCTACACTACAAGGAGAAATAAATAGTGTAACATATTCAGAATTAATTAGTGGTAAAGTACATTTTTTAATTTCTGAACAACGCGCGAAAACAAAACTTTTATCAACTGTTAAAGGTGCAAAAATGCCGGTTGAGCAAAGAATTAGAAAGTTAAAACCTTATACTTTAGAAAGTATTTTAATTGATGAAATTTTAAATATGAGAATTAAAGATGGAAGTATTAATCAAAAAAACTTAGTTTTGGAAAGAATTAATACAGGTATGAATAAGGATAAGTTTAGTGCGTTTCAATATGGATTATATAGAATTAAATCATATGAAAGTGATTACATTAAAAAGAAAACAAGAGCTAAACGTAATTTAGCAGATTTTATGAAATTTGCAAGTAGAGGAGGTGGAAGATAAGGAATATGTTAGAAGATGTTATGAATAATGGAAAACGTGAACCTCGTAATTTTGATACTTTTAAAAAGTCTTTAGAAGATATAGCTTCTGCAAATCTTAATGAGATTACAAGACGTATTAATAAGACTAAAAAAGTTGATAGAAAAACAGCTGAAGAAATTGATGAGATATTATTGAAAGATAATGAAAGAGAATTAAGAGAATTATCAAGAACTTATTGGGCTGCAAGTGGTTTATACAAAAGATTAATTCAATATATTGCTAATATGATGACTTATGATACTTTGGTTATACCAAAGATGAACAGCGCGAAAACACCAGATAAAGATAAAGTACTTAATGTACTAACGCAAGCTACATACTTTATTGACAATCTTGATGTTGAACAAGAATTACCAAGAATCTTCACTACTTTATTAGTTGATGGTGTATATTACGGATTTTTTAAAGAATGTGATAATGGAAGATACATTTTTCAAGACTTAAGTCCTGAATATTGTAGAACAAGATATAAATCAGCTAATAATTTACCTGTTTTAGAATTTGACTTAACATATTTCATTCAAATTGATGGATTAAGAGCAACAACTAATGTTGATGAATTAGCGCTTTATCCTAAATATGTCGTTAAAGCATATGAAAAATATTTTAAGAAAGTTACTAAAACTGGAAAAGACGGAAGAAATTACTTAGCAAGTAAGAAAGATTTAGAACAAGGAAGATGGTTAATTATACCAGATTCAATTGGTGTAGTATTTTATTATAAAGATACAAAACCTTTCTTTGCAACAGTAACAAAATCTATTGAAGATTTAAATGAATATAAAGGTATAGAAAAAGCACTTGATAAACAAGAATTAAAGAAAATTATGTTACAAAGAATTCCAATGGACTCTAAAGGAGAATTGTTATTTACTTTAGAAGAGGCTGAAGAAATGCACAAAGCTGCGGTTAAAATGTTAAGAAACAATCCAGACATAGATGTATTTACTTCTCTTGCGGAAACAGAAATTCTTGATTTACAAGATAGCAAACAAGCTAATCGTGATAATTTAGAGAAAATTGAACGTTCAGTTTATAATGAAGCTGGTGTAAGTAAAAACTTATTTGCTTCTGATGGAACAACTGCATTAGATTATTCTCAAAAAGCAGACTTTGCATTAGCATTTGATATAGTAAAAATCTTTGCAAACTTCTTAACTTATCACGTTAACAGAAAATTTATGGATAAAAAATTTTTTCTTGAAGTTACTATATTGCCAATAACACATTATAATCGAGAAGAAATGTTTGATTTATATTTGAAAGGCGCACAATATGGTTATAGCAAAATTATGGCCGGTGTTGCGGCAGGTATAAAACAAAGCAATTTAATAAACCTAAATATCTTAGAAAATGATTATTTAGATTTAGTAAATAAAATGGTGCCTTTACAATCATCACACACTACTTCTGGTAAAGAAGCTACTGCGGACGAAGGTGGAGCACCAAAAAAGGACGGACTAGATAAGTCTGATAAGACTCGTCAAAATGAAGAGTCAAAATAAAAAGGAGGAAAGTAATATGGGTAACCAAAAAATTACTCCTACCAATTTTATTGCAACTGTCTATGGAAATTTAACTCCATTGAACAATTCTGCTTTTTCAAAAGCAAGATTAAAAATTTTTTATAAAGGACTTAACAGAAATGGTTCATATATTACAGACGAAGTAGCTGAAAAACTTTTGGCGACATTACCTGGAACTCCAATCGTTGGATACTTTGATGGAGACAATGATGATTTTCTAGGACATGTTTCACCAGAACAAAATAAGCCTTACGGATTTGTACCTCAAGATATGAACTTCAAATGGGAAATGTCTTTAGACCCAGATGGAGTATATAGAACATATGCTTGTACAGATATAGTATTATGGACTGGGCGCTATCCTATTGCCTCAAGGATAGTTGGGAAGAGTCATTCAATGGAACTAAATCCTAATACTGTAGAAGGAGAATGGGTGGATGATGGAGATGATTTTTATTATCAATTTTCAAACGCCGAATTCTTTGGGTTATGTATTTTAGGGGATGAATACGAGCCTTGTTTTGAAGGGTCTTCATTCTATGAATTACATAGTAATAAAGAAGAAGAAAATTCTATTTCTAACGAGCTACAAGAAATGTTTAGCTTATACAAAAGGGAACTAGGCATTGCAGATGAAAATCAAACAGGAGGTCAAGAAATGGAAGAAGAAAACAAAGACTCTGTTGTTGAAGAAGTTGTTGTTGAAGAAGAAGTTGTAGTAAACAATGAATTAGACCAAGAAGAAAAAGTATCAGATGAAAAAGATGATAAAGAAGTAAAAGAAGAAGAAAGTTCAGAAGTTGAAGAAAACAACGAAGAAGAAAACAATGACGAAGAAGAAAAAGAAGAAGAAAAACCTGAAACTGAAGAGGTTTCTGAAGAAGAAGATAAAAAAGACGAAGAAGAAGAACAAGAAGAAGTATCTGAAGAAGAAGAAACAAAAGAAGTTGCAGAAGAAGCTTCTGAAGAACCTGAGTCAGAAGAACCTGATTTAAATTCTCAATTAGCAGAAAAAGATGCTGAAATAGCTTCTTTAAAAGCTCAATTAGCAGAATTAAACAGCTATAAAGCACAAAAAGTTCATGAAGAAAAAGAACAAGTTATTGAAACTTATTCAAATAAATTAAGTGAAGAAGAAGTAGAAAACTTTAAATCTAAAATAGATGAATTTGAAAGCGCTATTGAGTTAAAGAAAGAAATTGCTTTATGCATTTTAGATAAAGAAATTCAAGAAGCTGAAGAATCATCAAACTTCTCTTATGTGAAATCTCACAAAGAAGAATTAAAAGGCGCAGAAGCAATTGTTGCTAGATACGCTAAAAAATAATAGGAGGAAATTTAAATGGCTATAAATAAAAGATTAGTAGAAAACGCTAATGGTGTTTTAGAAAAAAATAATGTTGAATACCCAAGAACAGGTAACATTATGGCTATGTATCCTTTAGCTGCAGAAGTTGAAAAAGCTGAAAACGGAATGTTATTAGGAGTTAACTATGCTAAAGGTGAAATCGTATATCCATCTGCTTCAGCAGACGCTATAATGATTTTAGACACAGCTGAAAAAGAATATGATGCAAACGTTGCTGGTTTAGACCAACACTACATCACACCTAACTATGGATATATGCCAAGATTAGGAAAATTAGTTGTTAACGATAGATTCACAACAAGTACAGTTGCTTATGATACAGCTGTATTCGCTGATGTTGAAGCTATAGCAGCTGCAATCGAAGCTGGTTCAGTTTATGGAAAAGCTTGCGAAGTTGCTGGATTCAAAGGATGTATCGAATTAACAAAAACTCTTCCAACAGGAAAAGTTGTATTAAAAGCTATTAAAGCTACTACAATACCAAACGGAGATGCTGGAATTAAATTCGCAGTTATCAAAGCTGACTAATTTTAGCAAATAATTTAAGGAGGAAAATATAATGGATAAAAATTTAAAAGATTTAGCTATTGCTGCAGTAAGAAATATGCCTGTTGCTAATTTCTCTAAAGAAGATGTTGAAACAGCTTTAAGAGAAGAATTAAAGAAAATCGCTAGTACACCACAAGATTTCGAAAGAAATAAATGGGATATCTTCGCATTAATTCAATCTGCTGCTGATGATATAATCCCAGTTAGAGTTGAACAAATAATGGGACAATTCGCTGAAACACAACAAGTTGGACAAGGAAATAAAGCTACTTTCAAAAGAAGATTAGGAAAAAGAAGAGGAAAAACTTTTGTAACAAAAGTATCTCCTGCTGGAACTTATGAATCTTTCAGATTAGATAGCGAAACAATGGAAATCCCTACTGAAGCTATCGGTGCATCTGCAATCGTTGATTGGGAAAGATATTTAGACGGAATGGATGATATGTCTGATTTAGTTGACATAATCATGGAAGGATTAGAAGACGCTATTTATAAAGCAGTTTATGCACAATTAGTTGCTGCATACACAAATACAAAAATGCCAGACGCTAACAAAGTTACAGCTGCTGGATTTGACAAAGCTGCTATGGACAGATTAATAGCTGTTGTTAACTCTTACGGTGGAAACTGTGTAATATTCTGTACACAATTATTCGCTGCTAACTTAGACAACGAAATTAAAGGTTCATATTTAAATGACGCTGACAAAATGGAAGTTAGAAATCAAGGATACGTTGGAATATTCCACGGAACACCTGTTGTAACTTTACCTTTAGCTACTGAAACAGAAGCTAATTTAAAATGGGCTTATGACCCATCATTCGCATTCGTAATGCCTGCAGGACAAGAAAAAGTTGTTAAAATCGTATTAGAAGGAGATTTACAAATGAACAGCTGGGTAAACAAAGATTGGTCAATTGAAATCCAATTCTACAAAAAATACGGTGTAGGTATGTTATACTTCAATAACTGGGGTATTTATAAAGATACTTCATTATCTGAAGACGTATTAAGTGCGTAATTAATGTTTACAAATTGTAAAATTTGAGTTTACGGTGGGCGCGAAGCCCACCAGTAAACGAGTTTAAAGGAGGAAAATCAATGAGTGATTTAAGTAAAATAAGAGTAGTGGTTAAGAGTTTAGTTCCTGGAACTGTAACATATAGTAATGAATTTAGACATGTTCGTAGAGTATGGACAAGACAAAATCAAACAGTTGTCATTCCAGCTGATGAATTACAAGAAAGTATTTATGATATAGGTGTGTATAATTTATTCCACCAAGGATACTTAGGAATTGATAATGCCGAACATAGAAGATTAATTGGATTAGATGATGATACTTTTGGCACAAACGCGCCATTTAGTACAGAAGATGCTAGAAAACTTTTATTAGAAGAAACTAACTTAGAAAACTTTAGAAAAAGAATTAGTGTTTTACAAAAAGGTAGTATCGATGTTTTAATTACAGAAGCTTATAATATTAGAAATGTAAGCTATGATAAATTAAACATTATGAAAGAAGTTTTAGGTGTTAATATTACTAATATGTTAGTTAATGACGAAGAACCAGTACAACCAAATAAATAGTAATGGAGGTGTAAAATGGGCACTCCATTTAGAGAAGTATATGATGCTTTCTTAGGGAAAATAGACCAAGATGAGTGGAATTTATACACTGATTTGGAAATGTTAGAACAAGACTGGTTTATGTTATTGAAAAGCGCAGTCGAACGTTTTATGTTCCCTAGAGTTAGTTTAGAATATTCAGTTGAAGCACAAAGCTTTACTGAACAACTTGGACAACAAGAAATTCAAATCTTAGCAGTTTTTATGAGAAATGAATGGTTAAAAAGAGCATTATATTCTTGGTCATTAATTAGACAAGAATATAGTACCAAAGATTTCCAACTTACCTCTCAGGCTAATCATATGGATAAATTAAAACAATCAGTTGATTTATCAGATTATGAATGTAAACATATGATTAATTTATATAGTAGAGTTATCGAACATAAACCTGTTGATTGGACTGCAAAATTCGCAGGAGGTAATTATGGAGAATAGAGATATAGAAGAAATTAAAGAAGGATATCTTAATAAGTTAAAAGGTAAATTTTATGGCTTATTAAGAGAAAGAGAAAAGCAAGGCGAATGGGAAGCTTTTCTTGGAACTATTGAAATAGAATTAATTGGTTTAGAGCAACAATTAGCTTCAATTGATTATTATGAATTGAGAGCTAAAGTTAGTTCTTTAAGATATCTAAAATTCTCTTGTTTCAGAAAGACTATTTTTGAATGCATGGAATTAATAGGTTCTTTTAGTAAAACTGATGAGTTATAGTTATTATGAGGTTTTTCAACAACGTTGTTTCAATAAAGGTCTTGGTTTAAAACAAGCGGTTGAAGCGCAAGTTGAACATAATTTTCAAAAGTTCTTAAAAAGTTCGCCAAATGCAGTTGATATAAAATTAAACAATAAAGGCAACTCTATTAGGGTTGCTACTCTTTCGAATAAAGAAAATGATACTTTATATAGAAGATATTTTCTTTGTGATAAAGCTGATAATATAAAAGTTGGAGATTTTTTATATTGGGAAGATACAGTTTGGCTAGTTTTTAAAAAAGAAATTGATACAATTGATGCCTATGATAAATTTGATTGTATTCAATGTAGACATACAATTAAATGGATTAATAGTGTTGGAGTTTTGAAAGAAACTCCTTGTTATTTAGTTGCGCAAACTGATGAAAAAATCAAGTCTAATTTTAGAACTTGGAACAATATGATTACTCCACAACCAAACAAGTTTATGGAAATTATAACTAGTAGAAATGATATTGAATTAGGACAAAAGTTTTTAGTTGACGAAACTGCTTGGTTTGTAGTTGAAAGCGACTACATAAGTGTAAAAGATATTTTGTACTTATCTTTAACTGAAGATAAAGTAGATGAATATGTTGATGATGTTGAAAATAATATAGCTAATATTATTGATTTGAATAAGTTTGAGTTAGATATTCAAAGTAATGAGATTAGTTTAGGAATAGATGAAGAATATCAGGTTGAAGGAAGAATTTATTTGAATGGAGTTTTTTATTCAGATGATATTGAATTTGAAATAGTGGAAGGTAGAAGAAATATTGAGGTTTTTGAAAATGAAAGTGGAAATTTAATAATTAAAGCACTTTCTGTTGGAGACTCTCATGCGCGTATTTTTATGACTGACCATCCTGATATTTATCAAGATTTAACTATCACGATTAGTGAAACAGCGCAAGAACCTATTATTACTTATGAATTGCGTGGAGACGCAAGCATTAAATGGGGTAGAACTAAAGTTTATCAATTTGTGGAAATCACTAATGGAAGTGAAAAACTAGTTCCTTGTACTTTCACCATCGAAGATAGCGAAAACTTATTAATAGAAAAAGAAATTAAATCTTCTTCAATTGTTTTAACAGCCAATGAAGATAATAGAACTGGTGTGATTAAAATAATTGTAGAAAATGAAAATTTAGAAGAACCGCTTGTAAAAGAGGTTAAAATAGTAAGTTTATGGATGTGAGGTGAATAAATTTGGCTACTCAAAGAAGATTTGAAGTTATGGGAGAAGATATCTTTAAAATGATAAAGAAAATTCAAGCCAATCAGAAAATTTTAAAATTATTAAAATATACTGATAGTGACCCTCTTAATCATCCAGATTTAACTCAAGATGAGATAGATGAAATGTTACACAAAAATATTCAAATTATACCAAAATTACCAGACCATTACGACGAGAAATTATGTACTGTTGCTATAATATTAAATAATTATGATATAGACCCAGTCAATCAAGATTTCAAAACTGCAACGGTTCGTTTTGATATTTTGTGTCCAATGGATAGATGGGTTATTAATGCTAAAACTCTAAGACCTTATTTAATAATGTCTGAAATTGATACAATGTTTAATGAAAAAGCAATAGCTGGCATTGGTAATTTGAGTTTTATAACAGCAAGGCCTCTAGTTGCTTCACCGCAATTGGCCGGTTATTCGTTGGTTTATGGACATTACGAATTTAATTAATATTGAAAAGTTTATGGCAGGAGTTCCTATAGAAATACCTGCAAAAACAGAAGGGGAAGAAAGAATTTTGTGTACTGTCTATCCCGTAACTTTAAGACAAATTGCGACTGTAGGGGCTAAAAACTTTTACAGTTATCTTAATGTTTTTACATTAAATAAAGAAGATGTTGACGAGTACTTTGCAAACGAACAAATGGATATGGATTTAACTCCTTTTCAATTTTTGTTAGTTATGACGCAAATGGACTCGCAATATTATATAACCGTTCAGGAGGCATTTAAACTATTTTTGCACGAAGATAATTTTACTCTTTTAAGACAAAATGAGGCAATTGTGTTAGGAGATATAAATGATAATCGAGTAATTGATAGCGAAATGTTTGAAGTTATTAAAAAAATTGTTGAAGCTTCAAATATATTAGATACCGAAAGTTCGGAGGCGCGAATGGATAATCCTTCTGATGCCAAAGCAGCGCAAATTATTAAAAAATTGAAAGAAGGAAAGAAAATGCGTGAAAAAGCTAAAGGAAATTCTAGTTTAAGTTTTTCTGATTTAGTTGCTTCTCTTGCGGCAGGCGGTAATGGGTTAAACATATTAAATGTTTGGGATTTACCTTATTATGCATTTAATGACCAATTTAAACGTATGCAAATGAGAGAAGAATATGAAAATACTTATAGAAGTTTATTAGCTGGCGCAGACCCTAAAAAGGTAAAATTAAGATATTGGGTTGATACAATCCAAGACAAGAAAGATTAATAGGAGGAAAAATATATGAACATGTTTGAAAAATATGGTTTAAAAGAAGTTGCTAACGTAACATTCTATGATATAACAACTAAAAAACCAGTTTTATTCTTAGATACATTAAAAGTTTCTACTATCGAACAAACAGCTGAAAGTACAGAAGCTAGAGGTGGATGGGGAAATCCAGCTTTAATTACTTGGGATTATAACAAAGAAGTTAACGTAACATTAGAAGATGCTTTATTCTCAGCTGCATCATTAAAAACTATAATGGGTGCTGGAATTGAAGTAGCTACAGCTGCTAATACAAAATTAATCGAAGTTAACGAAAACTTAACAGTTGACGTTGATGGAAAAGCTACTTTATCTTATGCTGCTAAAGCAGAAGAAAAAGTATATGCTTTAGATGCAGCTGCTGGAGAATATGTTGAATTAACATTATCAGAAGCTGATAATAAAGTTGTAATTCCTGAAACAGTTGCTACAAAAGGAAGCGCTGTTCAAGTATTCTATAAAGTTGAAACAACTGGAGAAGATAGCGCTGTTGAAATCACAATTGGTGCTTCTCAATTCGGTGGAACATACAAAGTAGTTGGAGACACTATCGTAAGAAGTGAAAAAACAGGTAAAGACGAACCATTCCAATTCGTTATCGAAAAAGCTAAAATCCAATCTGAAGTTACATTCACAATGGAAGCTGAAGGAGACCCTGCTACATTCAACTTACCTTTAAAAGTTTTAAGAGATGAACATAACCAAATGTTCAAATTAATTAAATACAACTTAACTCCTTTCTCTGCTTAATTAGAGATTGGTAAATAGGGGATAGGAGATTTACTCCTGTCCCCATTTTTTTTATTTTAGGAGGAAAGTTAATGGAAAACACACAAGACTATTTCGGATTAAAAGAATTACGTTCAGTTGTTATCCGCGCGAAAGGAGATATTACTATTGGTAATAGACACTTTGAAGACGGAGAGCCTGTACTTTATTTTGAAAAAGTTCAAATTAGTGAACTAAAAGAGGGGAAGAGTATTAAAGCTGCGCGTGGAGGTTTTCATAATTATCCTCACGTAGTTTGGGAAAGTTTTAATGATTTAAGCTTTCAAATGACAGAAGGCGTTTTGTCTAAAATGAGTTTCAGTATACTTTCTAGTGCTGAAATTTTTGATAAGGGAGAAGATGAGAAAGATATAATTAAAGTTCCAAAGCGTGAAACATTAACTGTTTATAATGGAACAATTAAACCTTTACATGCTCCTTTAGAGGAAAAATTATTCGTTTATTTATTAGACGATGATGGAATTATAACTGAGAAAATTAGTGAGTTTATATTGATTGATGGAACTATTGAGTTAGACGAGAAATATAATGATAAACAAGTAGTTGTTGATTATTATTTCGAATATGCTAACAAATATTCTCAATATATATTAGGAAGTAAAAGAATTGACGGATTGCTTAGTCTTGAAGGTAAAGCATATTTTCAAGATGATAAATATGGTCTTAAAAAGACGTTTTTATTTGAGATACCAAAAATGAAAATTACATCTAATTTGGATATAATAATGGGAGAAAAGGCAAGTCCGACAGTTTCGGTCTTTAGTATAATTGGTTTACCAATAAAGGAGAATAATCAGTGGGTGGTTTCAAAAATGAATTTACTTTCTGATGACATAGATAGTGATATATAATAAAGATTTTAAATGCGGGTTAGCCTTTGAGCTAACCCGTTTTTTTTGTTAGATGGAGGTGAAATATGGCTTTAAAAGGACAATCTGATGAGCAAGTAATTCAGAGTGGTTTAAATGAGTTATCTAGCTTACAAAAACATGGATATTTGCATAACTATCAGGGCAATTATGAAGCAATTGGTGGAGAATTTGAAGATATTGAAATTTTAATGATGGATTCACTATATAAAAAATTAATTGCAAAACAAAAAGCTGAGGAACAAAAAATTTATCAAATTTTAGAAGTAAAAGACATTGATGAATTAAATGAAAAATATTTTAACGAAGTTGGAGACAATTCTTTGCTAGAAATGAATATCGCAGATATTTTTTCAGAAGCTAGTAAAAAGGCTTTTTCTGATGGAAATATTACTAGAAACAAAAGTAACGAAAGTGCTTTTGCAAATGTTGTTCAGTCTACTATGGAAGAAATGCTTGAAAAAGAATATGGCATGACCAATCCTGAATTAATTAAACAATTAGCCAACGGTTTGGGAATGAACGTTGCTGCACAATTGGCAAAACAATTTGATAAAAAGAAAGGCAAATCTCGTTACATGAATAAATATATTTCTGATTTAGCTAATAAGATGCGTAGTCAATGGAAAGGAGATATTCTTGAACAAGAAACTGCTATTGTTATGCAGCGTTTGGTTGATAATTTAAAAGGCAGACGAGGTAATGTAACTATTACTGGAAAAACCACTAGAAATGGTAAATCTATAAAAGCAGATGATACAATAGTTATTGATAATGATTTTACAATAGGTATTTCTGCAAAAAATTATCAGCTACCTAAAAATGGTAAACAATTGGAAATTACTTTACATAGTTCGGGTTCTTTAAGAAATTTTTATAATTTAATTGAAAATATGCAGTTGAATGGAGAAAATTCTATTAATATTACCGCTATGAAAAATTTAGCAAAAGAATTTCAAAGTCCATATTTTAAATATCATTTAATAAATCAAGCTGCATTTGCGGGCACTAAAAAAATTAGTGGAACAGATGTGGGTCAAAATATGTTAAAATTTATAAAATATTGTTTGCCATTATTTATGGGTACACAATTAAAAATTGAGGGAGATAAGATTAATGTAGATTTTTTTAATATTAATGGAAAATTAATACCGGCTTCTACTATTATGGAACAAGTGTTTAATAGCGCGAGTGGGTATGGAACAAGAATTAATCTATATTCAAATTATCAAATCCCTTGGGTTGAAATGAGGAGTAAAAAATTAGACGCGCCTTTTGATGGGATAAATTACTATTCGAAAGAAGCTCAACAAATAGGTGGTTTCTATGGAAATAATTTATACGAACAGATAAATGTAGGAAGAATACATTTACGAATTGCTTTAGCAAAATTAAAGTGAGGTGAATAGTGAATGGCGAAACGTAATCAAGTTACTACTGATTTACGAATTAGCGCAGATGCGCAATTAAAAACTAGTCGTAGTTTTCTTAATCAGTTAGATAAAATGATTGATAAATTTGATTTTGGTGATAAAATTAATAATCAATTATCAAATGCAAAAAATCAATTAAAAGATTATAATAAAGTTTTAGAAAGAGTTCAAACTAAATCATTAATTAGTGATAAAGAATTAAAAGATTTAGTTAAAGCAGGTAAAGAGATAGCTAATATTATTACAAAGACTGAAAAGTTATATAATAATTTAAGCAGTAGCGAATTACAAAAATTTTCAAAAGAATATATCAAACAAGTAAAAGCGCAAGAAGCTCAAATTGCTAAAATTAAAGAAAGTTATACTGCAAAAACAGGAAAAAACTTTGATAAAGAATTAGCTAATTATGACAAAATAAAAAATAAAGTTAAAGAGCTTCAAAGAGAAAAAGATAATTTAGCTAAAACTGGTGCAAATGATATTGCAACAAAAGAAGTTGAACAATTAAATAAAAAATTAGAAGAACAAAAGAATAAATTAAGTGAAATTAGAAAATTACAAAAAGAGAGTGCTGCAGCCTACACGTCTACAGTTGAAACAGAAAGTCAAAAAAGAGGTTATAAAAATTACGCAGAAGTAAAAAATATAAAAATTTCTAGTGAAGACCAAATTAGAAGACAGTTAGGAACTGCAGAATATAAAGAACAAGCAAGTTTAATTTCTACTATAAATAGAGAAATTAAAGAATTAGAAAAAACTAAAGAAGATGCAAATGACTTAGATAGAGAGGCAATTTCTTTAGCTAAACAATACAAAATTGAAAATGTATCTGGTTTAGATACTTTAAAACAACAATTAAAAATTAAAAAAGATATTTTAAATAGTTATAAAGGGAATAAAAGTGCTTTAGCCGCTGAAAAAGCAGTTACTGCCGAAATGGAAAAACAGAAAAAACAAGCTGAAGATATAGCCGCCATTGAAAGTGCCGGTAAGCAAGCTGAATTAAGTGTTATTCAAAAAGGTGGTTATAACTCAAAAGCTTCTTTAAGTGCAAGCGCAAGTGCAACTAATAAGTCTGTTAATAATTTGACTGGTCAATTAACTGAAGAGGGAATTGAGAACATAGTTAATAATGCTTCATTGGTTATTGCACAAAGAATAGATAAGTTAACAGCTGAAATTAGTAAAGGTAATGGAGATTTAGCTGCGATTGATGAAACTAACAAAAAGTTAGCTACTCAGTCTGAAAGAACTGCTGATGAGCAGGACATAAAGCAGAACGGAGAAAAAATTAGCAATGTCGTAAGAGATGATGGAGACATTACTAGAAACAAGAATGAAGCTGCAATTAATAATTTATTAGAGGAATTTAAAGCCCCAGACAGAAGTAATAACATTAATCTTGCAAGAGAATCAGAAGCAGGAAAGGCTTTAGAGGAAGCAATGACTTTCGTAACTGCAGAAGGTCAATTAAAACAATTATGGGGTTCTGATAAATTAATAGAGGGCAATCAAGGTATTAAACGTTATTTAACAATGGTTGAAGAAATGGAGGATATTTCTTTTGATTTTCCAGAGACCAAAAAAGAATTTAAAAGTAAAATGGAAACGGTTTTAGACGAAAGCTATAAAAAGATTTTTGAAGGGTTAGAAGAAGCTATTGTAGATATTCAAATTCAAATAGATAATAAAACCGCGGAAATGAATAAAAAAATAGATAAAGATGGTAATATTAAAAAATCTGCTAGAAGAAAGGGATATAATGACGAAGATTATGACAAAGACCAAGCAAAAATAGAAAGTTTGCAAACAGATTTATCAAATTTTAAAACTTATAAACATGACACCGAAATAGAATATTCCGATGAAAAAAATTATTTAAAAAATTATAGTGACGAACTTAATAAAATTAACATCAAAACGAATACTAGTACAACATTATTTAAAAAACATACAGATGTGGTAAATAAAGATAGTTTGGCTTTAGAAAATGCTGCATACCAATCGTCTTTTTTAGCAAGCACTTTTGATGATATTAAAAATAAAATAGGTTATTTCTTATCTTTGAATTACGTATTTGACCAAATGACGCGTAAAATTTCTGAAGCTGTTCAAACAACTAAAGAAATGGATAAAGACATGACTCAAATTGGTTTGGTGCTTGGAAAAACATCGGGACAGGTATGGAAAAATTTTGACAATTACGCAAAAATGGCCGAAAGATTAAATACCACTACTTCTCAAGTAACAAACTCAATGAAGTTATTTTATCAACAAGGTTTAAACACAAGTGAAGTTAATAAAATGGTTGAAGCTTCAGCAATAGCAGCCGCTCTTGGTGAATCAACTATGGCGGATGCGTCAGAAACATTAACTTCTATTATTAATTCTTACAGTTTAAGTGCAAATGAAGCAATGATGGTTACTGATAAAATTTCACAAATTGCTATTGTATCAGCCGCAGATTTTGGTGAATTATCAACAGCAATTGAAAAAGTGGCTTCATCAGCTGCAAGTGCAGGTTTAGATTTAGACCATATGATGGGTTACTTAGCAAAAATGATTGAAACAACTCGTGAAGCACCAACTAACGTAGGTACTGCATTAAAAACAATCGTTGCTAATTTTACACAATTTAAAGAAGACCCAAGCGGATTAGCTGAAGAAGGTAGTGAAATTAATAAAGTTGATAAAGCTTTAAAATCTGTTGGTATTAGTTTAACTAATACAAACGGAGAAGTTAGAGATTTAGGTGAAGTAATTGATGAATTAGGTGGAAAATGGGGAAATTTAGATAGAAGTCAAAAAGCTTATTTAGCAACTGCAATAGCAGGTACTAGACAACAGTCTCGTTTTTATGCTTTAATGAATGATTATGAAAGAACGTTAGAATTAGTCTCTGAAGGTTCAAACAGCGCCGGAAAAGCTCAACAACAATTTGCTCTATATAGTGAGAGTTTAAATGCTGCTACTGAACAATTAACTAACGAATGGGAAAAATTTTTTAGTCAAATAACTTCAGGCAATGGAGTAATTAAATATTTTACGAATACTCTTACTTCTTTAATGAAAGTAATTAATGAAATTGGTCCAATTGGAACTAGTTTAGGACTAATTAGTTTTATTACTCAAATTAGAAAAGGTATAATTAATATAGAAGATTTTTCCAAATCTATAGAAATTTTATCTACTAAACAAGCAACAAGAGAAAAAATGCAACATGCTTTTAGTATTTATAGTAAAAATAATACTATTGATAATCGTAAAAAATTATTGGATGTTGCACAAAATGAAGGCTTAGGAAAATTAAATATTAAAAACATAAATAAGGCTTTAAAAATAACTGAAAATCAAAAACAAATTCAGAACTTATCCAAAGAAATAATGGTCTCTTCTAAATTTTCAGAGAAATTTGGAAAAACAGTAACGAAAACTGGAATACAAATTAAAAATGGTTTCTTAAAAGGACAGGTTGCAGTAAAAGCATTTGCTAAAAGTCTAGCAACAGCCGGATTGCAAATGATGGCTATTTATTTAGCTGGAAAAGCAATTAGTTTTATTGTTGATGCGTTTGATAGAGCTTCAGTCAGTGCAGAAGAATTCGCTGAACAAGCGGAAAAAGCAGCTGAAAATGCAGAAACATTAACAAGTTTAAGAAACGAATATGAAGGTTTAGTAAATACCATAGATAGGACAACAGAAGAAGAAGAACGTTTAAAAGAAATTACAGAAGAAGTTTCAGAGGTTTCAGCAGAATTAGGAAATAATTTATCTAATAATGTTGATGCTTTCAAAGCTAATATAGATGTAATGGATGAATACATTGCTCGTCAAAAACAAATTGCAGGAACAAATGCAATAAATGCAGCTTTAAAAACTGCTCAAGAAAATAATGGTTTCTGGGATAAAGTAGGTAGATGGCTAAGCAGTGGTTTTGCTTCTGATGATGAAAGAGAAAAAAGTGATATAAGTATTGCAAAAGGATTATATGGAGAAATAGATTCTGGCGCGAGTCAACAACATAATTTAGATAGCGCAAGACAAAATATTTTAAATACTTATGCTAATAATTTAATGAAACAATTAGAATCTTCTAATAAAACAGCAGATGATTGGTACGAAGGATTATTAGATTATAAAGCAAAAGTTACTGCAATGGCTGAAAATTTAGCTAATTTAAGCTCCGTAACTTTAAAAGTTTATTCTCAATTACAAACTGATTTTGCAAACAAGGATTTAAATTATGCCGAATTAAGAGAAAAAATTGAAAATGCAAATATTGATGAAACAATTAAACAAGGTTATAGAAATTCATTAAATGCAGCTAGAGTAGGTTCAATTCAAACTGTTCAAAATAGAACTGGTCTTGATACTACAAGTGCAACAAATATTGTTGATAGTTTATCAAGAGAAAGTTTAAAACAAATTTTTGACCCTGATAATTTAGATGTATTAAGTGAAGAAGAGCAAAAACAATATTGGGAATCTATTGTTCAAATTTTCAATGATGAAAATTTAAAAAATCAATTAATTGAAGCAGTTGCAAAAAATGGTATAGATGGCTTACAAGCTTTCATTAATAATTTAGATGAAAGTAGTGTTGCTGCTTTAGATATAGTACAAGATACTATTTCAGGATTACAAACTTTAGCTGAAAGAGTTGAAACAGCAAAAACAGCTTTTGAAAAATTATCAGAATTAATGTCTTCTAAAATTTTAACTGGTGATTTTTCTCAAATGGATTTAATTTCTGGTTTGCTAGATGGTACTTATAATATTCAAGATATTTATTCAATCGGTAAAGGTAGTACTTTAGGATTAAGTTTAGATACGATTATTAGTCAAACTGAAGCACGTTTTCAAGAATTAAAAAAACCTTTTGAAGAACAAACTGAGAATTTACAAAAACAAATTGATTATTATAATAATTTCGGAGACAATTTAGTTAATGATGCTACTAAGAAATTAGAAGAACAACAAAAAATAGTAGACCAGGCACAACAAGAATATGATGTAGCAGTAAATAAAACACAAAAAGATAATGCTTCTTATGAGAAAAGTGAACAAGATATAACAAATAGAGGAGTAATAGCAGGCACAATAGCAGGCGTTGTTGGTGGCGTTATTAGTGCAATTGCTTTACCAATTGGAGGAATAGTTACTGCAGGAGCGGCAACGGCGATAGGAGCCAATACTGATAAACAATTACAAGATTTAAATAATGAGAGAACAAAAGTTACTGCTCAAAATCAAACTAATGAAAATACTAAACTACAAGAGTTAAAAGAACAACAAGCGATTTATAATGAAATTAAAAATGAATTAGAACAAGCTCAAAACATTAAAATTGCAATGGTAATGACAGATGAGCAATTGCTTCAGAAAGCTAAAGAAAATGTTAACACTTGGATAGAACAAAATAAACAAACTGAAAAATGGGTATCTGTTTTAGATGAACAGGGAAATGAAGTAGGTAAAGTTAATAGTGAAGTTTATAATAAAAATCTTTTTACCGATAAAGGTATAAGCTTAAAAGAAGCCAAAGAGCTTCAAAAAGACAATGCTTCATTGGCAGAAGATAACGTAAAATTATACGAAGATGAAGCAAAGGTTTTAAGAGAATTGGGTAATGAAGCTTCCCAATACGCAGAAGACCAAGTTAATGCAGCTACTGATATTCAAAAAGGTTATAAAAAGACTTTAACGGCGATTGAGAAAATTCAAGAAAAAACATTGGGATACCAAAAAACTTATAAAGCTGTTTTTGAAAGTTTCTCAAGTGCTGGTCAAATTTATAATGAATTAGAAAAAGTTGCAGATGCTTACGAGTTATGTGACCAAGGAGCGAAAGGTTATTTTGATGTTGCTCAAGCGATTGCTAATGACCCAAGTTTAATTGAAGCAATAGATATGGAAAGTAAATATTTAGAGCTTAATAAAGAAAAAGTAGTTGAACTTGGAAAAACAAAGGTTCAAGAGCAAATTGATGAGTTGAAAACAAAATTAAAAGGTACTGACGCAATTATAGGTTTAATTAAAGCTCAAATGGCTGCAGGAAATGACCAAGTTGTTGCTGAAGCAGAATATACAGACGATAAGGGAGAATGCATTGCGGCGGCTTTAGCTTATAATGAAGACCTTACAAAAAGTGAAGAAGAATCAGTCGAAACAGAAGGACAAAATTTAGAAATAAGTGTTGCTAATTGGACAAATTGGCAAGAAGCTATTCTACAAATTATGCAACGTGTTGAAGACCAACGTGCTGAATTGGCAAAAAGAATTGCAAGTGGAGAAACAGTAGCTGGTTCAACAAGTACAGCTAAATTAACTGGCATAAAAGTTAATTACAAAGCACAAACAAGTGTCTCAGCAGATGAAATAGAAAAAACTGATAAAGAAAAATATGATAGTTTAATAAATACCATTACTTCACAAAATACTGATTTAAGTGCAATGCTTGAATCTTATCAAACTCAACGTGCAATATTAGAAAAATCTATTAATTCTTTACAAGCGTACAAAAAAAATATGGCTAGCAATTTGGCTGATATTGCTGGTACTTCAGGTTCTAAAGATGAATTCGACCCTATCATAGAAAAACTTGAAAAATTCTACAATTACTTAAGACAACTTGAAGAATTAGAAGCTAGATTAAACCGTTTAAGAGAAAAACGTAATTTAATTGATGCAACTAAAAATTATTATATAGATGATTTAGTAAAAGAAAATGACTTACTAAGAGAACAACAATCAATTTATAATGATTATATAAGAGACCAAGGCGCTTATTTAAATGAGCTTAAAGCACAAATTCAAGAACAATTTGGCAATTGGGCTTATTTTAATGAAAATGGAGTAATTCAAGTTAAACAAACTGAATTTACTGCAAATTCTGAAGATGAAGAAGAGAGACTTAATACTTTCTTAGAATTGGTTGACTTATATGAAAACGAATATAACACAAGAGAAGAAAATATAAATAAACTTTACGAAATAGAAAATACTCAATTAGAAAATATTTCTGCTTCTTATGAAAAAATTCTTACAAGAGTTGAAGATATTACAGATGCCTTAAATAAACAAATTGATTTATTAGACCATGACATGAATATGAGCTTCAGTAATATTGGTAAATTTGATATAATGGATGACCAAACTTTAAAAGCCGTAGAAGGAATTAAAACTTCTCAAGGCTATATTAAAGATTTCAAAGAAGAAATTGCAGGATTAAATACAGAAGTTAAAAACGGACCATTTAGTGAATTACTATTATGGGATGAAACATTAGAACACTGGCGCGTGAACGAAGAAGCTCTTCAAGATGAGTCAATTGTAGCTAAATATGAAAAAATGGGTTACAACTGGCAAGAAATTGATACTTATGTTCGTTCAGTAGCAACTGAGTCACAAGCTTTAGATGAAGCTATGGAAGGCGCAGTTGATAGTGCAAATGAGTTTGCTGAACTTTTAAAAACATTAATTGAAGATAGAATTGATACAATTAAAGATTTCTATAGTGCTTCAACAGATGAATTTAATAAGATATTTGATACATTTGAAAATAAAATGACAGATATTGATAATCAAAATAATTTATTTGGTGTTGCGTCAGATAGTTTAGAAGATAAGTATTTAACTTTAGTAACTGCAACTGTTATATTAAAACAAACTATTCAAGATTTAAAAGCTAATAAAGATGGAATTCTAGAACAAATTCAAAAAGAATATCCTGAATATGTTAAAATGATTAATGGAGTTGCTGTTGTAAACAAACAAGCAATTGAAGAGTCAACAGGATTAACGGAAGACCAAAGAGCTCATTTATTACAACTTTATGGAATTTTAGAAGCTTCTGAAGAGCAAATTGATGAAATGGAAGACAAATTAGTTGATTATTTCAATACAATGTTAGAAATGGAAGAAGCTAAACGCGACGCTATAATAGATTTAAAACAACAAGTTCATGATGAATTAATTGCAAGAGACCAACAAGAAATTGATGATTTACAAGAAAAATACAGCAAAATGAGTGAGTTAGATAATGAGTATTATAGTGAACTTCAAAGAAGAGTAAGCGATGCAAGAGAAGCTAGAGAACAAAGACAAGAGTCTGCTAATATAGCTCAAATGCAAGCACAATTAAGTTTAATGAGAGCTGATAATAGCGGAGCTTACAATGCGGAAATGATTGAATTACAAAAACAATTAAATACTGCATTACAGACTCAAGCAGATAATGATGTTACAAGGGAATTAGAAAGAATTCAAAGAGAACAACAAGAGAGAGAACAAGATAGACAAATGACAATTCAAGCTATGGAAAATGTATTAACATTCAAAGATGAAAATAGCTGGTATTGGCAAGAAGCACAAAGAATTTGGGATGAAGGTCCTGAGTCAATTACTGGTTTCTTAAGAACAGCTAATGAGTATTCTAATATTTCTGACGAACAAAGAGCAGTTGAATTTGAAAACTTAACTAATAATATGAATACAGCATTTACTACTTTGCAAAACGAAGCTGGCTTAAGCGATAGAATTAGTGATGGCGTAGTTTCAAACGCTTCGGCTGAAATGCAAACAAAACTTGAAGTGATTAATAATAATTTAAACTTTATAGAACAGCAATTAGAAGGTAAAATCGATTGGGCAAATTCGCAAAATATGCAAAAATTACAAGATGTAATTAATGATACAACTACAGCAATGGGAGAAAACGCAGCAAGTATTAAAGCAAATATGAATACACTTTATACTCAAGAAGTAGGACCAGGTTTTGAAGGTATCAATCAATCAATTGAAGATTACTTAGGTGCCAACTCTCAAATTTGGAAAAAGCTTGATGTGTCTGAAGGTAAAATAGGTACTGTTGATGGAACTGTGCGCACAGGCTTTGAAGATACTGTTAAAGCAGTTTCTGAGGCTAGAGATGGAATAGTTAATACTTTAAATACAGCTAAAAGAGAATATTTAGAAAAAACTACTAAGTTATATGCTTGGATAGACAAAAAATATGCAGAAGAAGTTGCTCCAACTATTAATAGCGGTGCATCAAAAGTGGATACTCAATTACCAACAACAACTGGAAATGGAAACTCAAGCTCAAGTGCTGGTGGAAATGGACCTGGAAGTACAACTGCGGCAAAACCAGATTTGAAAATTGGTTCAGTTGTATCTGTAAAACCTGGAACAAGATGGTATTACGACTCATATGGAAAAGACCCTTCTGGTGTAGCAACTGGTGGTGCAATTAAATATGTTAACTTAAAAGGTTCACATCCATACAATATTAAAGGTTTAGGATGGATTAAGAAATCAGATATTGTTGGATACAGTAAAGGTGGATATGTAGATTATACTGGTGTAGCAAATGTTCACGGAACTGCGCGCGAACCTGAAGCATTCTTAAATGCAAAACAAACAAGATTATTTGAAATGTTAAGAGACGGTTTAACAAAAACAACTTCAAATAGAACTTACGATAAAACTCCTAGCGAAGTTGCTAAGGAAGAATATAATATTGATAGTATCAATATTGAAGTTAAAGAACTTGCCGATACAGACTCTGTTGAAAAAATTACTCGTAAAGTTAAAGAAGAAATTTATAAAGACTCAACAGGAAGAAACAATATGGCAGTTAGAAGGAGGTAAAAATGAATAAGGAGTATATAGATATTAAATTCGGAGATAAATGGGCTAGCGAATTTAATTTAGTAACGGTCTCAACAGGAGACCGTTACACACCTCCTGTATTTGGAAATATTAATGCTAATACTTCCACAGTTGCAGGAAAAAGAGGTGTGTATAAATGGAAAACTCAATATAACGAAAAAATTTTTACAATTAATATGGCCTTTGATAATCTTTCAATGAGAGATGTGTCAAAGATAAAGGCTTGGTTAAATCCAAGTAAAATACAAAAATTAATTTTTAGTGATGAACCTTATAAGTTTTATTATGCTTCTTTAAATTCAGACCCTAAATTTGAGTTTTTACCTTTTAAAGAAGAGGAAGGAACAAAAGTAGGAAACAAAGAAGTACTTAGGGGAATTTATAAAGGAGATTTAACTTTAGAATTTATAGCAATTGATGGAGTAGGTTATAGTGAAGCTGGAAATTATGAACAAGTTGAAATCGAACCTGGATTAGAATATATGAATAGTGAATATTTTGATACTATACAACCTTGGGTTCAAGCAAGCAATTTATTAAACAATGATAGATATCAAACAGCTGCAAAAATTTATACAAAATCTTTTATTGATGCAGATACAGGAAATGAAGATTGTGGTTTAGCGGCTGATTTAGACCATAGATTTTATTTATTAAATAGCGGCGATGCGGAAGCTAAATTAAATCTTAAATTTGATTTAGTAGTACCTGGAGATGAGTCAATTGTCATTTATACTAAAAAAGTTATTAAAAAAGATGGTTCTTCTTGGGAAGATGGTGAAATTCTTTCAGCAATTGTAATTGAAAGTTTCAAAGATTATATACCTTTTATTAATTATCTTGGGCAAGAAAATTATGATATATTAATGACAGAAAATCCTGATGAAGAGACTAAACAAGCACAACAAGAAATAATCAATAGTTATCAAATTCAAATTGATAGTGACTTAAGAGAAGTTTACATTGTAGAAAAATTAAATGAAAATAATGTATTAAATTTAAATAAGTTTAATGGTAATAGAGACTTTTTAAAACTATGCGAAAGTAATTTTGTGGATTATTCAAAACCATTTCCTACAATATCTTTAGATGAAGAAGGAGCTATAGAGCGTGAAAATATTGTCTATAGCGGAACTGCAATTGAAAATGTTTATTTTAACGAAGTATTTTTAGGAGAAACTTCTAAAAATTATAGATTGTTAAATGTTCATTTTGATTGGAAACACACTTATAATTAATAAAGGAGGTAATGGCAAATGAGTGAAAAAACTTATACTGGACAAGAAATAACAGTGCCATTCACACAGGAAGGAACTTTAAAGGGTTTTGAGATAAAAGGTAAAAGTGTTCAAGAAACAAGAGAAGGATATAACTTATTTGATATTACTAATGCAACCAATCATTTCATAACTGATGAAGGAGTGGTTGAGAATACCAGTGCTATATTTAGTGGATATATAGAAGTTGAAAACAATACTTATGTCACAATAGGAAGTAATAGTTACTGGTATAATATATTAGGTTTTTTTGATGCAGATAAAAATATATTATCAAAAAAATATTTCAATTCAAATAATACATTAGATTTAGGTGAATATGCAAGCGATAATATAGAAATTCCAGAGGGAACTGTTTATATAGCAATGTCAGCCTATAAAGAAACAACACAATTGTTATTGGCATTTGGACAAGACAAAGAATATGAGCTATATGGGGTGAGCCCAAGTTCGGAATTTCCAAGTGAAATACAAAGCGTTGGAGAAGAGGGTTCAATTGAGTTAAGACAATATGGAAAGAATCTATTTAATGCGAATGCAATACAAACTTCAAGAATAGTAGTTAGCGATAATGGAAAAACAATTACGATGCCTATTGCTACATCTGGAAATGGTTCTGTAAGTACTGGCGCGACTTTATCTGAATTATGTCCTAATTTAAAAGTTGGAGATACAGCTTACTTATTGTTTGATAAAACACCGGCAGAATATAACAAATATATTTATTTACAGATAAATGGTAACAGTGTGCCATGGAACCAAAATGCTGTCAGAACAATTACGCAAGATGATTTAGATAGTAAAGTTATATTTTATGGGAATAGATTTAATCAAGGCCAAACAGAACAAGTTGTATTAACTAATTTTAGAGTAACTAAAAATAAAGATGACGAATGGGAAAAGAATAGAGACAATAGCTATGTAATACCATTATCACAACCATTAAGAAGTTTATCTAACGGGATATGTGATACAGTAGAGATAGATGGAATACATAGAAAAGTTGGAAGTGTTGTTTTAGATGGTAGTGATGATGAAGGTTGGACTTTATTCACTTATGGAACTGCTCACGAAAAAACTACAATGTTTGTAAGCGGTGCAATTATTGATATGTTAAGGTCTAATGGTGTAGTAATTGATTTTATGTGTAATTTATTTACTGCAAAATCTAATACAGTAACAACATTAAATACAGATAGCCAATGGATAATACACGCAATTAATAATAATTTTTATGTTTGTATAGAAAATGAAAAAGCAAGTACAGTAGATGAATTTAAAACTTGGTTATCAGAAAATAATTTAGAAATAAATTATCAATTAGTAGAAGAAGTAATAGAGCCTTTTGACGAACAACTCCAAATAAAAGTACAGCCTGGAGTAAATACTTTTGCATTAGCTAATAATGGTTTACAAACTACAATATCAATCAATGCAAGAGAAATGGTTCCAACAGAGACTCCAGAGATGTATGCAGCAAGAGATGCTCAACCAAATGAAGGAACTAGTGTCTCAATTGAAATTTGGACACACGAAGATGAATTTGTAGATACACTATATAATACAGATTATGAATTTGAAGGTCAATGTATAGACCCTAAAATTACTCTTAACGCTAATGGCGCAAAAACTTTAACTTTAGGACTGCCATTATATATAATTGATAAAAAAACTTATGAATATATTGAAAATCCGCGCTGGTATTATATAACTCAACAATACAAAATTAGAGTTAAACAAGACGAAAATATTAATGAATTTGTATTAAAAGATTATACAGAATCTCATGATGTAAATGACCAATTAATGATTAATATAAATGCTCAAAGTTTGGAAGAGTTTGAATTGTCACAAACAGGTTATAATATAACTTTTGATGAAAATACTTTATATAAATATAATTCAAACGAAGACCCAAATGACCCAGATACAGTTCCAATTGGTGTTTATGACGCAGATATACATTTTTGGAACGAAAAGCTATTAGAAAATTCTGAATGGAAATATAGAGTTGAAAGTTATTATCCTCTTGATACAGATGAAGATTTAATAGAAGATAATAGACAAAAAATAAATCCAGATTTAGAATATAAAAATGGACCTGAACAATTCTACGAAGCCGACAGAATAATTGATTATAATGAAAATAACGAACCTCAAAAAGACCCAAATGGTTATGAAGTTAAAAAGAGAGTAGTAAAAGCTTCAAAATCAAATATTTTTAATATAGTTCAAGATATTTGTGAAGCTTTTGAATGTTGGCCTACTTTTGAAATAAAGTACAAAGATGAAAAAATTGTAGAAAAAACTATTGTATATAAGAATGATGTTCCTCAAGACGCAAAATTTTCAGTTAATTATCAAACAAACTTAAATTCAATCGAAAGAGTTGTAGATAGTTCACAAATAGTAACAAAAATGTATGTTACTCCAATTGAAAATTCTAATGTGGATAATGGAACAATTACAATTGCAACTAATGGCAAAAACTTTATGAAAGAAAGTTATTTATTAGATTTAAGTTGGTATTTAGGAGAAAATCGCGCTGATACTGAATTATCAAATGCATCTCTAATTGACCCTAATATTGGAATGACCTTTGCAGAGTCAAAATATACCGAACCTCAATTTGAGTTAACAACGACAACTAATACCACTGATACTATTAAGACTTATGAAAAAAATATAAGAAATAGAAATACTTATATTGAAAATACTTCTTTACAATTGAGCAAAGACCAACAAGAACTAATAAATTTAAAAACTGAACGAGAATATGTGCAAAGTCAAAAAGATAGCGCACAAGAAATCGTAAACAATTTAGTAGATGAAATGGCATTAATTGGAACTACTGAATTAAGAAAAGAAAATAAAGCTTGCTATTTATATACACAAAATAATGTAACAATTATTAGATTTTCTGAAATTGGTATTAAAGCTTTACCAAGCGCCGAAACTTTTAATAGTGCTATTAATATAATAAATGATGAAGGTTTACCTTATTACGATGAAAGCCAAATTCCTGAAAATTTAAGTGAAAATGAATGGAATAATATTAAAACTTTACAATTAGTAACTTATAAAGTAGACCCTATAATTGGAACTATTTTAGAGGCGCAAGTTGTGAATGGTAAAATTGGTACGGAAGCTGACTATGCTTCTTTCAAATGTAGCTTTGATTATGACCCTTATGACTATTATAAAAAATTAATAGCTTATTGGCGCGCGAAAATTACTGGTTTTGAAAATCGTTTAGTTGTTTTGGGCAAAAGTCGTGAAGATGGTGGTACAAACGGTTTAATTTACGATTTAGAAACTAAAGTATTAATGGAAAAACAAAATGTTTATCTTGCCCAAAAAGAAAAAAATCAAGTAATAAAAGAATTTGAAAATAAATTTACACCTTATATTAGAGAAGGTTACTGGGAAAATACCGATTTTGGAATTTATATGAACCAAAATCAAGTTCAAACTCATATACCTGATGAAGAAATGGTGTTAAAATACGGACAAACAGAAGAAAGCACAGGAACGAATGAAGAAAAATTTGATTGGACAAAAGATTATATATGTTTTCAAATTCCAAATCAATTAATACAAAATGCTGAAGGAGATAAAACTTCTTTATATAATATTATTGATATAAATGAAATTGAAGCTATGAATGATAATCCTTCAAATAGTTTAAATACTGAATTTAGAACATATATTAAAGGAACAGATTTTTCAATTAATTATGGTTACTCTTCGGCGACTTGTGACACAGAAAATAGAGGAATTTATATTTGTTTTTATAGACCTGAATCTGCAACAACTGAAGAAACTTTAATGTCTGCAAATACACAAATTTACGTTAGAGTAAAACCTCGTGGAAATAATCAGTTTATTTGGTCTGGTTTTATTAAACCTAGTTTTTATACTGAGAATGATGAACAAAAACGTAAATGGTTCTGTCCTCTAGAACAAAGAATTACAATTACAGACACAGATATTATTTTATCTTCCATTAAAGTTAAACTTAATACTGCAAAAATCAACTTTGAAAACAATAATCCAATAATTGATAAAACTCAATATGAATTAGTTTATGGAAAAGATTATTACACAAGTAAAGAAATTGTTGATGGTAAAACAGTTTCACGAATTACTTTTTATCAAACTACAAATGTTCCTTTAATGATTTTTGATGGAGAAAACAATAATTATACTATTGAATATAATCAAGATATTACGGCAAAATATTATTATAATGACGCTCTTGAAGTAATGAAAGAATCTTCAGTACCTCAAACAACTTATAATATTAGCGTATTAGATATTTCAGAAGCTGAAAACTTTTTAACTAATTTAAGATGGTACAAACCTCAAGTTGGCACAAGAGTACCAATTTATGACGAAGAATTAAGATTTAAAGGGTTAGTTGGATTTATTAATTCTATTACTTTTGATTTATTAAATCCACAAAATACACAATTATCAATTACAAACTTTAAAGATAAATTTGTTGATTTATTCCAAAAAATTACAGCTAGTACGATTGCCCTTCAATCAAAAGAATATGCTTACGATAGGTCAACTCAAATAGTTACAGTTGAAGGTGGAATTAATGAGACAATTTTAAAGGATACTTTTGAAAAACCTGAAAGTTCTTTCAAAGTTAGCGCGAACAGTAACGTTACTTGGGATTATACAGGTATAACAGCTGTAAGTAATACTTTAAATGAAAATGGCGTTTATGCAAAAATGAAAGTAACTTCAGAAGGTATTTTTACAGCTACAGAAAAAGATGCTTATGGAAATTATGTTTGGACAACTGCGATTACTCCACAAGGTATTAATGCAAGTCAATTAACTCTTGGTAAATTAGATACTAGACAAATTCAAATTTTTAATAGTTCTGAACCAAGATTTTTATGGAACGAAAATGGTTTATATGCTTATGGACAAAATGAAGGAAAAACAGATTATGAGACTTATGTATTATATAATGAAAATGGAATTAAATTTAGACAATTAATGCATAATACAAATAGTGTCCTTTTAACTAACCTTATAAAAACTCCTAATTTTAATCCAGTTTCAGATTGGGAATTAAATTCTACTGATGGTGACATTTTCACAGCAACTAGTATTGAAGAAGTGGAAGTAGAAGGAGGAGCCACTGTTCCAGCTTGTCAATTAACACTTACCGATGGACAAGTAAGTAGCGATGTTACTTTTAATTCATCTTCAACAAGAAAAGATTTATTAAGTAACCATAAATATTATTATAGAGTATATATTAAAGTAAATGGAATTCCCGAACTTTCTAGTATTGATATTAATGGAGGTTTTACAGGATTTTATAAAAATATACAATATTCACAAAATAATCAGTATATAAAAATAGATGGTTTTGTAACAGGAGTTACCGATACAAATAAATTTGGAATACAAGTAGTTTTACCAGAAAAAATTAATAATTGGTCTGTTATAGTTAAAAAACCAATGATAATAGATGTAACAGATAGCTTCGGAGAAACTATACCTTCTTTAAAATGGTTTAGTGATTTACCTGATATTACAGATACTTACACATGGACAACAGAAATGGATGTTTATGGAGATAGTCTAAGGTTAGATTGGGGTGGATTAACTATTGGCGCACAAAACAATAGTTTACAATTAACATCTGAGGATGGTTTAGTTATTTATCATCCTGTTACTACAGAAACAAACAATGAAAAACGTGTAAGATTACAATTAGGACAATGGACAGGAAAAGCTGTTAAAAATGGTACTGAAGTGGTTTATGAAGAACTATATGGTCTTCGCGCGAATAATTTAGATGGAGATATGATTTTCCAAATTACTCAACATGGTGTAGAATTTGATTTCACCAGTGACTTGGAAAATACAATTAGCAATTATTCAAAAGAAGCAGCTTTAGGTGCAATCGCTTCTACGAGTACCGCCAACTTATTGAAAAACTCTTGCGGCTATGTTTATACAGAACTTAAAGATGCAAATGGAAATCCTAATGGTTTCTATAAATTTGCAGAATGGACCGTTACCAACTATCAATTTGTTTTCCCAATTAATTACACCTTCGAAGAAATTAACAAAGATGGAGAACGAAAACCAATTGTGGATAATACTTTTTCAAGACACGCCTTTAAATTAACAGGTGATACAACAGGTCTTGAGCCTACAATTGAACAAAAGGTAACAGTAGCAAACATTATTGATACAACAAGTAACGAAGTTGATAAGCCTTTTACTTTTAAATTTTTAATGAAGGGAAGTAATGTGCATACAGATGCAATATCTTGCGGTATTCGTTTAGAAATGACTGATGCAAGTAATCAAGTTAATGAAGTTAGAGATATACCTTATACTGCAACAGATGGTGGTTGGCAAATAGTACAAGAAACAATTCGTACAAGAATGTCTGATTTTACTATTAAAATTACTAATAAATCAAAAATTACTTATGATGACAATGGTGATATTGCAACAGGTATAATTTATTTGTCAGACTTAATGGTTACTTCCGGAGAAGATACACCTTCTTGGACAGTTTCACCTGGTGAAATTTATAATAACTATGTAACAATCGGTAGTGAGGGTGTTGTAGTTACTTCCGGTAGCGAAACTGGTTTAACGGTCAGAACAGTTATGGATTCTCACTCATTTAGAGTTGAAACTATAAATCAAAATGACCAAGTTAGTACTAATATTCTAGTTGATGAAGATAGTACGATTTTAGGTCCTACAGAAGTTAGAGGACAATTAGATATTGGTATTTTGAGTCGTTTAAGATTTACTGAATATAATGATACAGACGGAAAAGACTCAGGAGTCGATATTACATTAATTATATAAAAGGATAAAACAAAAGAGAGAATAAAATCTCTCTTTTGTATTTTATAAAAGGAGGAATAAAATGGGCACAGGAAATTCGGGAAGATATACCTTTAGTACTGGTAGTACGGCTTTAAAAGGTTATGTAGATTGGACAGAAACATATGATGATTCAACATATCTTACAACTAATCAAACTACAGTTACGCAAAAGGCATATATATACAGAACCAATACTTATAGTGGAAATTATAATATAGCTGCAAAATATACAAGAACATTTTATTTTGGTTCAGAAACAGTAGGAACAACTGCTAAAGCAACCCTTACAGTAGGACCAAATCCGCCAGGAGACCCTACACTTGTATATGAAGCTAGTATGGTAATTACTCACGATGCAGACGGTGCAAAATCAATCACTTTAGGATTTGAAGCAGATACTCCAACTGTTGATGTTGGTGGTTACGATGTTTCTAAAGTAACTAGTACGGTAACTTTAATGACAGTTCCTAGAGCATCTTCTATAAGCAACACTCCAAGTTGGACTGCACCAGGAAGTGTGACCTGTAATATTAGTAGAAAAACTGATGCTTTTACTCACACAGTTTGGTTAGATGTAACAGATTCGAATGGAACTTGGCAAAATATAGGAAGTCTAACTGGACAAGGAGCAAGTGCAACTTTTAATACAGAAGCAGTAATGAAAAATGCTTATACTTATTTAGCTCAAAGAGCATCAACTTCAGCTCGTTTTCGTATTCAAACTTATAATGGTTCTACTGCAATTGGTAGTCAAGTTACAAGTGGTACTGGTACATGTTATGCAGCAAATGCTAATACAGCAACTGCGCCAACTTTCACAGCTACGAATAGTGCAACTACGACAATTACAAAAGGCAATAGTTCTTTTACAAGTTATGCAGAAGTTTGGATAAATAGTCAATGTATTGGTAGTTATTCGGGAGGTGCTACTTCATGGAGTTTTAATACTGATGTTACACTTAGAACAAGATGTTTTACTGGATTAGCGCAAAATGCAAGTTTATCATATTTAGTTAGAACTTGGACATACTATTCAGGAGTACAGGTTCAAGGTTATACAGATGCTTGGGGTACTTGTAATGCACCTGCAGTAAATACAATTACTGCACCAACTTGGACAGGAGGATATCAATTTAGTTCGACAGTTTCTACAGCAGATAGTGCTTTATCGCGCGCTGTAACATTACAAATTGCTGATTCAAGTGGAAATTGGGTAACTGTTCAATCATCTGGAGTAACTAGTTCCACAACTATTACTTGGGATGGTTCAAGTACAACTAGAGATATAATTTTTCCAACTTTAAATGGAAGGACTTCAACTAGTTCTAGATTTTTACTGACAACTTACTATAATGGTGTTCAAGTTAGAGGTGCAAACGCTGTAACTTCAGGAACTTGTACAGCACCTACTGCAATTAGTTGTAATGCTCCAACTTGGTATGCTAATCAAACTTATAGTATGAGTTTTAGCTATGCTTTTCCAAGTTGGCTTGAGTGTAGTTCTTATGTAGATGTTAAAGATAGTAGTGGAAGTTGGTATCGTATATTTAGTGGTGGTTTTTCAAATTATTTAACTGCAGCAATTGCATTTAATGCCTATACGGAAAAAAGAAAAGAATGTTTTCAAGTGTTGGCACAAGCGGCTTCAAGGGAGACAAGAGCCTTAATTACAACTTATTATGTTTCAAGTTCAGGAACCTATGTTCAAGTTAGAAGTACAGTAACAGTTTCTGGTACTTTAAATGCTCCAGCAGCGAGTACTTTAAGTACAACTCCTTCATGGATAGCAGGAGATTCAATGACTTGCAATATTTCTAGAGTAGATGATAATTTTACACATACTTTAGTAATTTCAGTTGGAGGGAAAACAAAAACAATAACTGGTATTGGAACTTCTACTACTTTTGGTACATCTGAGGCGGATAGAATTTTATTTTATGAAGCTTTAAACAGTGCAGCTTCAGCTTCTGTTTCAACACAATTAACAACATATTATTCTGGTGTGCAAGTTAGAACTGCAACGAGTGCGTCAGGTACATTATCCGCGCCATCGGTCTCAACTATTACCATTCCAACGTGGACTGCAGGTAATAGTTTTACTGCAACAATTACGCCATCGAAAGATTATTTAGTTAACTCAATTCAATTGAAAGTTAATAATACAGTAGTAGAAAAATATGATTATCAAACTGTTACCTCTATTGGTTTTATGAGTACTACTGAACTAAGTATGTTAGCTTATCAAGCCCTTGCTCAACAAGCAAGTGCAACTGCAAGTTTTATAGTAACTATGTATTATAAAACAAGTAGTAATACTTATATACAGGTAAATGCTTCTAAAACAACAAATGGAACTTGTACAGCTCTAGAGGCTAGTACAATTACTGCGCCTAACTGGACTGCAGGTTCAACTTTTACTGCAACTATTAGTAAAAAATCATTAAACTTATATGAAGTTGTAAGATTAAAAGTAAATGGACAATTGGTGCAAGAATATCCAATACAAGGTAGCACAAGTTTAACTTATGCTTTAACTTTTGCTAACACAAAAGATATTAATACAAAAATATATAGCGCTTTGGCGCAAGCAGCTTCAAAAACTGCGACATTAGAGATTGTTACTTATTTTGGTACTAGTACAACTAATGTACAACAAGTTAGAAGTACAGTTGTTGCAACTGGTGTTTGTAACGCTTCAGAAGCAGTAGTTGGAAACTTGACTTTGAGTCAGACTCCTGCTATAATTGATAATACAGAGATAACTTGTAATTTAACTAAAGCATTATCAGATTATACAGTTGTTATTGATGTAAGTTGTAACGGAGTTGTGATAACAAGTTTAACTCCTGCTGATACAGAAACAAGTGCAATATTTAATAGCGCAGATTATGTAAATGAATTATATCAATCTATTCCAACACAAAAAAGTGGTTCTTTACAATTCAAAGTAATTACTTATTACAATGGAGTACAAGTGCAACAGCCAAAAACAGTTGCAGTTGATATAAATGCTAACGAAGAAACTGTTAAAATAAAAATAAATGAAGAAATTGCACTTACAACAAAAGCTAATGTATTTACAGAAATTGAAAAAGTTTTTATAGACGACACTAGTATGATAGCTTCTAAATTGAGTAATTTAGCAATTTCAATTGCTGAAGGTTATTTTTATTTGGAAAACAAATATGGTGGTTATATTACACAAATTAAAGCGCAAATTTCTAACTCTTCAGGAATGATGCAAACTTTTAGTTTTACAAGTAACGATGTAATATTAAATAATGAAAAAACTCGAATTGTTTCTACTGCTTTCTTAGATACTGATGCAATTGTAATGGGTCCTTATGATTTTATGGATGTTACAACTGCGGGAACAGTTTATAATTTAAATATTGTTGCTACAGACTCAAGAGGGTATAGTACTACAAAAGTAATTCCTTTAAAAATATTCCCTTATTCTGCACCAACAATAAAACTGGATAAGAAAGCAACAGTTAGAGGAACGGGTGATAATAATAAATATTGTATTATTAATTTAAATGGTACTATTTCTTCTTTATTTACAGAATCAACTGGAGAAAAAGTACAAACTAACTTAATTGATACTCTTTCATTAGAATATAAGACTTATGGGTCAACAGGAGCATATAGTATTTATAATATAACTGCTTATACTTATAACGATACTTATACAGCTTATAATTTAACTAGTTTCTCAACTGCAGGAACAGGAATTTCTGATTTTGATATAAGTTCAACTTATGAATTAAAAGTAACAGTTAAAGATGCTTTTGGAAAGACAAATTCTGATAGTATTATTATATTACCAGACAGACCAGCATTAAGCTTCAGAGACCAAAGAATCGGTATTAATATTATTCCAAGAAAATTAGGAAGTTTTATAGAACGTGAGTCAACTGATGATGAAAATCCTTCATTAGATGTAAATGGCTATATTTATTCAAACGGTAGAGAAGTACCTACTTTTGTATATCAAATGAAAGAAAATGATGAAGGAGAATTAGTAATAGATGAATGGACAATTTAGCGTTAACGCGCTAAATTGTCTTGTGATAAAAGGAGGCTTGTTTTATGGCTACAGGTCGTAGAATTAATTTAAAGGACAAAAAAGGAAATATAATTTATCCAAATATACACAATTTAATAACCATAGATTCAGCAACTGGTTCTTTTGATGCGCCAAAATTAACACAAAATGGTGTAGAAGTAATGACAAAAGAAGATAAAAGTGAAATTGACGCTCAAATTGCAAAAATTTATCCAGTTGGTGCCGTTTATATAAACGTAAGTGGTACAAATCCATCAACTTTATTGGGTGGAACTTGGGAACAATTTGGACAAGGTAGAACATTAGTAGGTGTCAATACAGATGATACAGATTTTAAAACTCCATTATTAACGGGTGGAGCAAAAACAGTAACTTTAGCAACTACACAAATACCTTCACACAATCACGGTTTTACAGGTTCTGCACATACACACAGTTTTAGTGCAACTTCTGGTAATAATAGCGTAGGACATACTCATAGTGTTCCAGCTCATGCACATGGTTTGAATAATCACACCCACTGGTTTGGAGTTACCTCTGGCGGACAAAGTCAAGGACATACTCACTGGGTGGCTCAAACAACTGGAACCGTAAGCGCAGACCATACTCACTCTGGTACAACAAGTGAAAATGGTGCACATACGCACAGTATTCGTTGGAAAGCTTACTCAGGCTTGAGTGCAAGTAGCGGTGGTTATGTATTATTAAGAAGAAACTCTACCGATGATGCTTATGATGGTACAGATGGAAACTCTGCTATTTCAAATGGTGCACATACTCATACAATGACAACTGGAGGTATAAGTGCAAATCACACTCACTGGTTCGGAGTTACTTCTGGTGGCAATAGTGTAGACCATACTCACTGGTCTGAAGGTTGGACAGGAGGAAATACTGGAAGTACAGCCAATTCAGCTGCTCTTACTTCAGGTGGAATTAGTGCTAATCACACTCACTCTGTATCTGGGACAACTGGTGAAACCACTCAAGGTGGTTCAATTGGTAATACAGGCGGTGGTGGAGCACATAGTAATGTTCAGCCATATATAACAGTATATTTTTGGAGAAGAACTGCATAATAAATTTAGATATTTACTTTATAAAAAGTACATTATAAATTAGAAGAGAAATCTTCAAACTCTATAAAAGGAGGAAAACAATGAAAGAAGAAAAGCAATTAGAAATTGGACAATTAGTAGATGAAATGACAGAAGAAGAAAGAAAAGCTTTTAGAATGTCAATCAATCCTGACGAAATGGGATTTGATGGTATGGAGGGAATGGAAGAAGATGAAGACAATCAATAGAAAAATATCTTTAATCAACTTCACAGACTCTAATCGTGCCGCAAGCAAAATAGAATTTATAGTTTGGCATTATGTTGGTGGTACTTCAACTGCTAAAAATAATGCAGATTACTTCTATAATAGATATTGTGGCGCAAGTGCTCACTACTTTGTAGATTCAAAAGAAATCTGGCAAGTTGTTGAAGATAACGATGCTGCTTGGCATTGTGGAACAAAAAATGGATATAAACATCCAAAATGCAGAAACTCAAATTCAATTGGAATTGAGATTTGCTGTAAAAAAGATATCAATGGAAATTGGTATTTCGAAGAAGAAACTTTAAAAAATGCAATTGAACTTGGACAATATTTAATGGAAAAATATCCACAATTAAAAGATGAAAGTAGACATATTAGACATTATGATGTTACTGGTAAAATATGTCCAGCACCTTTTGTAAAACATCCTGAGTTATGGGAAGACTTCAAAAATGATTTATTTAAAAAAGAAGAAGTAAAAACAGAACCTACTGTTTATGCAGAAACTAAAACAGAATATTTGGTAGAAGTTACAGCTTCTTGTTTAAATGTAAGAAAAGAACCTTCTTTAAACGCAGATATTAAAGAACAAATAACTTCAAAAGGTCCTTTTACAATCGTTGGAGAAGTTAAAAATAGTGAAGATGGTATTACTTGGGGTAGATTAAGGTCTGGCGCAGGTTGGATAAGTTTAGCTTATACTAGAAAACTTGCAGAAGAAGATAAAACTACAGCAGTAAATAAAACAATGGAAGTTACTGCAAAAGTAGGGCTTAACGTAAGAAAAACTCCAGGTGGAACAAAAGTTGGAGCATTAGCTTATGGTTCAATTGTAACTGTCACAGAAGAAAAAAATGGTTGGTCAAAAATCGGAGAAAATAAATGGGTTTCTAGTCAATATTTAAAGGCAACAACAAAGACCATATCAACAAAATTAGAAAAAGGGGATATAGTTAAAATAAAATCTAGCGCGAAGAAATATGCAACTGGACAAAAAATTCCATCAAAATATAAAAATCAATCTTACACAATCGCGCAAAAAGATACTAAAAAGTCTTTATTAAAAGAAATCGTAAGTTGGGTTAACGACGTAGACTTAACTAAATAGGAGGAAATTAAATGGATATTATTGATTTAATATTTACTTATGTTCCATTAGATTATGTATTAATAATCGGTGGATTAATAGTAGTAGGAGAAATGTTAAAAAAATTCACTACATTACCTAACTACTTTTTAACAACAGCTTTACCTATATTAGGTGCTATCTTAACAGGCGCTATTTATTTATCAGGTAATGAGATTGTTCTTGCAGCTGATTTAATTAAACAAATTTGTATCGGTTTACTTATGGGATGGGCTGCTACAGGTGGATACGAATGGTTTAGAAATACATTTTTAACAACAAAGGAGGAGAAAAAAGTAATTGCTATCGAATCTATTACAAAAAGTAAAGAAAGCAATGAAGTACCTAACGAAGCAACAGAAGAAAATTCTGAAATTGAAGAATAAAACGAAAAAACAGTTAAAGAAAATAATTGATAAAATTTAAAGGGAAGTCTTAATTGACTTCCCTTATTTTTTATTCTTGTGAATCATCTAAAATAATTGGTAATAATGCTTCAATTGTTTGAATAGAAACATTAACTTGATTTAAAGCACTTAATGGAATTTCTTTTATTGGTAATTCTATATCTGTATCAAATAATTTTTTAATTTCTTCATTGAAATAAACTATTTTGCTATCTTCAATTTTAATCATTCCATTTTCTTGTGTATCTATACTTCCATCTTCCTTTTTAGCTGCACATTGCATTATTAAATTTTGTCTTGCTTCATCTATTGAAGTAGCTTCTTCTTTAATAATTTTTGTGTTTTTTGCAATGTGGAAAGCTGTAGGCATAGGAATTGCTTCTTTTGATAAAGCATTAATAGCTTCAAACATTCCATATATTTCTTGAGCTTTTAATTTCATCTAAATTCCTCCTAAACAAAATTTATCATTTCATTATTTTTTATATGCTTTTCAACCATATATGTTCCGATACAAATTGCATCTGCCTCGTCTTGAGTAACATTCTTTTCATATTTTGTTTGAACATATAATTGAGCGGCTCTTTTTTGGTCTGCTCTCGATTTCGCAGTTATTTTACAATGAGCGCGCCAAGTGGCTGTATGAATTATTGAATGAGTTATATTTTTTTCAAAACAAGTTACTGCTAAAACTCCCTGTAATTGCGCAAGAACCTTATAAGTTGTCACCGCGCCTTCCGTTGCACCATTTTTACCAGTAAATTTCTGTAATTGAATATCTTCCAATGCAATTCTATCTGGTTTCCAAGTTTCAATTATATTTAATAACCATCCTCTAATTTTACTCATTCTTTCAAAAGCATCACTTTGTGTGAAAGTAATTTTTCCATAAGCGACCAATTCTTTATTATCAAAAATACACCAACCAGTTGTATTTGTGGCTTGGTCTAATGCTAAAATTCTACTAACTCCTTTTGACTTAGGTTTAATTTCAGTAGAACCATAAACTTTCTCAGCTTCTGCGCAAGAAGGACAGGAAAAATTTTCTCTTAACTTTTTCCACGAAGTATAAACAATATGACCTTCTGGACAAGCAAATTCCATTTCGGTATTTAAGTTTTTATATTCTTTTGATAAAAGAGTCCAGCCATGAAAAGCTACTGAATCTTTTACGTCTTGATATTTTATTGTTCCCATTTTACATCACCGTTAATTTGGCATATTTATCAATTGGAAAATCTGTATCATATTGAACATCTTTAAAAATTTCAGGCATTTCTTCTTTAAATTTTAATAATAAAGGTATTAACACTTGTCTAATTGCTGGATGTGCCATCTTCGCGCATCTTAATTCCAATATATGTTTCCATTCTCTTATATTGGCTGTCATTGTAACTTCCGCAGCGGTTGAATGGGGTAATATCATTCTCATTTGGTCAGGTGTTGCGCCATTATTAGACATATGTATATAGTTCATTTCAACTCTATTCATTGTGTGTTCCCAAAATGCATATAGGTCTGAATCTTCATCTATATTACAAGGTTTAATAAATTTTATTTCATTTTCAAATTTATCTTTTCCATAATTACAATATCTTGTGCTTTCAATTGAAAAACTTCCAAATCTATGTCTCGTTAAATCTTTATATACTCCTACATCAACACACATGCGGATTGTTATCTTTTCATGTTCTAATACACTTTCATGCCCTCTATTAATACAATTTTTTAATAAAGTTTTATAGCTATCTTCTGTAATTAATCCCTCTGAGCGATAACAGGTTCTACACGCGCGTTCAATATTTTTCATTATTTTCTTACCGTCAAAATTTTCTACCTCTATCCAAGGTTCAATAATTTTCATTTATTATCCTCCAGTATATATTAAAATTACTTTCCTGTACTTCCGTAACCGCCATTACGATTTGTACCAGCAATTTTAGTTATATCTTCAACCTGATTGAAAATTCCTTTTGGTACAACTGCTAAAACTCCTTGTGCAATTCTGTCACCTTTTTTAAATTCTAAATCTGTATCTCCAATATTGTCACAAATAATTCCAATTTCGTTACAATAACCACAATCAATTGTTCCAGGAGCATTTGCTATCCTTAAAGTTGTTTTAACTGAATTACCACTTCTTGGTCTAATTTGTAATTCATAACCTTCAGGGATAACCATTTTTATTCCTGTTGGCGCGATTTTTCCGTATTCATGCGCTTTGATTATAAAGTCTTCTGGTAAATAAAAATCAAAACCTGCGTCGTGATTATGAGCATAAGTTGGTAATTGTGCATCTGGTTTGCATAGTTCTACTGCAATAGTAACTATATCTCTCATTCCAGTTTCAAGAATTTTATCATAAATTCCCATTGTTATTTCAACAACTTTATTTAATAATTGTATTTTAGTTTCACTAAATTCTTCATTTTTTTTCATTGCTTCAACAACACTATATAAAGATTCTTTATCGTTTTGTATATCAATTGTAGTCATTCCTGTTGCTTTCATAGTGTGTCTTGTTTCATTGATTAATTCTTGATTGTTAAGCATCCCTTCAAAAAGATTATCAAAAGAATCCTTTAATTCTTCTATTTTTGTATCGTCCATGCTTGCAATTCTATTAATTAACTCATAAAAAGCTTCCATTATTCTTTATCCTCCTTTGTCTCATCATCGAAATCTGCTCTAGCTTCGTTATAGGCTTTTGCATTTTCTAAGATTTTTTGTAAGAATAAATTTCTACTATCTATTTTATCTTGAGCCATTTTATCAGAAATTTGTCTTGCTCTTTCCAATGCAAGTTCATTTTTTTCTTTTGGTGTTAATTTTCTTCTTTTGTTTTTAAAAAAAGAAAAAATAGATTTAATATCTTTACTCATGAAAACCTCCTATTTGTCTTGTATATCAGCATTATTTAGTAATCTTTTAAATTCATTTCTTTTTAACAATTTTTTAGCTATTGCCATTGCCAATCCTTTTTCTTTATCGAAATCTTCTTCTGAACATTTTACAACAGTTCTTGTTTTATCATCCCATATAACTATTGTATGTTCTTTTTGAAAAATAACTTTTTCAACATTTGGTATTATATTAATAGTTTGGACAGGTTGATTTCCTGTTAAAGAACAAATTGACATTTCATCTGGTTGATGAATGAAAGTTAATCCACTTATTGCAGAAGATGATGTTGTTGTTAATACTCCCATTGATATTCCTCCTTTTAACTCTTATTTTATAATATAATTATAACATAATTTCCAATTAAAATCAATTATTATATATCTTTTAAAATCATTGTTTGAAAATATTGTGAAGCTCTTATATCTATTATTCTTTGATTTGATGAACCTCTAAAAGCTAAGCTTAAATCTTTTTGTTCTTCTATAAAAGGCCCATCTACTAAAACATCTACTAAATTTATAATGTTCGCGCGAAGTGGGTCATTTACTAAAAACTCTGCTTTGTAGCCTGTCCATAGCCAAATTGTTTTATCATAGTCAAATTTTTTTCTAAAAGCTGTAATTAAATCATAAATTCCATTTAGATTACAATTTTCAAGTGGGTCGCCACCTAATAAACTTAAACCTTCACATTTATCATCTATACTATTTAAAATTTCTTCAATTGTTTCTTTTGTAAATTCTTGACCAAAGTTTGGGTCCCAGGCTTCTGAATTAAAACATCCTGGACATTGTCTGCTGCAGCCGCTAACAAATAACGATACTCTAACTCCTGGTCCATTTGCAAAGTCTCTTTTAATGATTTTGCTGTAATGCATTTTTTATTACCTCCGTAGTAAAAACTCTTATTTCAGGCTCTCTTTTTGTCAATTGATTTATTAAAAAATCAGGTGTAATAATCCATTTTTTGTCAGGGAGAATAAATGTTTCACTTATCTCCCTGAATCTACAGCTTGTATGTTTTTTATATCTTTCTTTTAATAATTTTATAATTTCTTCTTTTTCTTCATTTGTTTTATAACTAATCATATTAATTTGCAATTTATCACCTAACACTCGCTATGTTTCACTCTCATTTCTACTTCTTGTTGCTTTCCTTTATTGAAAGCTGTTTTATAATCTCCGGTCAAATAACCAGTTACTCTTCTTAATCTTTGAATGTCAGTACTTCCGCACATTGGGCATTCATCGTTTAATTCTTCTGTATATCCACATTCCATGCAACAATCATTTGGTACATTTAACGCAAAATAAGGAATATCTTTATCCATTGCATAATTTACTAAAGTTTCTAATCCTTCTAAGTTATGTTTAACTCCTGAGTCAAGTTCAACATAAGTTATGCAACCTGCGCTAGAATATCCTGTTAATTGAGACTCAATATCTATTTTTTCAAAAGGATTTACTTTTTCCCAAACTGGAACATGCATACTGTTTGTAAAATACTCTTTATCTGAAACTCTTTCTATTACACCATATTTATTTTTGAATTTTTGTAAAGCAGTATAACATAAGTTTTCAGCTGGAGTATAATATACACCAAAATTTAATTTGTATTCCTGTTTAAATTCAGCACATTTATCTTTAAATAATTGTTCAATTCTTTTAGCTAATTCCATACCTTTTGGATGAGTATGATTTTCTCCGATAAGAATTTCAAGTGTTTCGGCTAAACCTAATTGTCCTAAAGCTAATGTTCCATGTTTTAATGCGCTTCTAATTCCTTCTTCTGGAATATAACCTTCCATAGTACCATTTTCATACATAAATTTTGCAGAACCGGCATCTTGTGAACAAATATACTCAAATCTTTCAATTAACATATCTTTTGCTTCATGAATTTTGATATCTAAAATTTGCATAAACTTTTCAACTGGGTCAATGTAAATATCCGCGCCAGGAATAAAAGTTTCACTAATTTCTTTTGCTTGCATTGCAAGTGTAGGCATTATAATTGTAACTGGGCAAATATTGCCTCTACCATCTTTAGTTTGTCCAAAACCATTGATATCAAAACCATTAGCTGTTCTACATCCCATTGTACTAAAATAAGTTTTTGGGTCTTTAGGGTCATATCCAGCATTTCCGCTCCAATCAATATTTGCATAATTAGGATATAATCTTAAAGAAGTAGATTTTAATGCTAATTGAAATAAGTCATAATTAGGGTCTCCTGGTTCACGATTAATTCCTTTTCCTAATTGAAAAATTCCACAAGGGAAAATGCTTGTTCTATGTAATCTTCCCAAACCGTCAATAGAAACATCTAATATTGCTCTTGTTACCATTCTACCTTCTGGTAAAGTACATGTTCCATAATTAATACTACTAAAAGGTAATTGATTTCCACTTCTTGATTGTAAAGTATTTAAGTTATGGTACATACCTTCCACCGCTTGATAAGTTTCTTTAGCTGTTTTTTCAACTGCATACTTATAAGCTTTTGGATACATTGTATAACTATCATCATTAATAGAAACATCTTCTGCGCTCATTTGTGCAGGAATTTCTTTTTCTTCTATATATCTCATTCCTTCATTGAAATGTTTTCTAAAAGATTTTCTAACATAAGGCACCATTGTCCAATCTAAGTGAGTAGCACTTACACCGCCGAATTGTTGTAAAGATTGAATTTGGAATATTACAGCTACTAATTGAAAAGCTGTATTAATTGATTGCGCAGGTCTAACATCTATTTGTCTTGTATTAAAACCTGTTTTTAATAGTTTATCGAATGGTACACTTAAACAATTATGATTTCCAACGGCGTATGCACTTAAGTCGTGAATATAAATTTCATTATTTAAATGATTATTTTTTGATTTTTCGCTCATACAAAATTCTAATGCATATTCTTTCATTACTAAATCAGATGCAGAGCCAATTCTTCCACCAAATGAATGTTCATCCATATTAGCATTTTGATTTTCAACATTACTACAACTAATTTTATCAGTAATCGCGCTCATTAAAGTTTTATATTTATCTCTTGCTAAGCCATGTAAATAACGATATCTAATATAAGCTTGAGCCACATCTTTTCTGCTGCTTTTCATTAATTTATCTTCTACTATGTCTTGAATTTCTTCAACATTAATTTTTTTCTTTTTTAATTGTTTTATATATTCGCTAATTTTCTTAGCAATATTTTGTGCATCAACTGTAATCTCTTTATCTACATCATTGAAAGCTGCTAAAATCGCGCGTATAACTTTACTATCGTCATACTCAGCTATTTCTCCATTTCTTTTTATAACTTCCATTTAAATCCTCCCCTATCTGATTGTTTCTATTTGTTTGCCACAATAAGCACATTTACCATTTGGATTAATAGTTAAATGCTTACATTGATTTTGGAAAGTAACAATCTTTTTATTTAATTCATCAATTTTTGGATTGTGAATAAATTCACCAACACATTTCATTACTTCTTCTTTTTTCTCTTCTGTTAATGTCTTAATTGCTGCTTGACAAAAATCACATAATTCTTTATCTGTCATATTTTCCATAATAACCTCCTAAAATTCTTTTCCGCAAATCGCGCATTTTCTTCTTCCATTTTTTACAATATAAGTGGCATCTGTATCATTTTCCCACATATGTCTACACTTGCCTTGTGCAAGTTTTCGACTTTGATAAGGGTTTATAAAATCTGTTTCTTCTCCGAATGAATGTTTTGTAGGCAATGATTGTAAGGAATGCTCCACTATGTTCCAATCTTTTTCAAACATTTTTAGTCCTCCTTATTAATAATTCTACGAAACCACTTTTTGTATTCAGGTTTCTTTTCTAAAAAATTACGATAATATTTTATAACTTCAGGATGATATTTATTGTCTACTAAAAATATCCCTTCGTAAGTAAAATCATTATATTTACCTTCCCTAAACCATCTTTCAAAAGAATAATAAACTGCTTTTGTTAAAGGTTTTTTTGAATAAAGCAATATATCTGCACCTGTAAAAGTAATATTTATTTTACTTAATAGCAATGCTTTTTGTACGGTTGGTATTAATTCTTTTAAATAAAAGTCTTCTGTATATAAATTATCTTTATTATAACCAATACTAAAATAAAGACGTTTTTCCATTTTCTTTAAAATTTCAGTATTGTTTGTAATTAATTGCTCAAACTCCTCATATGTGCTAGTTAAAATAACCCCATATAAGTTTACAAAATTAAATTGTAACAAATAATTAAAATCTTCTAAATTCTGTTGATTTCTAATTATTACTGGACGCGCAAAGCAAATACTTCTTTCATATATTGAAATTTTTTTGAAATACTCGCGCCAGTTTTCTTTATCAAAAAAATCATTATCTACAATTACTTTTCTATCTGGTATTAAAACTTTATAAATATCTATTGGTTTTTCATTTGGATAAAGTCTTAACCATTTAGCTCTTTTGATTTTTTCAATATCTTTTTCTGTATAAATATTACTATAAAAATAATATTTTAATAAATTATCATAAATCCTATAATTAGTTTCTTGTTCGTCTATTTCATTTCCAAAAGGAACAAATTTTCTATTGTTGTAGTAAGTTCCATAAAAATCAATATTAGGATGTTTTAGGAAACTCTCAATTGGTAAGTGTGAGTTACAAAATATACAAAGTTTATCATAATCATAAATATAGCTTTTAGGATGTAGAACTTCAACTTGGTGTCCAAGTTCTTCATAATAAACACCAAGTTTCATTAATTCTACATTTAATATTTTAGAATTTGGTTGTATTAATAAATCTATATCTACTAAACCTATTTTCATTCTGCTCTTTCTCCCGCAACCTCTATTATTCCATTTTCATCAATTGAAGTTATTAATTCAATTGGAAATTCAAATAAACCATTTTTATAAACTTTTGGTACAAAATTGTCTCCTCTTCGAATTCCACTCAACATTAATTTATTTCCTCTTTTAAACCAAGAACGTTCTATTATAGTTTTCTTTCCAGTTAATTCATTTTTAACTGAAATTTGTTTATCATACTTACTGAATTGCGCTCTATATATTTTTACTCCAACTACTCCATCATCTGTTAATAAAGTTACTAAATTTTTAGTTTTATTTTTATCTATAACTGTACCACAAATTCTAGTCAATTTAAATATAGGAATTTCTTTTCCATCTTTTGTAGTCCATACTTTATCTATTATAGGTTCTTCAGCCAAATTATTATAATTACTTATACCATATCTTTCTTTATCAATATGTGCAAGTTCATGAGCATTATGATAGAAACATACACTATCCATTTCCCATTTACTAATATTTCCGCTCGCATATTTATTCCATATTTCTTCAAAAAGTTTATTATTTAAATCCTCTAAAATTGCTGGATTTTCTTTTATTTCAACTTTAACAGGTTCCATTTCTTTTTTATAAATTTTATCCCAAGTTGTTTGACCAATTACAAATTCACCTTTTTCATTTTGCTTAATTAAATCCATATCATATTTCTTTTCATAAAAAGTTAAAGCGCGTTCATCTAAAACATAATTAACTGAGTCTTTAAAATTTTTTAAATACTTATTAAAGTTATAAACATGAACTTCGTTTTTATATTCTTCTGGAATACAATTATTTTTTATTAACATAGCCATATTTTGTAAAGTTAATCTTTGTTTTTTATCGCTAATTTTATCTATATAATTTCTCATTATTTCTTCGCGCGATTTCTTTTCAACCTTATCAAAACATCCAGCTTTTATTAAATTAATCATAGATACTTTATTAGTTTTTACTTTACTCATAAAATCATCTATTCCAGTATAAGGTCTATTATCTATAATACTTTTTGCTAAATCATTATTAATTCTATTTATACCTTTAATACCAAAAATGATTGTATTACTTTCAATATCGGGAGTGAAAGTAAATTCAGATTTATTTATATCTGGTAATTCAACACTAATTCCAAGCGCCATCATTTTACCAATTGCTGAAGCTATTTTACCATAGTTAACAGTTTTATTTTGTTTCTTGACTTCTTCTTTTTCTTCTTTTGTCATATCTTCATCTAAGTCATCATCTTCATTTATGTCTTCTTCGTCATTATTTTCAGTTACTGGGTCAAAATCTTCTATTAAATTTACAAACTCATCGTTCTCATCTATGCCAGCACTATCTACTATTAAGTTTGCACAGTTCCAAAATATCGAAGGGTAATGATAAGCTAAATTCATTTCTTGTAAAGCTATTAGTGAATAACCGAAAGCATGCAACATAGAGAAAGAATATCCTAACTGTCTTTTTACTTGTATATTCCAAACATAATTTAATAAGTTATCTGAAGTACCTTGTTCGCGTCCTCTTTTCATAAACATGTCGTGCATACTATCAATTTCTGCAAGTTTTTTCTTTGCAATTGTTTTTCTCAATTTATTAGCTTCTTTTACACTAAATCCGCTAATTTTTTCATCCATTGAAATTAACATTATTCCTTCCTGACTTTCGCACACACCAGAGTTTGCTAACAAGTGTTTTTCCATAATTTTTATTTCTTCTTCTGTCAAACCATATCTTTTCATTTCATTATACCAAAGTTGTATATTATTTTTATACCTTGTAAAAGTCTCAGAAGGCATAACGCCACTTTCGTCTGCCATCAGCCTCATTAATGAGTTAGCAATAGCTAATTGCATTGTGTTAGTTGGTTTTATTTGTTTAGCCGTTGCTAAACCTACTGGAGTATCATATTGGAATAAGTTACTTATTTTATTTTCACCAATTTCATTCCACATATCTTTTGTATCATAATCTAAATTACTTAAACCAACATATTTTTCATAAGTTTCTTTTAAACCATCTTCCCACTCTATATATCCATATTTTAATAATAAATCTAAACAAGTTCTAATTCTATCAAGTGCATCAGTTGTTAAAGCATCAAATTTAACCCCGCCCCATATATTCGCTATCGTGTAATTCAAATTGACTACACAAAGTTCCATTTGGCGCTTTCATAACTGCATTATGGTTACAAAAATCTTCATTAACAATTAACATTCCACATGCGTGTAAACCTCTACGACATATTGTTCCTTCTACTTTTTGAGCAACTTCCCAAATGTCAGGATATTGGTTCATTGCGCTAATAAATTGTGGAATGGGATTAAATTCCTTTTCTTCATCTCCATAATAACATTGATTTAAAGTTCTAACTTTACCTCTATCAATTGGTACTAAAGATGAGATATATAAACCTAAATCACTGTCGTAACCTAATCCTCTTGCCGCAGTTTGTAATGCCGCTTTTGAAGTTTCTGTTCCAAAAGTTGCTATATTATAAACCTCTCCTCCAATACTTTCAAAATATTGTTTAAGTGCAGCTGTAACTCTTGGTCTTTTAGAAGCTTGGAAGTCTGTATCAACATCAGGAAGTTCAGGTCTATCTCTATGAATAAAACGCCAATACATATTTTCAATTCCATATTTAATTGGGTCCATTTGAGTAATTCCTAATAAATAATTACTTACAAATCCTCCCGCAGAACCTCTTGAAACACCAACTAAACTGTCACCTTCGTTCCACATAATATCTACAACTTTTGCCATTGTGTTAAAATATGCCGAAAGGTCATTTCCAATTTTTTGAGTGATTTCCCAAATTTCAGCTACTTCTTTTTCAATTTGGTCTATATATTGTTCCCACTTATCTTTGCTTATTTTTTGTTCCAATCCTGCAAAAATACCGTTAATATAATACTTATCTTGCTCACTCTCCGAACTTAAAAATTTATTAATATATTCTTTTGTTTTTGCATAATTATATATTTCTGAACTATAACTAAATTCTTTTTCTAATTTAATTTTTGGAACTATTTCTTTATGATATAAACTATATTCTTCAATTAAAGAAGCTACATGATTTGTATTATCCAACATCCACTGTATATCTTCTTCTTTTATATTTGTCATATAACCTTTTATGTCATCTTCACTTTGTAAATAAGTTCCTGAATAAAACGCATCTGTTTCTCTATCTCCTTCACCAGCATTTAAATATGCTTTATGTAAAGGTCTATCTTCTCTTCTTAAATAATGTGCGTCAGTTGTAATAATTGCTCTAATACCTCTCGCTTTTGCATAAGCAAGTGCGCAAGCATTATAAATATTTTGGTCATCACTTTCAGATGATTGCAACTCAATAAAGAAATTTTCTTTCCCAAATTGTTTTTGACACCATTGAACAAAATTATCTATTCTGTCTCTAATTTCTTTTGATTGTTTTTTATCTAAATATTCTCTAATCAAATTGGCAAATTCTGAACCTAAACAAGCTGTGCTACCAATAACATGTCCTGGATTACTACCAATTATTTCTTCTATATCTTTATAGTAAGTTGGAACTCTTTCTATAAATTGTCTAAATGAGTGAGACCACGCGCGAGAACTTAACTCTCTCAATTGTTTATGTCCTTCTTCATCTTTTGCTAACAAAATAAAGTGATAATATTTATCTTGTCCTTTTACATAATTGGCTTTAGTTAAATTATTTCTAGTTAAATAAATTTCATTTCCTAAAACTAATTTAAAATTATTCCAATAGTTCAATTCATTTTCAAGAAGTTTCCTCTTATCTTCATTTTCTTCTTTCTCATATTTATCCTTATATTTTTGGCGTAAACCATTAATATGCTGAATAGCCTTAATATGACCACTTAAACTTTCGTGGTCAGTTATGGCTACTCCTGTCATATTTAATTCTCTACATCTTTCAAATAATAAAGGAAGTTGGTTAATTGAGTCTAACATACGAATATTACTATAATCAGTGTGTGTATGTAAGTTAATATAACTCATTCAAGTTCCTCCTTTTTTCTTTAATTTATAATATAATTATAACATAAATTGAATTTTATTTCAAGCTTTTTATTTTACAACCCTTATTTGAAGCTGTTTTCTACCAAACTTTAATGCTTCACTATGGCTATCAAAATATATGTCAAGTTTATTCCCAGTAATCGCGCCTCCACGGTCTTCAACTGTATAAACTCCCATTCCAGCTATTTCTATTTTTGTTCCAAATTTATATGTACTTGGTGCCGCAATTGTGTGATTTGCTTTAGCTTTCGCGCCAGAAGCTGTTATACCATTTGTTTTACCACAACATTTTACGCACGCACAATAAGCGCTAACATTAGCCCAAACCCAACCAGGAGTCGAACTAGCAGTAACGCTTGTTTTAGTAGAACTACTACTACTTTTAGAAGTAGTAGTAGCTTTTAATTTTTTATTTTCTGTTTCTAATTTTTCAATTTGATTTTTTAATTCTTTTTGTGTTTTTTCCAATTCAATAATTTTATTTTCTTTTTCTTGTATTTCTGTTTGATAAGTAACTTCTGCATTTACCAATTGTGTATAAGAACCATCAAAGAATATAAGACAAGCTGTTTCTGCTAATATAACCAAAGGTAAAATTATAATGAATATATTTTTCCATTTAATTTTTCTTTTATATTTTTTCATATGTCCCTCCTAAAACTCATAAGTCGTATCATGAATTTCATAATTTTCAATAAAAATTTGAGGTGTTACATTTCCCATAAATTCATTTAAGTTTGCTCTTCCTAAAATAGTAACATTCATAGTTTGATTTTTAGTTAATTTTTCTAAAAGACTTTCATCTTTAAATTTAATGTAAGTAATTCCATTAACTGTAAATTTTACTGTATCTTTGTTAGCACCAATTGCTTGAACACTACTTTTTGCTAAATGAAGATTTTCAATTGCAATTAGTGGTTCTTCCATACCTTGTCCCCATATTTCGTTTAACTCTCCTAAAGTTACAATTATGTCTTGTAAATATGGATTTTCTCCGTCTACAATTAAATCTACTTCATACACATTTTCATTAAAGTCTACATCTTTTAATTCTTCATCAGCATAATTTAAGAAGGTTTCTAACTTATTTTTTGGAATTGATACACCGTGTGCATTAGCGTGCCCAGTAGCATATTCAAAATATCCACTATCCATAAAAAATTGTCTTAAGTCAGGAATTGGTCCGTGATTAACTCCACGCGCACTTCCTCTTAAATATCCATCTGAATTTTCTCTTACTACACAAACTGGTTTTTTATATTTTGTAACCAATTGCATAGCTACTAATCCAGTTAAAGTATTATCGAATTCGTCATCATCTTCTACTTCAACTATAATTATTTTATGTTGGTCTAATTCTAATTTTTGTATTTTAAAGTCTAAATTTTCATAAACTTTTAATTTCATTCTATCTTGTCTATTTTTCGCATTAGTACAAATACGAACTGCTTGACCACAAACTGTTTCTGTATCTCCTGGTTTGTGTCCTCTTTTAGTGCTTGGTACTATTTCATTAGGTTCTATAAAAGCTCTAAATAAAGTTTCTTTTTCTTCTTGTGTTCCAACTCTGATTAAAGCATTTATTAATGGAACTATATAAAATGCTATTCCCGTTGGAGTAACTTTATTACCCATAGAATATGCTTGCTTTTCTACCATAGCCATTAAACCTAAATTTGTTATATTATTTATACCAGTATTAACAATATATCTTGTTTCTAAATCACAAAGCTCCATCATATCTCCAACCATTCCAATGGCTGTTAAATCTATTAAAGAATTTGCATATTTAGTACCCAAAATATTATCTAAGCAACAACAAAATTTATATGTTACTCCAGCACCACAAAGCGATTTATTTGGATAGTTTAATGATAATTGATTATTTACTACAATCGCATCTTGACTATAACCTAAATCAGATTCGTGGTGGTCTAAAACAACTACATCTATTCCTTTTTCGTGTAAAATTTTATGCTGCTCATAATCGTTGGAACTTGAGTCCGGTGCTATTACTAGTTGTACATCATCTGGTATTGTATCTACTATTAAACCGTGTTGTTTACCTTCGTGTACGCGCCAAACAATCTCTATGTTTGGGTTAATTTTTTTAATATATAAATAAATTATTGCTGCAGATGTATATCCATCTGTATCACTATCAATTTGTATAAAGATTTTACTATTATTTTTTATATGTTTTAATAGACAATTTGCGGCCGTTACTATATTGTCCAATAACATAAAATCATAAAGCTCTTTTTCAGAAGGAGCTAAAAACAAATTTAAATCTTTAATATGTCTTTCTTTTAAAAAGTTTTGTAAAAAATTATTGTCTGCTACTAATTCTGTTTTTTGTTTATAAATCATTTTCTGCTTTCACCTGTACCTTACTCATCATTATTTTTTCAAAAATCTCCTTTCCTCTATCTATTGGCGCATCCTTTATGCTCAATAAACCTTTAAAATCAAATAAGAAATAAAAATTACAATAATTTATATATTTCCTACAAATTTTTTCTAATTTGTAATAATAATCTCTAGCTTCCTGTGAAGCGAAATTATCAAATTCTTTATCGTAAGCTATAATAATATCTTTTACTCCTAATTCTTTTACTAACAATTCAACTTGTCTATAATTTAAAGAGCTTCCACAACTTGCAACAGATATATTATAATCATACATTTCTTCAAATTTTAAAACACTTTTTTCGCCTTCAAAAATTATCGCTGTTTGATATTTTTTAATATCTTCTTTATTTTGATAAAGTCCATATAAATTAAAGGATAATGGATGTCTATATAAAATGTTTTCAACTCTCAAAGGCATGTATTTTCCATAAAGCTGTTCTTCTTCAGGCTCAAGAGCTCTTCCCCTTATTCCTATCAATCTTCCATCAATATCATAATGAGGTATAACAATTTTGTTTCTATAAATATAATGACTAATTTCAAACTTACTCATTGATTTTTCAGTTATGCCTTCTCGCGCCCACTCTACCGTTAAATATGGACAAAATAATTCTAAAACTGTTTTATCATATTCTTGTAAAATAATTTCTTCATTTTCTTTTTTAGAGTCTATATTACTAATGTATTTTTCCTCAGTGGTGTCGCTAAAAATGTTGTACGCCGCGAGGTCAGCAATTGAATATACGACTTCATAAAAATTATAAGGCTGATGATTAACTTCTTTTACTCTTTTTATTAAATCAAAGATATCAAAGTTTTCGCTACATTCTGTATAACAATGAAACATATGACTATCTTTATAATAATATAGTTTCATAGAAGCATCTTGGTCTAATGGATTATGACAGATTGTAGGAAATATAATTGTATTTCCTTTATCTTCATAATTATCTGCGCCCAAATGAGTCATTATACTTATAATATGTTGTTCTGTTAAACTTTCTCTTAATTCCTGTAAATTAATTTTCATATTATATTAAATCCGCCAAAGAAACTTTTTTCTCAACTGTTCTTTCTTTTAATTCTTTAATTTCTTTGCTTTCTTCCTTTCTTTCAGATTGCAATTGTGATTGATTAATTATGCTTCCCATTTCATCACTAAATAAATATTCATTTGTAACTATACTAATTTCATTTCCATTTTGGTCAGTTAAAAATAAATCTTCAGTTCTACAAGTTCCTAAATCTACTTTACTCCAAATTCTTACTCTATTATATTTTCCTCTACGAACTTTATACAAATCTTGAACCTGTGTTGGTAAATCTTTTCCTAATTTTCTTGCAATTGCATCTACCTGTTCGTGGTCTTCTTGTGTTAAGGGTAAACTAATTCCACCAACATCTATTTTATCTGCAATAGCTTTTGAACCACGAATTAAATTATAATCTCTTATACCTTTATATTCTTTCCATTTTTCATTCAATTGAGTACCACTCATCATGAAAATATTAAGTTCATTTGCTAAATCTTTTAATGCTATACTTGTCATCATGAGAATAACATCTTCTCTTAAATTTAAATCTTTATATTCTGCAAGTAAACCTGGACTACTAAAAATATAATCATAAAAAACATATTGAATTCCATATTTTAATACTTCTCTTCTAATTAATGTTTTTATTTGTCCAATTGATGGGTCTCCAACCCTAACAAAAATAAAATTGTCTTGATAATGTTCAATTATTTTAATTGCATCATAAACGCGCTGTTTTTCCGCAGGTGACTCATAATAATTATTTAAAATCTTATCTTCATTTACTCCTGAAATATGAGCTAAAATCATTGTTTGTATTTCTTCTTTTTCCATCTCAGTTGCAAAAAATAATATTTTATGTCCTTCTCCTGTTACAACCCATTTATTTTTCTTTGTATCATATCGTTCTGGAAAAGCAATTGTACATGCGTGTCCAACCATCTGTCTAGTTTTACCAGTTCCTGAAGCACCACTAATTAAATAATATTTTTTTAATCTAGCGCCTCTAACTAAAGTATTATAAATTTCACCTTGTAAAGGTATACCAATTTCGGGATTTTGCTGTAAATTTTCAAATAATTTATCTGTTCCAGTTGCAATTAATCCTTCTTCACTATCGTCTTTACAAATATAATCGTATTGTAAATCGTTAATACCTTTTAGAAAAGTGTCAAAAATGTCTTGTAAAGTCATTTTGTCTAAATTTTCTTGTTGCTTTTTATCTTTAACAACATCTAATTCATTTTCATTATAAATTTTTGTTATATCAAAACCATCTTTTTTAAGTGCGCGAAGAGCACTTAATTTTTTTAAACGATTATAATAATAATTAAAACCGTCTAAGTTACTAACTGCTAAACAATCTTGTAAATATTGAGGTCCTCCCGCACGCTTATAAGTTTCATAACTTCCATCGAATTGTTGAAAGAAGTTATCAATATCTACAACTGAAATATTCTCCATTAAATGATTTTCAAATAAATTTGAAATTGCCATATAAATATTTTTAGCCAATGGTAAATCAAAATCATTTTTCGTAATGATATATTTTGTGTCGGCTAATAAAATAGGAGATTTTAACAAGCAGCCTATTACTTGCATCATTGCATTCTTATCGCTAAGACTTGCCAAAATATCACACTCCTACCATTCAAATTCTTCTTTGCTATAAGTTTTTACATTAACTTTTGGGCCAGTTACTTCTGGCATTTTAACTTTTCTTGTTTCTTGTTTAACCTCTTGATGATTTTTATTGTATTCAATAGCCTCTTTTAATTCTTTTTCCATCTTCTCTTTTCTCTCATAATATTTATTTGCTTCTTCGTAAACCCAAGGAATAATACCTACTCCATTGTCTGATTTAGTAATACTATTCTTTTTTACTTCATAAAAATATACTAAAGCTTTAGACATACCTTTATAAGTCATTCCCTGTCCAAGAAATTTACTTATATAAGCATTGTTTCTAGGCCCTGGTGCTTTTAATTTAAAAATACGGCAGATAATTCCATGTAATTGTTTTCTATCTGCATATAAAACTGCGCACTCTGGATGAAAATTTTTTTCATCTATTCTTATTGCTATATCTTTGTCTACTTTATTGCTTTGACTTTTGCAATATTGACATATAACTTCTCTTGCCATATTTCCTCCATTTTTTCTTTTATATAATATAATTATAACACACTGCGAATAAAAAGTCAAATAAAATAGAGTAAACCTATTCGGTTTACTCTTATACTCCTTTTAATTTAATAAAGCTTTCCACTCATCTAAAACTACTTCAACTAATTCTTGTTGTTCAGGTGTTGTTTCAGATAATTTAGTTGGTTTTCCAAAAGTTTTTAAAAGAATTTCGTTTGTTAAAACCGCATTTTTTTCTTTATTTTCGTCCATTAATTTGGTAAATACTTTTTTCGCTTCATTAATTACTTCTGCAAAATCTCTTCCTTGTTTAGTAAAGAAAGAATTTCCTTTTTCTGTTTCACTAATTTCTGTGCTATCTTCCTTAGCTTGAGCTTCTATTGCACAATAAAGTTCTTCTACTAAATTGTCATAACTCATTTCTATTTTTGGGTTAAGGAAAGAGAAACGTGAACCAGCTTCAAATCTGTCATTTCCTCTAGTGTAAATATATCTATTTCCGTCCTCACTTGATAATCTCAAGTAAGCTATAATATCAACTAATCTATTAACTATTAGTTTAGGTCTATCTGCCAATGTAGGCATAATTTTTTGGAATTCTTGTCCTGACTCAGTTTTTATAGTTCTTGTTGTTTCATGAGAAATTATTACTAAACCATAACCTAGCATAGCTATTTGTCTAAGCGCGCCATCAAATTCTTTTTTACATAAATCATACCCCTTACCCCAAGGAATATCTCCTAAGGCTTTTGGTACTTCTCCTGTACTTTCATTTATATTTGATGAGCATATATATTTCTCACAATAGTCCCAAGCTATATCAGCTGTATCAATTGTTATTGTGTTAAACTTCTCTTTTACTTCTGGTTTTTCTAATTGTTTAAGAACTTGCTTAAATTCACTCCATTTTAAAATAGGTTGAATCATTTTATTATTTAATGCATTGTAACCTGGTTCAAATGCTAATAATAAGTTCTTAGGAAACTGCGCGGCTAGAGTTGTTTTTCCTATTTTTGGACTTCCATAAATTAATATATATTTTCCTTTTAAATCTTTATTAATTTTTACTGGTTCTAAATTCATTAAATCAATCATTCTCAACTATCCTCCTCTTACCGTACTCAAAGACTTTGGACTAAAATCCAAAGTCATTTGAAGTTGCAGCTACTTGTGTTTGTGGTTTTGGTTGTTGAGCTTCTTGTTTAACTTTTTCCATTCTGTCTTTTCTTACTGCTAATGCAGCTTTTATATCTTCATCACTATAAGAGTTTTCTTCGTCTAATCCTTCAGCTGAACCTCTTTCGATTAATAATTCTTTAACTCTTCTTGTGTATGTTCTTACTTCATTTTCACCGAAACCTGCTTCAATTTCTTGTTCAACTGTTTCAGCTGTATATCTTAAACGTCCACCCATTTGAACAGTATCTCCTTCTTTCCAGTTAGCTTTAATGAAAGTAATTGCAGTTGGTTCTTCAACTATAAATTTAATTACTTCTGTTTTGTCAGCGTAACCAACTAAAGCAGCTCTAATAATTAATCTTCCAGTATCAACCATTTCACCATCTTGATTTTTTTGTTCATCAATTATTTGTAATAATTTTCCAATTACTCTGAATTTAGTTTCTGGTTTGAAATTTGTAGCATTTACTTTTGTAAAGAAATTACTATTGATTTTTGTTGTAGAAATAACTTCTGTACCATTTTGAGGCATAAATAAATTTTCATTCATTTTTGCTCCTCTAATTTGTACTCTTGTAGCATTTTCTTCTCCTGCGCTTGCAATACTGTTAAATTCTTTTAATTGTTGTAATCTTGCGTAGTTTTGGTTAGGTGTTCCATCTTTCTTTTTATCTGCTGATATAAATCCTACTGGAATTTCACTAACTTCTCCTTTTTCTTCTACTCTTACAACTATTTCTCCAGCAACATATTTTTTGTCGCCTTTGTCTATATCTCTAATATTTACTTCTGATACAATACCTGTAATGTCAACTTGATTTAAACTTTCTTTCATTATTTTTCAATCCTCCAAAATACTTTAATAATTTAATTTTAACCTTTAACTATTATTAGAAATAAAGTGCCAAAAAGGAACTTGATTAATTTACTAATCAAATTCCTTATTTGGAATTATTTATATTATAAATTATTCTGCTTCTACAACAGCGTCTGGGTCGAAACTATATCCAGCTTCTGTTAAGCTGATTAATTTGATTTCTTTTTCAATATCGTTTCCATTTTTGTCTTTTGCTGGAACTACAGCTACTTCTCTCATAGCTAATCCTTTTTTACACATTCCTGTTACAGAACCTGTAACTGCTGGAGATGTAACTCCTGCTGCTTCAGCTAATTCAGCTGTTTGCCATTTTTTTCCTTCTGCATAGTGTGCTTTTAATGTTTCTAATACTTTTCTTGAACCTTCTGTCATTTTTGCCATTTTAAAAATCCTCCATAAATTTAAATATATTTTTTTTATTTTAACTCCGAGAGTTTTTCTCTCTTCATTTTCTATAATATAATTATAACATTTTTTTAGAAAAAAATCAAATATTTTCTTTCAAAATTTTCTAATTTTCAAGCAAAATCGCATTTTTAACTAAGTTAGTATTGGTTACTTTTATCATTTGAACACCAATAGTCATACGACTTTGTGATGGAATAGTGTCTACTTTTAATTTTAATGAAGATAGTTTAGAATTTACTATAATTGTATCACTCTTTTTATTAGTTAATACAACACTTGCAACATAGTCATCTTCTTCTTTGAATTTACAAATTGAACTTCCTTTTGTTGCACGATTTGCTATAGAAAATTCTTTTATTGAAGTTCTTTTTCCATAACCTTTTGCCGTAATTGAAACCACTTCTTCAATACTATTATTAACAATTTCCATTGCAATAACTTCATTACCTTCTGAAAGTCCTATTCCTTTAACTCCCATTGTATTTCTTCCAGTTGTAGGAAAATCTGCTTGGTCTAATAATAAACAATTTCCTAACTTTGTTGCTAAAAATATTTTATCATCTTCGCGCTCAATTAATTGTGTACTCACTAATTCATCATCTTCACGTACTTTTAAAGCAATTAATCCAGTTTTTCTACTTCCATTTAAATATTCTCTCATTTCCGTTTTCTTAACTGTACCATTTTTGGTTGCAAAAATTACATATTTATAATGTTTTGCATTATCATAAGATAAAATATTTGTAACATATTCATTATTTTTCAAAGCTAAAAGTTGATTGATATAAGTTTCTTCATTAAGTGGAATATCAGCTAGCGAAATATTGTAGCTTTTTCCAAAGTTTGTAAACACCAAAACTTGTTCAGTTGTTTTTCCTACAATTGTTTTCCAGATATAATCTGTTTTACTTGCAAATTTAATTTTAGCACCTATCGTACCTCTTTTTTGAGTAGATAACTCACTAATTTCTTTTGCAACAATTGCGCCTCTATTAGAAATATAAGCAATAATAGCTTTTTCTTCTACAATTGGAGCTTCTTCGCTAACATTATCGATTATAGTTCTTCTGTCGTCTCCATATTTTTTACTTACTTCTAATAAATTATTTTCCATTACTTGTAAAAATTCTTTTTCGTTTGTTAACAACAAATTATAATGCTCAATTTCTTCTTCAAGTTTTTCTTTCTCTTGTTGTATTTTTGCTATTTCCATATTAACTAAACGATTTAATTTTAAATCTAAAATAGCTTTTGCTTGTCTTTCTGAAAAACCATAATTATTCATAAGAGCAATACAAGCTGCGGCTGAATTTGGTTGACTCTTAATTAAAGCAACTATTTCATCGATAATTGATAACGCTTTTAAGTAACCTTCTACAATTTCTAATCTAGCTTTTGCTTTATTTAAATCAAATATAATTTTATTTCTTAAAACTTTTTTACTATGTGCTAGATATTCTAATAGAGCTTCTTTTAAACCAAAAATTTGTGGTATTTTACCATCTTTTAGCATAACCATATTTATACTAAAATAAGATTGTAAAGCAGTATTTTTGTATAAAAAGTCTTTTACTTTACCAAAGTTGGCATTGTTATCAACTGTAATTTTAATTAATGGTTGAGTTCCTGTTAAGTCTAAAAACTTTACTATACCACATTCGGGATTTGCTTCCATAGCTTCAGTTAATTGTTTACAAATCGTATTTGTGTATACACCATAAGGCAATTCTGTAACAACTAATTGATTGTTTTGGAAATCACTTTCTATTTTTGCTCTAATTTTAATAGAAGTTCCAGTACCGTTTTTAATTGACTCTTTAATTTCTTCTCCATTAATTATTGTTGCGCCCGTAGCGAAGTCAGGTGCACAATAAATTTCTTCAAAAGGAGTGTTTGGATTCCATAACAATTTAACTAACGAATTGTTAATTTCTCTTAAATTAAATTGTGGAATAGAACTTGCTAATGCAACTCCTATACCCATAGAACCTTGAACTAAATTGTAAAATCCAATTGAAGGTAAAACCGCTGGATACTCTTCAGTACCATCATAGTTTTCGCGCCAATCTTCTTTCTCAATTGTGTTCTTTTCAATTGAGTCAAATAAATGAGTACCTAATTCAGACAATTTCATTTCTACATATCTTGATGCAGCTTCGTTATCGTTTTCCATTTGATTACCATAAGAACCTTGAACTTCTTCAAGAGGATAACGCATAGCAAAAGGTTTGCCCATTCTTATTAAAGTTGAATAAGCACTTGCATCACCGTGTACATAGAAATGAGACATACCAGAAGCTACTGATTTAGTAGCTTTCTTAAAAGGTTTGTCGTAAGTCAACTTATCTATATACTGAGCATAAGCTAATTGTCTAGCTGCAGGTTTTAAACCATCACGAACATCAACAATAGCTCTGTCTTGTATAACCATTCCTGCATAACGAGCAAAATTACTCTCTAAAGTATCTGTTAAATTAACTTGTTTATAATCGCTCATTTACTTTCTCCTTTATTTTTATTATATATTTATTATAATTCAATTTCAACTAAAAATCAAACTTTAATTAGTCTACTATCTTGCTAAAATCAATTGCGCCAGAAAATACAAAATCTTTTCTAGGCTTTACATCTGAACCCATAAGTTCTTCTAATCTGTAAAAACTTCTTTCGTCAGGAATAAGTACTTCCACTCTTTGATTATCTTTATTAAACATACTTTCTTTTGTATCTTGAGCGCTTAATTCTCCAAGTCCTTTAAAACGAGTTTGTTCACCTTTAATTCCACTTGTGTTTAGCTCTTCTTCATCATAGAAGTAATAATTATTTTTCCCTTTTTGAACTCTAAACAAAGGTGCTTTTAACCAGCATAATCTACCTTCTTCAATGAATTGTGGCATTAGTGCTTTAAATAAGCTCATAATTAAACAAGCAATATGACATCCGTCATCGTCAGCGTCAACTGCAATTCCAACTTTTCCATATCTTAATTTTTTATTGTCATACTTATCTAAAATTCCACAACCAAGTGCAGTTAAAATAGATTGAACTTCTTCATTTTCAAGTCCTTCATCAAGAGGACAAGATAATAAATTACGAATTTTACCTCTAATAGCTAAAATTCCATATTTCTCTGTATCTCTACCACTTGCTAAACCTGCCATAGCAGAGTTTCCTTCTGCAATTAACAACATTGCATCTTCTCCTAAGAATTCTGCATCTTTTAATTTTTCAGGCATAACTGTTTTTTTACTTCTTGAATTAACAATTTTAGCTTGTGCATTAATAACTGCATTCCTTGCGCGGTCTGCTGCCTCTTCAGCTTTTTCTTCTTTTGATAAGAATTCTTTAATTTCATCTGCGTCTTGCGCATATTGTTTAACATATATTTTAAAATATTCACTAAAAGCTCTATCAGCTAATTGCCTTAATTCAGGATTATTTATCTTTGTTTTTGTTTGATTTGCAAAAGAAGGATTTGGAGTTTTACAAGCAATTGCTGCTACCAAGCCTGTTCTCGCCATTTCTCCAGTAAAATTTCTTTTAAATTCTTTATTTAAATTACGAGTTATAGCTGTTTTTAATCCAGTTAAACTTGTACCACCTTCTATATTTTCCAAACCATTTGTGAAAACATATATTTTTTCTTTTTCTTTTGTCCATTGTAAAGCTATTTCTATTTCATTTTGTCCATCTTTTAATTGATAATAAAATGGATGTTCGTGAACAACATTTTTAGCTTTGTCTGCAATAAGGTCTAATAGACCATTTTTTGCACAATAAGTAACAGATTTAGAAGTTTTAGTTTCTTTCAATTTGAAAGTTAAACCTTTTGTTAAATAAGATAAATTTTTACAAGTATTACACAATACTTCAAAATCTATAACAATTGGTTCAAGATTATAAACTTCTTCATCTGGTGTAAATGTAACTGTTGTTCCACTTGTTTTATCTGTTATTTTTTCTTCTTTATATGAAATTAAATTTCCCTTTTCAAAAATAGCTGTTGCACTTTTTCCATCTCTACAAGAAATAACTTCAAATTTCTTTGAACTTAAACAAGTTGCTTTTGCGCCAATACCGTTAAGTCCAGCTACAGAATTGTAAACTTTATCGTTAAATTTACCACCTGTGTGAGGTTTTGAATAAATATCTACTAAAACATTAGTGCCATCATCTTTTTTTCCAAAAGGAACACCTCTTGCAAAGTCTTTTATTGTTACTGTATTACCGTTTAAAGTAATATGAATTTCTTTTCCAAAGCCCATATAAAACTCATCAATTGAGTTTGAAATAATTTCTTGGATAGAATTATAAACGCCTTGCATATCCGCGCTACCTAAATACATAGCTATTCTTTTACGAACGCCATCGCGAAATGATAATGTTTCAATATCATTAATACCATAATTTGTAGCCATTTTATTCCTCCATTCCATTTAAACTATATTAATTATATCAAAAATTCATTTTAAAATCAAGTTTTAAATGAAAAGAACTGGCTCGCGCCAGTTTCTTATATTAAGTTTATTTCTACAACTTTATTTTTTAATCCAAATTGACTATTGATAAAGTCTAAAACCTCTTTTTTAGTTAATGGTTTTCCCTTTTTAACCATTTTCTTTTCTTTTGCACTCCAAACTAATGGAAATCTTATTGTGTCATACATTGCTTTTGACATTGTGTAAGTTACTGTTCCCATAATTATTCTCCTTTCTTTTCAAAAATTTTTTCAAAAGTACAATCTTCAATTGTTATATCATCTCTAAACCCAACAAACTTTGGGTGTCTTAATTTGAAATCTGCTGTCGTTTCCATAGCATTTACTAAACAAACTCTATCTTTATATTTATTAGGATTTGTTAAAAAATCTTCTTTAATTTCATCACTAAAACCAGACACATATCCAATTACAACTCTTTCGTGATTTTTGTTTATAACGCCCATTTCTAAAGAACCAAACCAACCTTTGTAATAAGGTTTTGTAATTGGTGTAATTGTTGCGCCGTTTAAATAATCTTGATAAAGTTTTCCAAATAATTTTTCAGCAGTTTTTTCATTTTCCCAATATTCCCAATTTGCTATGTCTTTTCCTGTATATTCTTTTGTTGGAAGTTTTACTTCGCCTGTTAAAAATACATCAGCTTCACTTTGTAATTCTTTTTTAATTTTTATAGTTTTCCAAGCTGTTCTTTTACCTGGTGTTACCATTGAGCCCTTTAAAGTACAAACAATTCCTTCTTCATTATTATCAAAAACAAAATCTAATAATTCTTTAATTGTTTCTACTCCTGAATAATATTCAGCAAATTCGATAAATTCGGGAAGTTCTCCCCAACTTGTCTTTAATTCTTTTAAAAACTCAATTCTTTCTGTTTTTGTAGCGGTCATATAATCTTTTCCATCATAATACCACACATCGTGAATAAAGAAAAATAAAGGTTTTTCTTTTTGTCTAAAAATTGCCTTTGGAGGTAAACATCTCAATATAGAACCGACATCTTTATCGTTCCATTCTGGTCTATAAAGTTCCCCAATTAGTAAACTATTGTTTGGAACTTTTTCTTTTAAAAAATCAATAATATGAGGTATTTTATCTTGAACTTCTCCATAAGTGCCAGTTACAACACTTTTCCCTCTTGTTTGCATTTTTAACTCATTATTTAAAATTATAAAACGAGCGTAATTTCCGTCTTTTTTAATACTTGCAACATATTCATCACTTTCAATTCGTTGCATAATTTTTTGTTCTTTATTTTCTGTATTAACTGCTACGCCATATACTTTTTCTGGCTCTAATTCAAATAAATTTAACATAAAATTAAACTCCTTTTTTAATATCTATAATAAAATTATAGCATAATTTAAGGAGTTTTTCAAGTTTTTATTCGGTTAAAATTACTTTAATAATTTCGTTAGCTTCTTCTTTTAAATCTTCTTCTGTTCCAGCATTTATAACAATCATATCCCATTGATTATAATTATCCAAAGAAGTCTCACTAGAATGTTGCAATTGCTCTTTGGTTAATTTACTTTCATGCCCAGGTCTTATTATTCTTACTTTATAAATACTTCTATCTTTTTCGCGCCATCTATCATATTCATTTGGAAAACGACAATCAGCTACAATTGCAACATCATAATCATTTTTTACTACATCAATTGTATTAATTACCATATCTACCCAAATATTTTCTGAAACTCTGTTGCGACCTTGTTCAGTACCAATATGTTGTAATAACGCGCGACCACCTTCGTCTTTTTCACCATTCCAAAAATAATATTGTTTTGCAATAAATTTTACATAGTCTGCATAATTGATTAAAAGAGTTCTTTTTCCTTGTAACTCTAGTTGCTCTCTTAAAATAGTAGCAAAAGTAGTTTTACCTGCTTCAGCTTTTCCAGATATACCTATTACCTTCATTTGCTTCCTCCAATATTTTCTTTTTAATGTTATTAATAATAATTTCCACTGATTTCTTTTTATAGGCTTCGCGCCAAGCTGCAGTTTCTACTTCATCTGTTAATAGCATATCTGCTTTATCTTTAATTAATGCACAATAAATATTAGCAAAATTTTGAGCTGTATGTAAATCCAATTTATTTGTTTTTGTATCTATTAAAAATTTTTCCATTATTTCTGAATGATATCTAATTGAATCTTTAAAGCTTTTACTAAAATCAAAATAATTTTGCATGAATTCATAAAGTCTCATAATGTGATGAACTTGTTTTCCATCATAACCCCATTTATCAATTTTCCAAGCAATTGTTGGATAAGGATGGCACATAGCTTTTTTCTTCTCCATACTCATTCCGCAAATTGATTTTAGTAAAGGTGTTTTACATTCTTTTACTAAATCTTCTAAATGGTCTCTAAACCAATCCACTTCTGCCAAATAATCAGAATTAATAAAAGTAACTTTTGCACATAAAATTTCTAAAAACTGAATATTGGCTTTTAATAAAGTTGGAATGAACGCGCGAATATCTTTAATATCACACTTTCCAGTACTAATGTCAATTGTAGTAGATATTGGTGTAGAATTATGGACTAAATCTTCTAAAGTGGGTAAAATAATTACTTTTGTATCGATATCAGATTTGTATTCTTCTGTATCTAATTCCAACCCATAATTATGAGAACCATAGTTTGCAGCAAATAGTATAGTATAACCCATTTTATTAACTTCAGTCATACTTTCTTTAAGAGCGTTACTTATTCTTTCCGTCTCCTTGTTCATTTTTATCTCCTTTCTTGTAAAAACTTAATTGTAAATAGTTTTCAAGCATTTTATCATTTTTTTCTATTAATTCTTCTAAAACTTTAATTAGAATAGAATCTTTAATACTTACTTTTTTAAAAAAAGCTGAACCTTTAAATTGTACCTCTCCATTTGGCCAGGTATTGTATTTTACAGTTGTCAAAGCTCTCTTTAATTCTTTATTTTCCTCTATTTTTCTTTCAATAACATCTTGATATGCTGAAAAATTACTCATAATAACTCTCCTTTATAGTAATTGATGAACCACATTCTGGACATTGTACAAATTTTTCATAATGAAAATGACTTGAAAAAGGTATATTTGTATAATGTTCTTTAATATCTTTGTGGTTATAAATAAATTCACAGTTACAACTTAAACAAATTCCTTGTTGAACCGCATTTCCGTGTTTAATAATTTCCATTAATGTGCCTCCTTATCCGCTAATTTTAATAGCTGTAATTGATAATAAAGTTTTTCACCAACTATACTTCTTAATTTTCTAGTGGCTTTTTCGCTATCTGCGCAATCGTGAGCGCGCATATGAAATGCAATTAAAATACATAATTCAATTGTTTCTTCTAAAGTAAATTTACTCATTTTTGCATAAAACATTGCTTCATAGCTACTTACATTTGCGTGATTTAAATATTGTGCACGAATTACTCCATTTACTTCTTCAGTATAACTCTTACAAAAAACTTTTCCTATATCGTGTAATTCAGCAGCTTTTAACAACACTTTGTTTGTAGTTAACATTTTCATAATTTCATAAGCTTTTTCCATATGACTTCCAATTGTTAAAGTGTGATAAGGAGTTTCGTGACTTGTTTTTATAAATCTTTCATAAGGATGCTCTACTCCATACATTTCTTTGTCTATTCCAAAAGGATAAACAATATCAATTTGATGAACACTTTCTAAATGAGTTGGAAATTCAAAATTTTTATACATTCTCTCAATTACTTCTTCAGGCACTTGTCTATTTCTTTTTCTATTATTTTCTAAACATTTGTAATAAGGTGTTGCTATTATGACATAACGAATATAACCAAATTCATAAAAACCGCTAATTTCTTTTTCAACATAATCTGTAATAGAAGCTCTTGCTTTTCTTGTTAGATTAGTTGCGTCAATAACCACTCTTCCGCCTAATTGTAATTTTGCAACCGTTCTAGCTTTAATATAGTCAAAAACTTCTTCATTATGAGTTTGGTCATTTTCATCTCCAAATAAGCGAAGTCTTACTTGGTCAGATGAAAGTATTTCAGTATTGTAATTAAAAATTCTTGCAAAATCATATTGTTGTCTTGCCCAAGTACTTTTTCCACTACCTGGCAAGCCTATTAATAAAACTAATTCTGGCATTTATTTTCTCCTTTCTAAAATTTCATATCCATTGCTTCATTCGCAAGTTGGTCACATTTTTCATTCCATTTATTTCCTGAATGCCCTTTAACTTTTTCAAATTTAACATTGAAAGCTTCTTCAGTGGCTTCTAACATTCTATCAAGTTTCTGCCAAAGTTCTTTGTTTTTTACTGGTGTTTTAGATGCTGTTACCCAACCATTTGCGCGCCAACCATTAATCCAATTTGTTATTCCATTTATTGTATATGCACTATCACTATAAATTATCAAATCATTTTTAACAAAAGCATAATCAAGTGGGACATTTTTATATATTAAATCTAAACCTCTAATTATGGCATAAATTTCGGCTTTATTGTTTGTATTAGGGTCAAAATTTAATTTTTCTTTAAGAAAAATTGGTGCTTTTCCTTCAACAATTAAAACACAACCAATTCCACTTATTGGATTAGTAGAAGTTCCATTACCTCTACACGCGCCATCTGTATATAATTCAATTTTCATTACATTTTCCTCCAATTCTTTTCTTTAAATATAACAGAATTTGAGAAAAAAGTCAAATAAAAAAAGAGGGTCTTTCGACCCTCTATTATTTTATATCTTCTTCGATATATAATTCATTCATTTGCTCTTCAGTGAATGTATTTGGTACATAAACTGTTGAAGCATAATGTGGAAAATGTTCAGGAATTATATTTCCTCTTTCATCTTCAGTTGCTGCAATATATATATCTTCTTTACTTCTAATTTGTTTGCCCTCTGTAGCAATTATTTTTGTAACTAACTCTGTTTTTACTAATTGCATAATAACCTCCTAAGAAACTGTCCAACCTTTATTAGTTGCTATTGCGATTTCTTCTTCTGTTAATTTTGCTAAATTTGTTGCAGTAAGCACTAATTGTTGAGTGTATAATGTACCTCCATTAGCCACATCATAAGTTAAATTTAAATCATAAAGATTATTAATAATATTCATTAAACTATCATGTGATAATGATGTGTCATACGTAAAATCTAATTTATATTTAGCGTAATTAGCAGTAGTTTGAGTATACGCTTTTCCAATATTTTTTATACCACCAAAATTAGTTAATTGATTACAACTTCTAAAAGCATTTTCTATATTTATCATAGAAGAACCATCTATTTCAGGTAAAGTTGTTATACCAGTACTATAAAAAGCACTAGAAAAATCAGTAACTTTGCTTAAATTAAGTTGGTCAGCTATTATTTCTTTTACTGTGCTATAATAACACATATTTCTTGCATTGGTTACTTTACTTAAATCGCAATTACTTAAATTAATTGTTTTTAACCCAAAAGTACAATTAAATGTTTGATATAAATTAGTAACATTATTTAAACTACAAGTGCTTAAATCTATTTCTGTTAGACCTGTACCAGCGAAAGCGCAAGATAAATTTTTAACCGAACTGAAATTACAATTAGTTAAATTTATAGAAGCCAACGCTCCACAACTTTCTAAAAATCCATTAATGTCTGTTGCTTTTGAAAAATCCAAATTACTTAAATCTAAAATAGTTAATGACCCCATTTTAGAAAATGCAAGTCCACCTTCTATAACATTATGAAAATCGCAACCTTGTAAATTTAATTCTGCAATATTTGAACAATTATAACACATTTTAATTATTTTTGTACAATTGCTGAAATCAATTCTACTTAAATCCAAACTAGTTAATATAGTATTTCCTTCATACATTGAAGTTGCATCCGTAATGCTGTCTAAATATTCAACAATTTCTGTTTCATTATCGGTACGAGCATTATTTGAGAATAAATAAGCACCACTTGTTAATTTTAATGTTGTAGGAGCAACTGTTTCGGCAGTTCCTTCTATTCCTAAAATTGTATTTCCTTTAACAAGTTTTTCTGGTGTTAACTCAAGAAGTTCTGCTAATTCATCGTTATATATGTTATATTTTATACTCGTGTTTGGTCCAACATAAAAATATCCTTGAGCAAAAGGTTTACCTTTTACTTGAATACCAGTATTACTAGAGTTATTGGTTAATTCATCATAATAACTTTCTATTCCACCGTATTGGAAATTACGCAACGTACCTATTATTTTTTCTCCATTAACATAAGCTGTTTTTCCTTCTAATAAATATTGTGCTTCACCATCCGCATCAGCTGTAAAAGTTCCTTCCATTTCTAAAACTGTTTCACCAGCCTTTAATTTGTCAGCGGTTAAACCAATTGTATCTGCCATATCTGTAAAAGGCATATGAATTTGATATTTCATTCCATCATCAATAGCCATAGGACCCGGTTTTAAATCAACCCACACACTTGACCATCCATTTGGAATATAAGGTTTCTTTTGATAACCCATTGCATGAGAACCTCTTTTATCAGGAATAGTTCCTTCAATTTTCCCATTTGGTCCATAGGCTGTAACACCCTCTACTAAGTCCGTAGGAGTAACAGTAGCATCAGTTGTATCAGTTCCATTATTAACTGATTTTAATAATTTATAAAGTTTATAATTCTCCATATTAGTTATCCTCCAATGTGAAAACTATAACTCCTGTTGCAGGAACTTCTGACCTTACAGAACGAACCTTAATTATATTATTTGTACTATATAAAGTATTTTCAATTAAATCATTCCAAGTTGTATAGTTTATTTTAATTCTTGTATCTTTAGAAAATACATCAACATTTGCATAAAAACCATTTTGAGTTAATTTATCATATTCCTCTTCGCTATCCGCACTTAATATATCATAAAGTACAGCTTTAACTTCAGGAAGTTCTAAAATTTCTTGGTCATTTTCTGTTGTTGTAAATTTTATATTTCTTGCAAACATTTAAATTCCTCCTTCTTTATTTTTATAAATAAAAAGAGAAAGTTATTAAACTTTCTCTTTATAATTAAGCTAATTTAATTTGATGAACTGTACCATTTACATCTTTCATCATTATATATTTTATATTATGAACTACTCCACTTGTATCTTTAACTCTTACATAAGGGCATCTTCTTGCCACTCCGCTAGTATCTTTTACCATTACATATCCTTGCGTTAATTGAATTTGCGCAGGTGCAACAGTTACAGTAGCACTACCAGATTTTAATGAATATGTACCTGTTGCTGTAGTTGTGAATGAACCTGATTTGCTTGCGGAATAATTACCATTTGAGTCATGAGTAACTGTTATACTTCTTGTACCAAAAACTTGCCAAGTATTAGTATCTCTCATATCAAATGAAGCAGCTGATAATGCAGTTCCGTCTATTGTGGTTGTTTGTTTATAACCATAAGTATAATAACTAGAACTAATAGACCTAACTTCTAATTGCAATGTGATAGTAGAATAACCTACTCCATCAGTAATATATTGATTAGTAACTTCATAACCTAATCTACATTGATATTCAGTTCTTGTAGAACCACCTGCAGCTTTACAGTTTGTTGTTGAACCATAAGTCATAAGCTACCTCCTATTCCCAACAGAACATAACTGTTCCAGCTGGATAACCAGAATAGTATGAATTCCAAGTTGAAATTGAATTCATATAAACATTTCTTACTGACTCATCGTCACTATAACAAAAATTACTCCAACTTGTCCAAGCTCCGCTACCATAATTTTTTCTAAATTCTATTATTTTATGATTGGCAGTCAAACTGGTAACAATTTGCATACCATAGCTATTTCCATCACTACCTCCACCACGATGGCGAATATTTATTATATTATACCAAGTGCTTTGAGCGGTATGATATACACTTCCCATAAAAGAATTAGTTAATAAAGTAGAATTTTCCCAGCTGTCAATATTCCATGCACCTGATTTTACATAACCATACCAGTCTGCTAATTGCGTTGCAGTAGAAGCATTTCCACTTAAATTTCCACTAAAGGTTGGTGCGCTAACCGTTCCAGGAAAACTAGTATTTCCACTACCATCTAATAAATACGCCGTTCTTGCAACATTGGCTCCAATAGCAGCCGCACTTGCGTAAGAACCACTATATTGTCTAACTAAGATAGGCTCCATTCCATCGTCTCCAGTGGCAATTTCTAAAAAGCTGTCATTACTAGAATTTTGACTTCCACGAATTACCCAATCATCGTTATCTCCTATATATCCTACAATTCCTCTCCAAGTACCAGCATTTGAACCAGTATTTGGAAAAGCTATTATATTACCTGCAGTAATATTTCCACCAATTGAAAAATTACCGTTTAAGGACATATTACCTGAGCCATCGGTGCTGAATGTTTGCGTTACTGAGCCAGAATAAGGTGCAAAAGCTAAACTCGTTGCTCCGTTTGCTCCTTTTATTACTAAAGTTCCAGCAATATCTTGGTCACCAATATAGACATCATCTCCAACTGGATTTAAAACACTATTCGCAAAATGGATAGGATTGTAAGCAACTACTCCATTATTTGCATAAACTGCGCCACCAACATGTAAATTACCATTTGGAATATGAACACTCATATCATCATTATAAAATCTAATAATAGAGTTGCTATTTTTTCCACTCCAAAATTGAGCATAAGTACCTGTATAATTACTAGTAGTTCCTACTGCATCTTCTATTCCTAAATCAAAACTCCATTCTTGGTCATTTGCAGTTGCTTTCATAAAAATATTATTTGGTGCACTCCATAACCAATTTCCAGTATTTTCTAAATAAGGAACAATTAAATTTCCTGTAAGTGTTCCACCTGTTAAAGGTAATTTAGTTGGGTCACTGGCCTCTGCTGTAATTGTTATATCTTGTGTTCCATCAAAAGCAACGCCATTAATAGTCCTTGCTGTTATTAATTTTGTTGCGCTTGTTGCATTTCCAATAAAATTAGTTGCTGTTATATTTCCATCGATACTACCACCTGTTAAAGGTAAGTATTGAGAAAATTTCTCATTTAAAATTCTTCCTGAATTTGCACTTAATGCACTAGAAGTGCTTGTGCTTGTAAAACCGTCTACTACTTCAATTAAGTCCGCTAATAATGAAAGAGGAACATATTGTCCAGTAGTTGGGTCTTTATATTTGATTACTGCCATTTGTTATTCCTCCTTTAAAAAACTTTTTTGAAATATATATCAAATGAGCCTTCTGCTCCCCAAGCTATATTATCAGTAACTTGTAATTTGATATTTTGTTCTGCACTTGCAGAAGTTCTAGCAATTCTAAAACGAACATTGTGTCCATTTGAGGCGTGACCAGCTTTAGACAGAGGTATTTCATCTGCTACACCACTGTTAGTAGACCCATTATGCCAAGCTACAATTCCTGCCATTTTTTCAGACCACAATCCTTGATTTTCACAGTTTATAGTTTGTATATAAATAATATAAACACCATCTGGTAAATGAGAACCTAAAATTCCTGTGTCATACCAAGTTTCAGCCTCAGTAATTTGAAGTGTGACTCTTTTACTATAATAAACATTATCACTGGTTAGTAAATTAGTTGGTACGACTCTATGTTGTATTGTTCCGTTAACATTTACTAATAACCAAGTATCTGTCGTATTTTCTGTACTTACGTCCCAAGTAAAACCATTAGTTTTTCCAATAAAATTTGGACTTTCTAAACTTCCAGTTAATGCGCCACCCGTTAATGGTAAATAATTATTTATTTTTTCATTTAATACTTTTCCTTGATTTGCACTTAAAGCATCTGTTTTACTCGTGCTTGTTAATTTATCTATAACAGTAGCAATTAATCCTGCTGACTGTCCAATTTTTTTAATTTTCATTAATTGCTACCTCCTTATTCTAAATTTAATTCATCATATACTAACAAATAAATTTTATATATTCTAAATTGTGCACCTGAGCCAAATAATGGAGAAACTTGAATCCAAGCATGATAATTTACAGGAGTTAATCTAGATATGTCAATATCTTTATTTATAGAAATAGCTCTAATTCCATCTGCTATAGACCCCCATCTATCTGCAAAAGCAAAATCTTCTCCTGATAAAACAGCTCCTGGAGTTTCTGGATTTTCAAAATCGTAATCAGAAAAACGAAGATATAGATAACTGTCAGGAATATGAGTATTAGTATACTCCATACATAAATCATATTTTCTAGTGAAACCTTCTTTTAAAGGAAATTTATCATCAATTTCTTCTATAATACTATATCTGATACCTAAATTATGGTATGAACCATTTTCTGTTCCATAATAATTTCCTTCCCATAAAATATATTCTCCAACTGGATTTTTACTTATTTGATTAAACAAATCATTAATTGTACCCGCATCATAAAAATTTTCATATTCTCCACTACTATTTAATATAGAAAGTTTTTTACTAATTTTACTATAAGGAACCCACTCAGTTGCAGTCAAACCTTTTTCAATTTGAATATTTAGAGGATAATTATTATAAGTTATCCCAGTAGTTGTTCTTATTTGAACTTGAATACTGTCAAACTTTGATAAGTCAGCAGTAAAAGTATAGCTATTTAAACCGTTCCAAAGTTCTTCATAAGCATCATAAGTATTAGTTCCATCTTTATAGCTACGAATAAAAATTATTAATTCATTTGTACTTGAAGCATTTGCAGAAACTGTATAAGTTTCTCCATTTTCTAAATCATCAAAAATTACATAAGAATTGGTTAAACTATTAGCTGTACCATTCATATAAACATTATCATTAACTACTGATAATTGTACTCCATCTAAAGAATCTCCATTAAAATCGGCAGGATTAAATAGATTTTTTCTTCCTACATTAAACCAAATTTCTTCTTTATTTTTGGGTGTATCAGCTTGTAAAGCGACTTCTACCTGCTCCACTTCTTCCCAATTTGCAGGAGCTTCCGTTCCATCGTAATCAACAATCGCGCCAACTGGCAAAGTGTCTCCAACTGGCTGAACGTAATCTGTTCCTACATCTTCAGAAGTGTCTATCCATATATTACTTCCATTTGTAGGCTCTGTATCAGACACGGTAACTGCGTCGAGAGTAATTATCTCCCACGCAGTTCCTGCTGCATTACTTATATATAAATCATCATTATATCTTAAAATTAAATTTTTATTTTTTGTAGTTATCGTAGGTAAACTATCAACATCTACAATACTATTAAAATTAGTAGCCTTTAGCTTTTCTAAAATATAAGCTAAATTATCTTGGCTAACGACTTTCATAATTTACCTCCTTCAGTTCTTATTCAGCTTGTGCAAATATATCGTCTATTTCAGCATTTGTTAAAGCTGTTAAATCACTTGTTTTAACATAACCACTTAAATCTAATTCAGTTGTTCCAAATAATTCCCAATTGTTGTTAACATATAAGTATTCGTCATAAATATTTGGATTTGAACCTGAGTTAGCTATTAAATAAATTGTACCTTTAACACCTGTTGTAGGTAATTCTGTAACTACTTGATAATCAAATTGAGTTACTCCTGCAATAGCTGAACTAATTTGTCCTGTTACATATGTTTTTGTAGCCATATCTGTTGTAGCTGTAGATATAGCATTATTCATTTGAGTTGTAGTAACTTTATCAGCTGTAGCTGCTGTTACTTTATCTGTAACTTGAGCTTCTGTTTGGAAACTACTATCATTTGTTAAATCACTTGTTTTTGTTGGAACTGTGATATTAACTATTTTATTATTAATCGCTTGTTCAGTTCCGTTAACTTGAATTTTTTCAATTAAGTTAACTTGAGCATTTGTTTCTACTCCAGCTAATTTAGTTTTTTCTGTAGTTGTGTAATTATTATCAGTATGAACATAACTTGCGTCTGTAACAAAGTTTCCATCATTATCTAAATCAGATAAAGCTGTTGGAACTTCAATATCAACACTTTTACTTGTTATTGTTTGCGCTGTTCCATTAACTTTGATTGTTTCTATTTTATTAACTTGAGCGTTTTCTTCAATTCCTGATAATTTTATACCTTGTTCAGAAACTTCTTCGTTAATTGCTGTCAAAGCTGTATTAACTTCAGTTTTTGTCATATATTCTGAATCATTTGTTAATTCAGAAACTTTTGTAGGTACTTTAATATCAACTGCTTTGTCTGTTATTGTTTGAGCAGTACCATTTACTTTAATACTTTCAATAGTATTAACTTGCGCATTTTCAGCAATTCCAGCCAATTTATTTTTTTCAGCTGTTGTATAATCATTTGTTGATAAACCTTTGCCAGAAACTTTATCAACTTTTCCACTTAAGCCAGTTGTTAATGCTTCATTTGTAGCATAATCTCCAGCTGCTTGAATTCCTAAATCGGCTAATGTATTATTTGTTCCTAATTCAACACCATTAATTTTTGGTTTATTAGTTAAATCAGCATAAACACCTGAGAAAGTACTGTCTCCAGCGTTCATTAATTTTTCTAACAATTCATTAGTTAAGTCGTTTGTAGATAATCCTTTACCTTCAACTTTATCTACTTTATTTCCTAACCAGCCTTTAATAGCTTTAACGACATAAAGTAAACCATTCTCGTCTAAATATCTCATTTAATTTCCCTCCTATATTGCGCTTTTTAAAATCTTTTCGATTTCAAAGTTACTTAAAGTAACCGCACCAAGTTCTTCAAAAGTTTTGTTTCCTTCTAAAACTACATCTTCTATACTTGGCTTATCTTTTAAATTGTCATAATCTGTTTCAACTTCTTGTTTTGTGTAAGTTGTACCAAATTTAACACTTTTATCTCCACTTCCTATAGTAACAGAGGCTTTATTACTTTTTACTACAACTGCCATAGCATTACCCCCTTTTTACTTTGAAGATATTATTTGCAGTTAGAGTATCTAATAAATAACCCTCTCTATATTGTTTTAAACTCCAAAGGTAAGTACCTTTAGAAAGTTTTGCACTTTCTTCTTTTGTCAAGAAGAAAATAAAAGAATCATCTTCAGAAAGTTCTATTTCTTTGTTAATTATTTCTTGATGTCTTACTGTTTTAATAATAACTTTTAAAATATCTCCGTCTAAAATCTCTCCTTTTTCAACATTTATAGGAAGTCTTTCACCATAGTCGCCTTCAAACATTGCGATGTTAAGACCGTTTATACTAAACATAGTATCCCTCCTATTTGTTTTCTAGTACTTCAATTCTTTCTTCTAATTCAATAATTCTTTCTTCAACCTGTTCCCATCTAGCATTACCAGCTGCCTTTTGGTCATCATAATTAGCTATATGGACAATGTTAGTTGTTAAGTCAATTACTACTGCAACAAGTAATAACATAAGAACTATAATAGTCTTGTGTGTATTATCTTTCATAACTAAATCCTCCTTACGACTAAAAGAGAAGACTTTAATTTTCTTCTCTATCTTTTTTAATTTCTACACTAATTTCATTTGATATTTCTTCTTTAAATAGGTTTAATAAATCTGCTTCTTTTAGTTCGATTATTTCTGGCTTTTTGTGTAAGAAAAGTTTTCTTTTCATATTTTCATAAAGCCACATTGAAAAAATCTCCTTATAAATAATTTTGTGGGTTTTTAAATTTCCCGTTAACAATAAATTCAATATGCAAATGTGGTCCTGTTGAACGACCAGTTGACCCTGAGCGCGCAATTATATATCCTTGCGCAACTTTTTGTCCTTTTTTAACTAATACTTTACTGTTATGTGAATAAGTAGTAACTACTCCATTAGAGTGTTGTATTTTTACTTGATATCCATAAGTTCCATTCCAACCTGCAAATGTGACTGTGCCTGCGGCAACAGCAAAAACAGGTGAATTTGAAGCTACTCCAATATCAAGTCCACTATGTAAAGTATATTTTCCAGTTGTTGGATGTGTTCTATATCCAAACTTAGAAGTAATTCTTGTTGAAGTTGTGGGCCAAATATATTTTTTATTTGAAGTTGTTCTAGTAGTTCCACTACGAGAAGTTGTGTTTGCATATTTTTTAATAACTTCAGATTTAGTTTTTGTAATTGTTTGACTATCAAAAACTAAAGTTTTATCTTCCGTTTTAAATTCTTCGATTGTAATTTCAGTTGACTTTTTTACATCATTTTTTAATTCTTTTACTAGCTTTTCAGCTTCTTCATTTGTTTGTACATAAAATTTAACTTCTTTGTTTACTTTTATTGAATAAATTATATATTCTTTTGTAAGTTGATTTTCTATAAGAATATAGTTGTCTATACTTTTTAGAAATTTTGTTTTTACAAAAACTCTTTCAAATTTTGGTTCTTCAGCTAAATATTTATTTACTTTTAAAGTTTCTTGAGAGTCTTGATTTATAACCTCATTATATACTTCATTGTATTCTTCAATTGTTTTGTAGTAGCCTATTAAATTATCATTATAAGTTACTTTATAATAAGGTTTAAAAAAGAGTAATGTAAAAAATAAAATAAATCCTGCAATTGTTAAAACACTGCTAGAAATAATTTTTAGCAGGATTTTTATATTTTCTTTCATATATTCACCTCAATTGTTTTTTATTAAAGCCAACTTAAATATTAATGTAAAGGTTCAACTTCTTTTCCCCTATACATTGTACCTGTTAATTCACCATTTAGATTTTTTAAAGTTTTTTCTGCGTCCATTAAAGTAAAATAACAAGCGTCCATAATACTATTTAAAACCGCATATTCTTTTTCTACAATAGTTGAAAATACACTACTAGATTCAATATCACTAATTGTATTTAATACATAATCGTGTCTTTTACTATTCCATAAATTGAATTTCTCAATTACAATTTCAGGTATTCCTTCTTCTTTCATTTTGATGCTAGAATCTTTAACAATTGCATTAGCTGCATTGTAATTACAAGCTAAGAAATTTTCTTCTGTAATATCTTTGCCTAATAATAATTCTACTTCTTCTTCAGCAGTTTTATAAAAAATAGTAAGAACTTCTCTAAAAATTTCAGTTCTAACAGGTCCACCTATTCTAGTAATTGGAAGTTTAGTATCTATAATACTATTAATCTTATTAGAAAAAGGATGCAGCGTTTTTAAACATTTGACTGAGTCATATTGTAATTCGTGTACTTCTGTGGTAACAGCTACAGTTGTAGTTTCAGATGGATTGTCTTTATTTTTTCCGCCATCTATTAGTTTAGAAAAGTATTTTACTAATAAATAAATAACTGCACCTATGATAGCAAGAGAAACTCCTGTATCTTGAATGACACTCATTATTTCCGTCCAAGTCATTCTAAAAACACCTCCAAAATATATTCTTCCATATATAAGTGTAACTTTATTTTGGAGAGAGTAAAAAGTTTTAATCAGTTAATTTCTCTAAATCTTTATTAACACCTTTAATATAATTTGTAGTAATAGAATTATAAATAGTTCCTTTAGTAACCGCGCGAGGTGGTAATTCCATTGAAAAACTTTTTAATTCTTCTCTTGTATATTTACTTGGTAAATCATTTTTTAATAAATAATCATTTAATATTTCTTGACTTCTGTCGCTCATATTAATATTTAAAGCTTTAATTTCATCTTCATATTTGTAATAATCTAAAATTTTATTTAAAAATTCTCTACTATAATCTTTAAAAATTTCTATATTTCCATTAATTTTCTTTTCAATTGCTTTTTCACTAAAAAGGGTATCTGTGTTTATTATTGCAAATTCATTTGTTGTTAAAATAGAATTTACAACTTTTAAAATAAAATCAAAATCATTGGCAAAATAAAAAATATTTTCACCTATAATAGCATCATTATAATCACCAGCATACCATAAATCAGCATTTATTCTTTTTTCATTTGCTTGAAACAATTTTAAAAAAGCAATATCCTCTAAAGTATTATTATTATAAAAAATAATTTTTTTACATTTTATTTTTCTAATAATACTATTTAATGCCTTAATTATATGATTAATTTCTTGTTCTATTGGCATATAATTTATATCATTTCGTATTAGCATTTCTTCCCTCTTTTCTTTCTTCAATTTTGTGTAGTATTCCTACGATAATTCCTAACCATACAGGTGATAAACATAAGACAATCATAGCTATTATCATATAATTTTCAATAAACCATTCTTTCATATGCAAAACTCCTTATATTTAGTTTGATTTAAGTATAACATAATTTATTTCAATTTTCAAGTTTTGCAATTTAATTATTTTTTCTTCCTTTTAAATAAACGCGCGTACGCACCTGCGCGAATATCATAAATAATAATAAAAGTCAAATTTATACTTTTGACGAGGTTTGACTTTTAATTCGGCGCTTGTTATAATTAAATTAATATTTTAAAAAGGAGTTTTATATGACAAATTGTTGTAGAAAATGTATGAAAATTTTTTGTGAAAATAGAGATAATATTGAAGACTGTCCTGACTGTGTTTCGGAAGTTTATTTAATGTTACAAAAATTAATGAAATTGGAGGGAAATAATGTCAACAAAAATAATTTTGGGAAAGCAAGCAAAAAACTTTTTTAAAATAGCAGGAGAATTAGAAATTGATAAAATTATTATTGATGATAGAGATTTATCTGCAACTGCAATACTTTATCAAGCTTGTTTAGATATCCTAAACGATGGTAATCTTTTAAGGCCTGTTCATAGTCATTTGTATAATAAGGACAAAAAAGAATTGCGTTTCTTTTCAAATGATGAAAATATGGAAGATTTTATAAAAAAGGAGAATGAAAATGATACTAGAAAATCTACAAAATAATGACCCAGAAATTTGGGCACATATTCAAAACGAACTAAAGAGACAACAAGACACAATAGAATTAATTGCATCAGAAAATATAGTAAGTAAAGCAGTTATGGAAGCAATGGGTACTGTATTAACAAATAAATATGCAGAAGGCTATCCAGGAAAAAGATACTATGGTGGATGTGAACATATTGATAAAATAGAACAATTAGCTATTGATAGGGCAAAGAAACTTTTTGGCGCAGAGCATGCAAATGTACAACCCCATTCTGGCGCACAAGCAAATATGGCTGTTTATCAAGCATTATTACAACCAGGCGACACGGTTTTAGGAATGAGTTTACAAAATGGTGGACATTTAACTCATGGCTCACCAGTTAATCAAAGTGGTAAATTGTATAATTTTATTCCTTATGGTGTAAATCAAGAAGGAGTTATTGATTATAATGAATTAAGAGATTTAGCTTTACAACACAAACCAAAACTTATACTTGCTGGCGCGAGTGCATATTCAAGAGAAATTAATTTCGCTTTAATAAAGACAATTTGTGATGAGGTTGGAGCATTATTTATGGTAGATATGGCTCATATTGCTGGATTAGTTGCTGCAGGATTACATCAATCACCTGTTCCATATGCAGATGTAGTAACAACTACAACTCATAAAACTTTAAGAGGACCTCGTGGTGGACTTATTTTATGTAAAGAACAATGGGCAAAGAAAATTGATAGTGCGGTTTTTCCTGGAACGCAAGGTGGACCTTTAGAACATATAATAGCCGCTAAGGCAGTGTGTTTTAAAGAAGCATCAAAACCGGAGTTTAAAATCTATCAAGAACAAATCATAACTAATACAGCTGTTTTAGCTGAAACATTAGCAGCAAATGGTTTCGATTTGATTTCGAATGGTACTGATAATCATTTAATTTTACTTGATTTAAGAAATAAAAATATAACAGGCTTAGAAGCTCAAGAAAGATTAGAAAGAATTGGAATTGCTACTAATAAAAATGCGGTTCCAAATGATACTCAACCACCAATGATTACAAGTGGTTTAAGGTTAGGTACAGCCGCAATCACTTCAAGAGGTTTTACTGAAGAAGAGGTTAAACTAATTGGTGAAATTATAGCCGCTTGTTTAACAGGAAATAAGAAATATAGTGAAAATGATTTAAGAATAACAACTTTAAGTTTATGTAAAGACCACCCAATTTATTAGAAGGAAGTGACTAAATTGTCCAAGAAAAATTCTAAAGCTAGAAAAAAATTAGAACAAATTTATGGCGAAGGTTGTTTTATGGAGCGTGCAGGAATAAGAGAAGTGCACGGTTATCGTAAAGATGCACATCAAATGACTTATCACCATATGAGACATAAGTCTGAAGGAGGAAAGGCAACTGTTGAGAATGGCGCGAATTTAGCGCTTGAAAACCATCAGTTCCTTCATTCACTTCCAAGAATGGAAGAAGAAAAAATAAATAATCAAATAAGACAATGGAAAATGAATTTTGTTACAATGAAGGGAGATGGAACTGTTGAATATTCTGGTTCAATAGATTTTCCAGATTTGACAAATGACGAAAATTGTATTATAATAGATTTACAAGATACAATTCAAGAAGAAAAAAGAGAATTGCGTCTAAGTAAGAAAAAGCAAAAGTTTAATCGTGCTAAAGTAAAAAGAGAAACACAAAAATTTATAGAAGAAGAATTATATGAAGAAGATATTGAATTATAAATCTTTTGCGAGTCAAAGGAGGATTTATGATTAAAAGATTACTTATTGTTTTAATTCTTTTAGGAATTTTAACTATGGTTTTTCTTCATTCACAAAGAACGGTTGAATGTTGGTGGGGAATAATGTATCCCACGCTTTCCTATACCACTTTCGAAGATGATGAAAGAGATACGAGAGTTTCTTCAACAGAGCCACATTATATTTATTTACCTAAAAATCAAGTTGAAGAACCTGTTAAAATCAAATTCATTTTTGTTGAATGGTTAAAAGAATTATTTTAGAAAGGAGAATTAGTATGAGTAAAGTTTATTTTATTGCAGATACGCACTTTGGTCACGACAGAATAATTGGAATTTGTAATAGACCTTTCACTAATGTTGAGGAGATGAATACTCAATTAATTCAAAAATGGAATAATAAGGTATCTGATGAAGATACCGTCTACATATTAGGTGATTTTTGTTTTAAAATGAATAAGCAAGATGCAATTAAAGTTTTAAAACAATTAAAAGGTAAAAAAATTTTAATTAGAGGAAATCACGACAAATATGCTGGTCAGCGTGATTTTGACAGTTGTTTTGAAAGAATTTGTGATTATACACAAATCACAGAAGAAGGACAACAAATTATTTTATGTCATTATCCAATTATTGATTATGCAGGAATGTATTACGGCGCGAAAATGATTTATGGACATATTCATAATAAATATATTCCACATAAAGATATGTATTGTGTAAGCGTAGAATGTGTAAATTATGAACCAGTTAGTCTATTAGAAATTTTAGAAATTTATAAAAATAAAGAGGTTGAAACTCAAATTGATTGGGCTAAACCATTTTAGGAGGATTTTATGGAAGAAAACACAAATAATGAAGAAGTTATAGTTGATGAAACTAATGGACAAGAAGGAGTAAATGAGACAGCTGAGCCAGCAGATAGTTCTGTAGCTGAAAACACTTCTGTTATTAGCGATGAACCAACTGAAGAACAATTAGCTTTTCAAGCAAAAGTAGAAGCTTTAGGATTAGAAAAAGGCGATGTTGTAGTTTTTAGAAATGGAGAAATTGGTAGAATAGATGCTACAAGTTTCGAATTAAAAGAAATGATTTATAGAATTTATGTAAAATTTGGTGTATCAATTGCAACATTAGATGAAAATTTAGTAAGTATGAATGGCGATAAAAGATATGATGTTCAAAAGATTCTAAGCTCAGATTTTACAACTGTTAAAAAAGAAATTGAATTTACAGAAGTAGTTTTAACAAAAGAAGAAGCAGAAGCTAAATTAAGTGAAGCAGAAGGACAAACAGTAATAATTGAATAATAGAAAGGAGACAATATGTCAAATTCAAAAAAATTAAGTAAAGCAAAAGAAGCTGAAATTAGAGCATTTTTATACGGAGTAGCACTTCAAGGTTTTGCCAATACTCATATTGGAACAGAACCTGTTGTTAAAGGTCGTCTAATTGAACTCGAATATGAAGGAAATACTTATTATGCAACTTTAAATATAACTTTACACAATCCTGAAAAATTTGATGTTGAAGAAGTTAGACAAGAATATTTAACAAAGTTAGAAGCTGCTGCACAAAGAAGCGCTGAAAAAGCAGAAAGAGATAGAAAAAGAATAGAAAAATTAAGTAAATAAGTTTGCAACGCGCGAGGATTATAAGAGGTATAATATTTATATATATGCTACACCAAACCAAGCGGTTAGATTCGCGCGACAAACTTTATATATGGGGGTATATTTGGTTTCGACCCTTATTGGAGATAAAAATAAGCAAGTAGTGGTCAGACAGGACACTTTAAAAGTCTGAAAAAAAAATAAAAGCAAACGGTTTAATAGCTGCCTAGGCAGTAATTTAAATATATCACCTCCTTTCTCGAAGTATTAAAAGGGCAAAAGTATTTTTAATGGCTATAATAAAATACTTTCACGGAAGAACATAGCTAATTAAATTTAAAAGATTTTGTTTATTTTTCTTTAATTTAATTTGTTACATAAAATAAACTAAACTTGTAGAAAATTTTTGTTAAAGGTAAGTGGCACAGCAGTTCGATTCTGCTTACCTCCACCAAAGAAAAGGCGCACACAGCATTAAATCCGCCGAATAGGCACTAAATTTGGGATTTAGCAATTTGCGCCTTGTTTTTATAAAATTGACTTTTATTTTAAAGCGTGTTATAATAATTATAAGAAAATAAATAAAGAAAGAAGTTGATTAATTATGAAACAAAGTACAACAGAAACAAGATTGTATTGCCCAAGATGTGGAATGGTTCACACGATTTTTAGAAAAACTGCAAAACAAAAGAAAGCAGGACACTATAAAAATTTTTATTGCTATAAATGCGCACATACTCATAATCATATTGAGTTAAAAGAAAACTCTTATTCAAAAGAAGAATTAGCTCAAATGGTTGAAATAATGAAAAAAGAAAATAAATTTTAAATGTCAAGGTACTCAAGCTGGTGAAGAGGACGCACTGCTAACGCGTTAGGTCAGTAAAATGGCGCGTGGGTTCGAACCCCACCCTTGACGCCAATTAGAAAGGTAGTGAGTAAAATGGATATTGATGATGCTAAAAGAAAATTCAAGGATTGTAAAAAGTGTAAACATTTTTATGATTTAGACTTTGATGGTTTTCATACTCTTTGTGCAGAATTACATTGTCATCTTTGTGCGGGAAACAGTGGTTGGTGCATTGATTATGAAGAAGGAGAAGCTCCAAAAGGAAAAGAAAAAGGAAGTTATAAATAGAAAGGTGGTTAATTATGCCTAAAAATATAATGAAATTTGAATTAGTAGATAATACAAGAAAAAATATATATAATGAAAGTTGCAAAATGGAGAAAGCTTGGTATGGAGAAGAGTCAGATGGACAAATAATGAGTATAGACTCATATTATACAATGTGTAAAGAATTTGCAGCTGCAATGGGATTTTGTGAAAGCACAATAGAAGAGTGGTTTGGTGATTATTAATGGATTACAATTTAACTGAAAAACAACAACAAGGATTAGACATTTGTATAAAAAGATATTTTAATGATGAACTTTATACAATAATAGCTGGTTATGCAGGTACGGGAAAATCTTATTTGGTTAACGCAATAGTTGATAAATTTGGTTTTAAAGAATATGAAATAGCATATGCTTGTTATACGGGTAAAGCCGCGCTAGTGTTACAAAAGCAAGGTAAAAATGCTATAACTTTACATAAGCTATTATATAATTCCTATCCAAATGGTTTTGGAGGGTTTATTCATCGTCCAAAATTAAAGTTAGATTACGATTATAAATTAATCATTGTAGATGAAATTTCAATGTGTCCAAAAGAATTATGGAATTTATTAATGAAACACGGAGTATATGTAATTGGTTTGGGAGACCCATTTCAATTACCTCCAATCGGCGATGGGCTTAATTTATTAGATAATCCTCATATATTTTTAACAGAAGTTATGCGTCAAGCGCTTGATAATGATATAATAAAATATTCTATGGAATTGCGCGAAGGTAAAGAATTAAAGCCAGGAATCAGAGGTAAAAACATACAAACTTATAGTAAAGATGAATTGACAACTGGTATGATGTTATGGGCAGACCAAATTCTTTGTGGGAAAAATACAACGAGGCGAGATTTGAATAAACAAATGAGAGAGCTACTAGGCAAAAAAGATATAATAGACGACAATGAAAAATTAATTTGTTTAAAAAATTATTGGGAATTTCCTTCTTATAAAGAAACTTTTTTAGTTAATGGTTTAATTGGTGAAGCAACTAATATAACTCTTTATAAAGGTTTAAAACGAATTAATACAGATTTTAAAATAGAAAATAATGACTTTTTCAGAGGTTTGGTTTTAGATTATAAATTATTGGAAACAGGAAATCCTACAATTGTTAAAAATGAAAAAGGTAAAATAATACCTAGTGGAAAAATTGAAATGGATTATGGTTATGCTATTACTGTTCACAAAGCACAAGGTTCTCAATTTGATAAGGTATTAGTATACGATGAACATTTATATAATGAAGAAAACCATAATAGATGGTTATATACAGCCATTACTCGCGCTGTAGATAAGGTGGTAGTAGTAATATGAAAATAAATAAATATTTAAAAAAATTAGGATTAAAACAATATGATATGCCAGGATATTATGATGAAAAATTAGAAAATCATCCTCATTTGTGTGATACTCCTGGCGCGGACATAAGAAATAAAGAAGATAAAGAAGGTTTTTGTGGGTATGAATTTTTTAATTTGGGAGATACTTTAGATTTGTATATTTATTCTAAATTATGTTGGTTTAGAGAACATTGCGCAGATATAGTGACTCCAGGCTGTTTTTGTTCTTATCATACACAATCCGAAAAACAAAGACAAATGTCTCACAAAGCTTGGTTAAAAACATTAGATGAAATAATTGAAGGTTTTCGTATTTCAATTGTTGGTTTTACAGAAGGACAGGAAGGAATTGAAAAATTAAAAATTCAAAAAGCTCGTCACTTACTAGCAGAATTTTGGGATTGTCTTTGGTATTAAATGCATCCGTCGCCAAGTTGGCTAAGGCCCTGAGCTGCAACCTCAGTATCGTAGGTTCAAGTCCTACCGGGTGCTCCAATTTGACTTTTACTTTAATTTGAGTTATAATAAATTAAAGGAAGTGAGAAGAATGAATGTTTTATATGTAGATGATTTAAGAATGCCTAAAGGACCTTATAGTTTTGACCATATTGCAATTGTTAGAAATTACAACGATGCTTTAAAAAAGATGGTTACAGAAAGATTTGACGCAATTGATTTAGACCACGACCTTGGTGAAGATAAAACTGGTTATGATATAGTTAAATTTATAGTAGAAAAAGGTTTTAATTTTCAAACTATATATATTCATACTGCAAATCCAGTTGGTAGGCAAAATATGATAGATTTATTACAAAAACATACAAGGTCAAGAATTGTAGTTTATTTTTAAAAAGTTGATTTTAAATTAAATTTATAGTATAATTAAATTAATAAATAAATAGGGCTCACACAGCAAAGTATTTTATCTTATTAGGTAAAAGAAGAATTTTGTAAGTTACATTTACAAAATATCCAAAAATGTGCTACTTTTGTAGCTCCAAATGGATTTAATGTGTTGTTTGCTTCAAGGTGCGGCGAGCCCAGTAAAATGCCAAAATCCTTGAAAACAATACATAAGGGACACACAGCAAATTAACTTCGGTTAAAACAATTAATAGTCTTTAAGACTATAGGAAGCAGTAAAATGAGGCATAGAACAGTAAATTTGCATTGCGCAGGTTTACTATGTATCTGAGCCGAGACTGTTGCGAGTACTGGTTAATGTCCCTAGTCGTTATATTGACAAGTACTCTATACACAGTTTTAATTAAGTTTATAATTTGTGGACATACAGCAATTTTATAATATTTTGGTTCTGATTTACAATCTGAAAAATAAATATTAGTCCGCAGTTTTAGAAAGGCACATACAGCAATTATACTTTCAAAAAGTTGGTTATCCTTGGTTCAATTCCAAGTCTTCGAGCCATTTCTTTCGAGGAATATTTGAGTGCCTTGTTTTATTTTAAAATAAGAAAATGGAGGTTTAGAATGGAAGATATATTTTTAGCAAGTTTAAAAAGAGAGACAAATGAAGCAATTACAGAAAATGGAGCATTAGCTTTTAATTCAACAAATTCAAGTTTATTAGATTTATTTGGTACAATTGGCGCACTTAGAAATAGACCTTCATCAGACGTAATAGATAAATTCACAAAAGCATTTTCAGAAGATAAATTATTAGCTATGAAAATGTTATTTTATGCAAGAAATATTAGAGGTGGATTAGGAGAAAGAAAAGTTTTTCGTACTATAATTCATTATATGGCAAATGTTCACCCTGATGTTATGAAGAAAAATATTAACTTAGTTCCTTTTTTTGGAAGATGGGACGATTTATATGAGTTTGTGGGAACGTCATTAGAAGATGATGCGTTTGATTTTATTACTGTTCAATTAGCTATAGATGAGACTTTTATGGCTCATAATAAACCTATTAGCTTAATGGCAAAATGGTTAAAATCAACTTCTGGAGTTTCTGTTGAGTCTGCTAAATTAGGTAAGTTAACTGCTAAAAAATTAGGTTTAACTTATAAAGAATATAGACAAAAATTATCTAAATTAAGAAGTTATTTAAATATAGTAGAAACTAATATGAGTAATGATAAATGGAATGAAATCATTTATCGTGAAGTTCCCGCGCTAGCTATGAAAAAATATAGAAACGCATTTAAAGAACATAATTTAGTAGAATTCAAAGAGTACATTGAAAAAGTTAAAAAAGGTGAAGAAACTATTAAAGCCGCAACTTTATATCCATATAATATTATGGAAAGTGCTGGTTTAAGAGATGACTATAATGGTAAATTAAAATTAAGAACTTGGGACGAAATATTGGAAGAACAATGGAAAGCTTTACCTAATTATGTTGAAGGAGAAAACAATATAATGGTTATGGCTGATACTTCTGGTTCAATGTCTGGTAGACCTTTAGCTACTTCTGTTGGTTTAGCAATTTATTTCGCTGAAAGAAACCAAGGTCCTTATAAAGATAAATTTATTACCTTTGCAGGAGAACCAAAATACATTGAACTAAAAGGTACAAACTTAATGGAAAAAGTAGCTTGTATTCCTGAAATTAATACAAGAAATACTAATATAGAAGCAGCTTTTAATTTAATTTTAGATACTGCTATTCATAATAATTTACCACAAGAAAGTCTACCAAAAGCAATTGTTATAATTTCAGATATGGAATTTGATAGTGCGGCTGACACAGATGCTTACAACTATTGGAGACGCTCAAGCTCAAATGAAGTAACTGAAAAACATAATAAATTAATGGAAGACTTAAATAATAAGTTTAGTGTAAATGGCTATAAAATGCCAAAAATTATATATTGGAATGTTGATTCTAGAAATGATATTTATCACGCAACTTGTGAACAACACAATGTTGCTATGGTAAGTGGTCAATCTACATCTACATTTAAAACTGTATTAAAGTCAATAGATGAAGATGCGTTTGAAATGATGATAAACACTTTAAGCGACCCAATGTATGATTTAGTTGAAGTATAAAATTAAAAGAGAGTTTTTCTCTCTTTTAGTTAATATATATTTAAAAGGAGTTTTTTGTATGGACAATTTTTATGATGACCATCGTTGGCATTGGTGGCATTGGTTAATTCTTGTTCTTGCTATATTAGCTGGGTTAGGTTTAGCTTATACTTGGATAAATAATTATGATATAGTAAAGAAAGATAATCAATCATATGTCAATGGAATTGAAACAACAATAGAACATCCAATAAATACAACAGAAAATGCAGTAAATGATATAGTAAAATAACAAACTGGCGCGATTACAACTTAGTTTTCGCGCCTTATTTATTAAAGTTTGATTTTTAATGGAAATTTTTGTATAATTATATTATAAATAAAAAATATATACTCGGTTAGCTCAGTAGGTTAGAGCGCACGCCTGATAAGCGTGAGGTGGCTGGTTCGATTCCAGCACTGAGTACCATTTTTATAAAGGAGAAATATATGGATAAATATAGTAAAACAGCATATTTTCATTTACCATTTAATTTTGAATATTTAAAATTATATGAAAAAGTATTAGAATTGTATGAAACAAAACCAGAATTATTTAAAGATAACGTTAAAATAGGTTCTTTTTATGGCTCTCCTAATGGCGCTATTTGGAATGGTGGAAGAATGTTTGCAGGTTCTATATTAAAAAAACAATTAGAAGAAGTTAGAGATTGGTTATATTCTTATAATATTCCATTTCGTTTTACTTTTACCAATTGTTTAATTGAAGAGAATCATTTGAATGACACTTATTGTAATAATATTTTAGATATTTTTAACAATGGTAAAAATGAAGTATTATGTAATGTAGAATTATTAGAAAATTATATAAGAAATAAATATGGTGATAATTACAAATATATTTCTTCAACAACAAAAAGATTAGTTGATAAGAAGCAACAGCAAAAAGAAATAACAAAAAATTATAGTTTAGTTGTATTAGATTATGATTTTAATAAAGATTTTGATTTTTTAAAAACGATTAAGGAAAGAAATAAATGTGAAATTTTATGTAATGCAGTTTGTGTAGCAAATTGTCCAAATAGAGTTCAACATTATAAAAATATTTCTCGTTGTCAGTTATTAAATGATACAGATGATTTATTAGAATGTAGTGAAACAGGAAAAAGATTTTGGCAAATCCACGAAAATAAAAATTTTATTTCAAATAAAAATATTGACCGTTATCTTCAAATGGGATTTGAAAATTTCAAACTAGAAGGAAGAACAGCACATCCACTTGATTTAGTAGAAATTTTTGTTTATTATTTATTTAAGGACAGCAAAGCTGGAATAGTAAGAGAAATTTTACAGGAGGTAGTATGGTAATGAAAGAAATTTTAGGATTTAAATACAACAAACAAGAGTTAAATGATGATAGTAAATGCCCAAATTGTGGATATGATTTAAATTTACCAGTTGGTATGGTTACAACAAACTGGTTTTGTACAAAACATTGGGATTTATATACTTGTGGTAAATGTAATTTACAATGGCGAGTAAGTAAAAAATAAATAGAAAGGAGATTTTATGTTTAGAAGAAAAAAATTTAAGTTTACTTTTCATAAAAGATGGCTTGAAGGAAGAGATAATGAGCATTACAAATTGATTACAGATAGTGAAATTTGTTCTCAAACTATTGAGTATGCGCAGGCTTATAATTTAGACATAAAAACTATATCTTTAAGTAATTTACATAAATGTGTAATAGTATTAAAAGGCGATAGAAATGATTATTTGTATTTTGTAAGAAAATTTGTAGAAGGAAATAGTAATTATATAGAACAAATTTATTTTTAAGGAAGTGAAAAGTTCAAATGAAGTGTGATAGTTTAGAAATGTTAATTAGACAAATATATTATGGAATAATGCAAGATAGTTATGATAGACAAATTGAAATGAGTTTTGATAATCAAGAAATTATAATGACAGTTTTTGAAAATGAAATTCCTATAAAAATTCATTTTGAAGATGTATATTATGAAGATGGTACAAAACATAATAAATTAACGGCTGAAGTTTATACTGAATTATGTAGAGTAAATATAGGCGCAGGCTGGTTAAAAGAATTAGATGATATATGTCGTTTAATTGAAGAAAATGAACATATATTTAGAGTATTATTTGAGAAAGGAAGTAAGAAAAATGGTTAAAGTTCAATTTAAAAACACTTATGAAAATATATATAATGGTAGAGAATATTACTACAAAGACTTCGATGGTGTTGAAATTGGAGATATAGTTGTAGTTAATACTCGTAGTGGTTACGCAATCGCGCGAGTTAGTGATATTAATTGCACTAATTTTGTGGGCGATACTGATAGATTAGCTACTATTGAAAAAATAGTAATTACTAAAAAAGAATTAGATGAAAAAGAACAGTTAGAAAAAGAAAAACAAATAAGAATAAATAATTTTGTTAATGAAGCAAAAAGAAAAGCTTTATTAGGACATTTAAGTGATTTTACAACTGACGAGAATTTCTTAAAAGAATTAGCATCTTTGTCTTTGGTTGAGTTAGAAACAATTTCAAATTTATTATCTTTATAAAAGGAGGTTCATATGAGTAAAACTAATGCTGATAAAAAAGTAAACAGATATGTTAAAAATTTAAATAGATGTATAGCTAAAGATGTTTTTGGTGATAGATTTTTTCTAAGACAGTACCAAAAAACTAGATATGATGGATTAGAATATTACTTATATGAAATGATAGATAGAGTTGACCCTACAAGAAATAAAGTAATTCATCATTGGTTTTCTAAATTTGAAATTTTAACTTTTCATAATTTAGATATGGAAATAAATGATTTTATTGTTTATTCTAATTTTTGGAAAGAATTTAAAAAGTAAAAATTTGATTTTCATTTAAAAATATAGTATAATTATATTATAGAAAAAAGAAAAGAGGTACTTAATATATACGCATTAAGTTAAATGTGAATAGCGATAAGTTCTAGCCTCTCTGCCATAGTGGGTACAATCGGCGAGGTAACTCTTAAAGATATCCAATAGATGTCGTCGTTTCAATTATGAGTAATATAAAGGATTGGCTATGGAAGTTTATATGGCCCGTTGGGCAAGTGGTTAAGCCACCACCCCTTCACGGTGGAGTCAGCAGTTCGAATCTGCTACGGGCTACCAACATATGTTAGCGTTTGAGTCATATGCTATAAGGGATATATACCAATGGCTCACCATATGCCGTCTGTCCGGGTGGTGAGGGCGCTGCCTTGAAAGCAGTTGGTCTGAAAGGGCTTGCAGGTTCGAATCCTGTGGACGGCGCCAATTAAAAGTTGATTTATATTACAATTTGCATTATAATATAAATATAAATTAGTTGAGAAAGCTCGTAAGCTAATTGGGTAGCTAACCTTGCTATATGTAAACTGCAACTCGAGCAATGCAGGTCTCTAATGAGCCGAGAAAATGAAGTAGTGGAAGTCATGAGCCATGAATAAGTATCTCGCTATAATTGCAGTAAACTTTCTCGTAAAATCATAGGGAGGATTTCTAATTTCAGTCATCTTATGCGACATTTAGGGGACATAAGAGTAGTAGGTGGTCTACTTCAAAACCACATTTAAATGGCCTACTCGTTCAACGGTTAGGATAGCACACTGTCACTGTGCAGACAAGAGTTCAACTCTCTTGTAGGTCGCCAAGTGCTTTATTCACAGAGCAACAAACAAATGTGAAATGACCTATCATTAAATAGGCGTGAGATATTTAATAGTTTGACTGGCAGAGGCGCGATAAAAAAACAAACTATTATTATACGGGGAATTAGCTCATCTGGCTAGAGCGACTGCCTTGCACGCAGTAGGTGGCAGGTTCGAGTCCTGTATTCTCCACCATTAAAGCCGTTCGTTGGAAAACACACTTTCGTCTGCAATATGCAGCCCAACGACTGTAACAGATATGTTAGCGACTGTGTGAATTGGTCTATAGGCTAACCAATTAGACTCTTGGATGTGCATAGTTACCTGCAAAGGTAAGAGGGAAGAAGAACTATGTCGATTATGGGTCACTAGCTCATCTGGTAGAGCACATCCCTTTTAAGGATGGGGTAGAAGGTTCAAGTCCTTCGTGACCCACCAGCGCAGAGATGCGGTTCCTCTCTAAAAGGCCGCAAAGGAGTATACCCTTTCTTTATTCAAATTTGTCAAGCGAAGGTTCGAATCCTTCCTGCCTGGGAAACTGGGCGGTGGCAGAGAGGAAATTGCACTCCTTCTTAATGAAGTGAGGTCTTGCAAGTTTGACTTTCTATAAAAATTGTTATATAATTATATTATAGAAAGAAAGGAAAGTGATTAAAGTGATAGAATATTTTTGGGAATATGAATATAAGTTTGGCGAATTTTTACAAAAGATTTTTCCTAATACTTATAAAAGAAAATACTCTATGACAGGAAATGGAATTTATAATTTGGTAATTGTAAACGAGAAAGTTTATGAAATTAAATTATCACAAGCAGCTTCAATGTTAGAAGATAATGGTAAATTTACAACAGATAATTTAAAAAATAAAATTATTCAAAATATAATTAATAACTTAAACGAAGGTACAAAATATACAGTTAATAATGGGAAAATAACTTTCAAATTAGGCAAATTTGTAGCAAAAGTTGAAGTAATAAAGAAAGTAAAAATGCCCGAATAATTTAAAAAAGAAAGGAAGTATTAAAAATGGCAGTTAAAAAAGATGTAAAACCAGTACAAAAAGTGGAAAAATTAATAAGACAAAAAATATTAGTTCAAGAAGGCGGACGCATGAATTCTGATGTGCCTTGCACAACAGTTTATACAGAATTTGTAGAAAGTGCGAAAGCTGCTAAAGTTAGAGTAGAAGAATTAAGAAAAGAATATCCTAATTGCTCAATTTGTTATTTTTCTGTATAACATACATAAGGTGAGTGAAATGCGAAACAGCCTGTAATATGCGTTAGTTTACTAACCAAGCGGCTCTTGTAGCGAGAGAGTGTCAGCGAAGTATAACCAGTAGCGGCTCACCAACAAATTTAATTTACCGAACGGTTCGAGTCCGTGACTGCCGGGAGACTGTGGAGGAGCTGTGAAAATCAGCTATAGGAAAGGTAAATTAAATTCAAATGACCTTAATGTACTTACCTCCTCGTGGTAAGGTCGGGTAGCTCTAAAAAGTACAAAAACAATAATTGTTATGGCTGAATGCGCTATCAACGGCGTAAGGCACAGACCGAAGAAGTTGGAAGTGACTTCAAGTGAAATTCGATGGAAATATATTAGAGGTTTGGTTTCAAGAGTAATCTAACCGTGAGAAATTTAGGCTAAGCGGACACTCTGGCGAACTTGCTATTGCAAGACGAGTTGGGGTTGGGTTGAAAGTCGTGGCTTAGGCGCTAGCAGTAAAAGATTCCCAAGATGAAGATTGATGGTTATCTTTACAGAGTTGAACTGTTAGTTAGGGGTATTCTGGAATCCCTTATAGAGTAATCTATTACTAATAAAGTGTAACGAGGGCAAGTTAGGTTGAGATATGTAAAATTATTGTCAAAAGGTTTAACAGGAGATGCTTTCCTTTAAAAATAAAGCTTCTCACTTTTTATATGCAGGTATGGTGTCAGCGGCTAGCATCACTGCCTTCCAAGCAGTTGGGGTCGGTTCGAATCCGACTACCTGCTCCACACTTTATAGCAAGTCAAGTGGAATTCATTGTCTTAATAAGAGCTTGATACTACTATAATTTTAATAAACGCTGTGACGCACACAGAAAAACGCTGGTTAGGCGGAAATTCTAACTTGGCGGAGACACATCTCTTACGCGCTATGAGTTGGAAACAGGTTTCGCGTATAATAAGTTAGAACCTGTTACTCTTTTTATAGTCCCATAAGTTGTGAACGAGTGATGGACTTTAAAAACCCACTCGGTAAGTTATAGGGAATTAGTGTTAACGGTTAGCATAACGGTCTCCAAAACCGCAGGTCTGAGTTCGAATCTTAGATTCCCTGCCATTTATAAGAGGGTTGAGAGTAGCCACCTCCCTCAAAAGTAACAAAGCTAGTTACATAATAAAAGCATTCTAGATGCAGGTGGTGAATCCTTATATGGCGCGATAGCTTAGTAGGCAAAAGCAATCGGCTCATACCCGATAGACCGTAGGTTCGACTCCTACTCGCGCCACCACCGAGGTTCGGATTAACCGATAATTCAGCTTGAAGTAATTAATCGGCTTAATTATACGAGGATAATCGAGTGAATTCTGACTCCGATAAATCTCCTCGGACCAATTTGGAATCTATCAGTCGGGTATCTAGTAATGGGATACTAATGATATAAGATAGCAAGAAAAGATGCTCAAAAGGCGGTGAGATAAGAGGGCTCTGCGACGAGGGTCTACCGCAATCCATAATCCACCCAGTAGTTGAAAAGGAATTAACGCCAGAATATAAACTACCTTCGCCAACAGCGATGAAACATACGCGTCAAATGGGGAATGATAGCAGGTTAGCATCAAACCGTATGTGGTAATAAACTCTTATTAGTGGGCCGAGGGGCGCACTCCAAAATAAATTTCCTATTTTCCTATGTGAAAGGAGTTTCTATGAAAGTTATTAAAGAAGGTTATCTTCCACCAGAAAATAGAGTGGAGTGTGAAAAATGTGGTTGTATTTATGACTATGAACCATCTGACTTAATTAAAGAAACTTGTAAAAGAAAAGAAATAGATGGTACATTATATATGACTGAATGGGAAGTAGTCGCAGAAATTGAAACTGTAACTTGTCCAACTTGTGGTGTGAAGCATTTAATAAAAAACACAATAAAAGAATATAAACAAGTGCCATTTTGGCCTGAATAGGAGATGATAGTAATGAGTAAAATTACGGACGCTTTCTAATGGGGTAAAACCTCATAAGGAGGCAAATTATGAGTAGAAGTTATAAAAAATATCCTTTTTGCAAAGATAGAGATAGTAGCAAATGGGGTAAAAGATATTGTAATAAAATTGTTAGAAAAGCAAAAGATGTGCCTAATGGTAAGGCTTATCGTAAATTGGTAGAACCTTGGGATTTTATCTATGATTATTCTTTTTCACAAAGCTGGAAAGAATATAAGAACTGGTTAAAACAATGGCACTATGAAGAAACTGACAATGATTATTATGATTGGTTTAAAACTTATAAAAGAAAATGAGGCTGGTATATGATACCGTAAGAGAATCTGGGATTAATGATTAGTCTGCTCCAGACACCCTCTTTTATATGGAACGGTAGCTCAGTTGGTAGTAGCACGGGACTGAAAATCCCGGTGTCGATGGTTCAATTCCATCTCGTTCCACCATAGATTATTTAAAGGTTACTTGGTCACCCTTAATTCTTACCTTTCTAGAAGGTGAAATCAAGTTCTGCAAAGCTAGCAAAAAGAATTAAATAATCTAACCACGGCCACAAAGGTAGTTTAGTACCTGCCGACTCAAACTGCGTGTTTAAGGTAATCGCGCAGGACGACATGAAAACCTTACTAAACTAACGGGTTAGGCTTATAGAGTTGATTGGTTCCTGTGAAATAAAGAAAAATGTAACTCTCACCATTTATCCGAACGTAGGGGAAGAGGGACCCCGCCTGTTTTGGGAACAGGACGTTACTGTAGCTTCGAGCGCTACCGTTCGGACCAATAGGTACCACTATGGTGGTTAAATAATAAAGACATAAAGTAGAGCCTATGTGCGGTCGTGGCAGATTCCACATTATATGGTCGCTTAGTATAAGCAAAGAGAACAAAACTTATACACTTCGCCTATGTAGCTTAGATGGTTAGAGCGCTATTTATAGAGACACAGGTTCAAATCCTGGCTTAGGCGAAGTTTAGAGTTAGAGATGTACCTAATCCGTGGCACGGGAGGATGCCGAAAAACCTCTGGATATTAGATTTTCACATAAAAGAAAATCCAGTACATAAATTACAGCCTCCTAGTGAGCCTTTATAGGTTTATTAGGAGGCTTTTATTTGTTTATTTGACATTTGATAAAAATTATAGTATAATAGTATTATAAATAGGAGGAATATAAATGCAAAAGATTATAAAAGCTTTTTTAGAAACAGTTGTAATTATGTTAGTAATTACATTGATTATACTTTTCGCGCTAGTATTGGCGTGGGTTAAATTTCAATTTGGAATATTTTTATATTCAATATTGTTCTTTGGTTTTATATTTCTTTTTGTTTACTATGCGGGAGATGACAATAACAATGCAAAATAAAAAGAAAATCATTTTTTATTACCCAGATTTGTATGTTGGGGGAGTAGAAATGGCAATTTTAAATTTGGCAAAAAGAATTTATAAAGATTATGACTTACATTTTTTCTATAAATCTATTTCCGATTTAAACTTAGCAAAAGAATTTAATAAATATGGTATAATGAGAAATATTAACATAGAAAAACCTCAAGATGAATGTGATACATTAGTATATTGTTCACTATGGCAAGAAAGGGAAGATGCTTGTGGAGATATACACGCTAGACAAAGAGTTTTGTGGACACACGCAATTATACCGCCAGGTGGTAATAAATTTTATCATTTACCTACAATGAGAAAAATAGATAAAATAGTAGCAGTAAGTGAAGCCACAGAACAAAGTATTCCTTACAGATTATACTGTGGAAGATTTGATGGAAAAGTATATGTAATTAATAATATTTTAAATACAGAAGAAATTAAAAATAAATCTACACTTTTCGCGCCAGAATTGGATTTAGCAAGTGAATTAAATATTGTTACAGTTGCTAGATTAAGTCACGAAAAAGGTTGGTTAAGAATTCGTTACTTATGTCAAGAGCTGCAAAAGTTAAATATTGATTTCAAATGGTTCATTATTGGAGAAGGGTATTTTAAAGACCAAGTGCATAGAATTCATTTAATATTAGATAAAATACCACAAATACAATTTTTAGGAAAACAATTAAATCCTTTTCCTTTTGTGAAACAAATGGATTATTTAGCTCTTTTATCAGATTACGAAAGCTGGGGATTAGCTATCACTGAAGGAAAAATTTTAGGAATTCCAACTATTGTAACAGATTTCGCAGCTGCGTCAGAACAGGTAGAAGATGATAAAACAGGAGTAATTGTTTCAAGAAAAGAGTTTAGCACATATAAAAATGACGCTGCAAGAATTTATAAAAATAAAAAATTATATAAAAATGCTTTAAAAGATTTTGACTATGAAAAAATAAATGAAATTTCAATTAATACTTGGAAGAAAATTTTTGACGAAGGAGATGTATAAATTGTTTAAGAGAAAGAAAAAAATTAAAATAGAAAAAACTATGAAAGAAATAAAAGAAAAACTTGAAGAACAAAGAGAAGCCTTTTTAAAAAGTAGTAAAATTGGAAAAGAAATAGTTGAAATGGAAGAAATTGAAAAGCGTTTAGAAGCTATTCAAGCTTTGGGTGGAATGATAGGCGCAGAGACAGTTAGAGAGTACAAAAGCTTACAAGAAAGAAAAGAAAAATTACAAGAAGAAATAGATTACATTCTTTGGTTTGAAACGCACGAAATAAAAATTAGAGAGTTTATGGATAATTTAACTAGCTTTTTAATGAAGCCTGCCAACAAAACAATGACTTTTAAATGTACACCCAATACAGAATATATAATTATAAATGATAAAAAAGAAATTTTAAATAGAGATTATTTAATAAAATTTTTACATAAATATGGTTATACAATTGAAAAAGGAAATGTTTTAGGCGAAGAAGCTAAAATAATTAAAATTACATACGAAAGGAGTTTTTAATTATGACTTTTGAAAGATACCAACATATATGTAAAGTGGGTTCAGATGATGTAGAAGATATAGAATTTGGAACTTGTTATGTATTTCCAAAATTAGATGGAACCAATACTTCTGTTTGGTTAGAAGAAGGAGAAATAAAAGTAGGTTCAAGAAACAGAATTTTATCATTAGAAAATGATAATCAAGGTGCTTGTGAAGTTATATCTAATGACCCTCGTATAAAAAAGTTTTTGAAAAAATATCCAAATATAAGATTGTATGGAGAATTTTTAGTAAGACATACAATAACAACTTATAGAGATGACGCTTGGAGAAAGTTTTATATATTTGATGTTGTAGATGGACAAGAGGATATAGAAGAATTAGCTATACCACATTATTTATCATATGAAGAATATCAACCAATGTTGGAAGAATTCAATTTAGATTATATTCCTTTAACTCAAAAAATAAAAAATCCGGAATATGAAAACTTATTACACTGCGCGCAAACAAATACCTTCTTAATAAAAGATGGCGAAGGTGTAGGTGAAGGTATAGTTATAAAAAGATATGATTATATAAACAAATACGGAAGAAGAGTTTGGGCTAAAATAGTTTTAAATGAATTTAAAGAGAAACATAAGAAAGTAATGGGCGCTGATGAGTTAGAAAACAGAATATTTGAAGACGAATTAGTACAAGATTTCTTAACTGATGAATTTATAGAAAAAGAGTATGCAAAAATCAAAGCATTAGAAGGTGGTTGGAATTCAAGATATATACCAAGATTATTAAGCACTGTATATTCAGAGTTTATAAAAGATTATAGCTGGGATATAGTTAAGAAATATAAAAATCCAAAAATAGATTTTAAAAGATTACAAGTTTATGTATTTAATAGAGTAAAAGTTGTAAAATCTGAATTATTCTAGGAGGTCTTATGGAAAATAATCAATATAGTGCTGATATAATAATAGATACAGCAAAGAAAACTAAAAAGAAAAAGAATAAAAAATATATTTTAATTCATATTATAAATGCAATATGCTGCTGGGTAGTTTGTACTTTTATTTTATTTATGAATTTTCATTCAATAGCAAAATTTATTGAAAATCCAAGTCTTAAAGGTGCGGCAATGAATATTGTATTACTTGGGTTTTCAGCTGTTAATATATATTTATATATAATAATGACAACTGCGATACATAAAATTATAATTGAAAAAGGAGATAACAATGAATAAATATTTAGGACACTTAAAAACTATTTTAAGACATAAAAAATATGTTGGCAAATACTGTTTCAAATTTGGGTTGTATAAACAAGGAATATTACACGATTTGAGTAAATTTTCCATAGCAGAATTTGCTCCAAGTGCAAGATACTTTCAAGGTGGTTCATCACCAATAGACGCAGAGAAAAAAGAAAAAGGTTACTCAGCTGCTTGGTTAAATCACAAAGCAAAAAATAAACATCATCAATGGTACTGGATGGATTGGGATGCTAAACAAAATCCAAAACCTTGTAGAATTCCAAGACAATACGTTTATGAAATGATAGCTGATTGGATTGGCGCAGGAATGGCTTATGGTAATAATGCAGGTAAAGAATGGTCTTGGTCAGAACCTTTTGAATACTATAAAAAACGCAATAGAAAAAGTGAAAGTGAATTTCCAATTTGGGAATTTGCAACAAAGGCTATGATAGATACAATTCTAGTAGATTTAATGGAATATGGAATTGATTATGTAGCCGATAGAATAAGAAGAGATTACTATGGATATAGATTTTATGACTCAATGAAAAAGATTGGAGATAAAGAATTGTGTCCTTGGTTAGAAGATTATAATGAATTAGTATTGAAATACTATGAGGAGGACTAATGACAGACTTAGAGAAAAAATATATCGATTTAAGCAAAGAAAAAGATTTCATTTTAAAAGTGGAAGACTTATCAGAAATTAAAGAACAATTAGAGCCTGAAGATGCAGCTGCCTTAATAGCTATGTGTGCTTTTCGCGCCAGCTTAAATGATGCAGAAGAAGGAAGAGCTTTATGGAGATTTATTAGATATGTTACTGAAATAGAAATGCCTTTGCAAATTGTTGATTTTACAGGAATGTTATTTCCAGGCAATGAAGCTTATTACTCAAAAAGTTTAACACCAACTGCTTTTAAAATGATTCAACAACAAGCTGCATTAATGGTAGCTAATGAAAAATATGATGACGAAGCTCATAAAAAATGGTTAGAAAAAATAGCTGATGGACAAATGCCTTATGGTTATAGTGTAATGGTAAATGGAGGAGAAAGTAATGAATAAAGATAAAGATAATATCACAATTGGTGATGGAGGAATATTAACTACTTTACAAATTGTATTTTTAGTTTTGAAATTGGCTGGGTTAGTTAATTGGTCTTGGTGGTTTGTATTTGCACCAACAATAGCTGGCGCAATAATATTAGCAATTTTATTAACAATTTTATATTTTGTTATAAAGGAATAAATGGCTTGCGCCATTTATTTTTTTGACTTTTAATTGAAATTATGATATAATATAATTATAAGAAAGGAGAAAAAATATGAGTAATATAATGGCTTTTGAAATAAAATATGATATAAATGGAAATCCAGTTTTAGTAAGAGATGATGAACCTAGATATGGCAACAGGTTTTTACAAATGTTAATAAGTATGGAAAAGGAGGAAGAATAATGGAATTAGAAAAATTAGTGCAAGCATTAATTCGTTTTCTTAGTGATTTTGGTAGTCTTCCTACTTTGATTACAACTCAAGATGAAACTAAATTATATCAAAATTGTGAAATTAGTGTTATCTATGTAAATGGTGAGCCAATAATTAAAATTGAAGGAAATAGGGGAGAGCAAGCAAATGGGTAAAATAATATATTACGATTTTAGAAAAGAAGAAAGACATAAAGAATTAATGAGTTTACAAGCTAAAAACGATGAAATGCTATTACAGGCTATGATGAAACCTGAATTAGCAGATGATAAAGTTTTTGTAGCTAAACAAAATAGAATAGTAGATAAAATTTTAGCTTTAATAAAAGAAGAAAGAGAGTGGTTAGATAATGAATAGAATTGTATTAACAGGTGATACGCATGCTGATATAACTAGACTTCTTCAAATGCCAGACGAAGGCTTTACAAAAGAAGATTTTGTAATTGTGTTAGGAGATTTTGGAGTATTTTGGGATAATAAACATAATGCCTCACAAAAGTTGGCTCAATTAGCAAAGAAGAACTTTACAGTAGCATTTGTAGATGGAAATCACGAGAATTTTAATTTAATAAAAGAAATGGAAACTATTTGTTATTGGAAAGGTGGTTACATAGGATTGCTGCCTTTCGGCGCAATTCATTTATTAAGAGGAGAAATTTATAATATAGGTGACAGACGAATTGGTGTTTGTGGTGGCGCAGAGTCTATTGATAAAGAATGGAGAAAAGAGAATGAGAGTTGGTGGGCAGCTGAGAAAATTACAGACCAAGATGTAGAGACTTTTAAAATGAATTTGCTTAATGGAGATGAGAGAGGTAGAGAAATAGATATAATGTTATCTCACGATTGTCCAGCTTCTATGACAAAACTAGTTGGTCTTTATTCAGGAGTAAATGGCGCGAAGATAAGTTCTTCTCAAATGCAACTTGAACATATACTTGCAATGAGTGATATTAAAAAATGGTATTTTGGTCATTGGCATATTGATATGAGTTTTGGAAAACAATTTGAATGTTTATATAAAAGTTTTAAGGAGGTTTAATTATGTGGTATTTTTTAATTAGCGTTTTTATTATGATTGTGGTACTTTTTATTACTTGCGCAAAGTGTGAAGATGGAGAATTGCAAATGGGAATAATTACTTTGGTTTTTATAATTTTAGTAGCTATTCCAATAATCAATTTAATGGTAGTTAAATATAATGTAAGGGAAATACAAGAAGTGCAATATACAATTACAGGTTTAGAATTTCAAGAGAATGTTAATGACGAATTAAAAGGCTGTTTTATTTTAGGTTCGGGGAAAATAGAAGCAAATACAGTAAGAGAATTAAAATATGTATATTTTATTAATACTGAATATGGAAAACAATTGCACAGTAGCGAAGCTTCAAAAGTTTATATAAAAGAAACAGATAACGAAGCTCCAAAATTAGTAACAATAAAACGCATAGCTTGGAGATATGCAAATATAATTGATAAATTATGGGGACACGATGATATTATTGAAAATGGCACTACTGTAGTAGGAGAAATTTTGGTTGTTCCTACAAATACTATAAAAATAGATTATAATATAGAAATATAAAAGAGAGGGCTGAATGCCCTCTTTACTTATTTGTTAGAATTAGATTTTTTATTCTCATTTTTGTTTTGATTTTGTTTGTCATCTTGAGAATTTCTTTCTTGTCTTTTATCTTCCATAACAAGCCTCCTTAGGGACTTTCTCCCTCATATTAAATGTGTTATCTTTTCGCGCTAGATAATAAAAATTCAAATAGAAATAATTTCCAGTTGTTTTTCTTTGACTTATAGTTTCTTTTGTGATATAATATAATTATAAAGAAAAAAAGAAAGGTGGTAATTTAGAATGGAAATAAGAAAAGATGTAAAAGTTGAATTATTATTATCAGGCAAAAATTACTTAGGTTCAGGCGCAAGCAAAGAAGCATATGAGAAAGATGGTTTAGTATATAAAGTTCCAAGAGGAAGATATATGTTACAAGAAGGTGGGTTTAGCGATAGATTAAGATATCCAACTACAATGGCAGAAGTAGACTTTTTCTTAGAAGATGTTGATGCATTTGAACCAGCGCTAGTATGGCCATTGGGTCAATTCGCTATTGAGTTAATAGTGTGGGAAGCTATTAAACAATTAGAGAGCGAAGGTTTAGAAATCAATTGTTTTGCTAGAATACTAGATTACTACTTAGATTGTCAAGGCGTTCCAGTTATTGTTCAAGAAGCTGCAAATGACAATTACACAGGCGATTACGATGACCTTTGGGACGAAATGAAAAAAGAATTAGACTTATTAAGAGTTATATTAAGAGAAAGATTTGATATAGAATTAAGAGATGTAAGAGATGGTAATTGTGGAGTTAAAGATGGAAAACTAAAATTATTCGATTTTGGAATTTCTACAACTACTTCACTTGATAGTTATGGTTCTTACTCTGATTGCAATAGAGATAGTTACTATGATGAAGATGAAGATTATTGTTATTAAGACAGTTTATTAAAACTGTCTTGACTTTTTTCTAGCATTGTGATATAATAATATTATAGAAATAAAAAAGAAAGGTTGTGTTGAATATGTTATTAACTTCAAAATTAATTGAAGATGTAGAAGAAAAATATGTTGATATGTTAAAATCAGTAAATATTCCTGACTTCTATAAATGTATCTCTGTGTTCAGTGGTTTAAACATTGAAGAAATAGATGAAGATACAATTAAAAATTACTTAATAACTTGGGCACAAAATAAATATAGATTTTATCAAATGTTAGGAAATCAAACTAAAAAAGATTTAAGAGTAGAATATGAAACTACAAGAAATGATATTAGAGACCACGTTAAAGTATTAGGGAAAGAATATCCAGCTTTCTACTTATGGTTGTTAGCATTTGGTAATCAAAGAGAAAATAAAATAAATACTTATGAATTAGATTGGAGCTATAGAGCAGCAATTAGCTCTTTCTTGGGGGAGTACTCATTAGAGGGAACTACTCTAACTCACTTCTTCAAAAGTAAGCTAAACGCACCAGACTCATTGGTAACTAAAATTGCGGCGATTTTTGAAAACGACATTGTAAAAGATAATTATACAATTTCAATAGACCCAGTTGATATAATGACAGCTTCTGAAAATCCTTACAATTGGACATCTTGCTATCGTTTAGAAACATATAACTGTGAGTCTCACGCAGATGGTTGTATGGCAGCTTTATTAGATACATCATCACTAATCACATATATATGGAGTGAAGAAGGAAAGCTAAATCTATATGACCAATTTGAATTAAAGAAAGTTAGATATAAAAAAATGAGAAAATGGATAGCTATTTCTCCAAACTTTACTTCAATACATTTCAATAGCACATATCCAGGCAGGGGTAACTGCACAGAGGACTTTGAAAAAACTTTAAGACAAATTGTAGAAGGTGTGGTAAGCGCACATATCAAAATGGAAGACAAATGGAGACGTGCGACAGTAGCTGATTGTGATAGAGAATATCACTATGGTTATGGTGAATTTTATAGTAATCGAATTTATGTAAATTCAACATCTGGATTGGCAGAAGAAGATATACCAGTTTATAATGTGCCTTATTACTGCGCTTGTGGCTGTGGAGAAGAAATTATGGGTTCTGGAAACTATGATGACGGAGACAGATACAGAGGTGAAGGTTTCCATCATGGCTGCGTAGAAAAATACTATTGGTGTGACCAAATGGAAGATTGGTGTGAAACAGAAGAATGTAGTGAAAGCTGTAGAGGTTGTTCATATTGGGATAGAAATCACCCAACTTGTAGCTTAAACCCAGATATAGAGTGTGAAGATGTATCATATGAATTTTGGGAAACAACATTTGATGAAACAGTTGTAGAAGCTGAAGAAGACCATTGTCATAATTGTCCTCATTGGGAAGCTTGTCATTCATTAGAAAACGAGGACTAACCCTTCTCGCGCAAGTTTAACTCTCATTTGCTTCTCGCGCAAGTTCTTACTCGAACAGTTTGCTGTCGTACAAAGTATAGTAAAAGTAAAATATTATTTAAGGTAAAATATTATTCAAAAAAATAATGCGAAGGCAAAAAAATTTTGAGTTAACAGAGTTGGTAACTACAAAGTAAGTATAAAAGGAAAATTATTATTAAAGTATAATATTATTCTTTAAATTATTATTCTTTAAATTATTATTAAAGTACAGTATATTATTATATACTGTACTATTTTTTTATTAGAAAGATAAAAAATTTTGTACTTTAATTTTATTATAATTACATAAAATATAATTAAAAGAAAATTATTATTTAAATTAAATTATTATTTATATACAATAATATATAAAATAAATTATAATAAGAATTAATATAATAAGAAATATAATATAATAAAATATATAATAAAGAATTATTATAATAAAAAATAGTATATAAAAATATATACTACAATAAACAATATAATAAAGAATAAGATATAATAAAATATATATAATAGAAATATAAATATAAGTAATAGTATAAGTAGTAATATTATTATAAGGAATAATACTATAAGGAATTAGTATAAGTAACAATATTAATATAAAGAATAAGATACAGTATAATATATATAATAAGAATAACAATATAAGGAATAATATTATAAAGTTTATTACTTTTTAAGTTGTAGAGTTCCTAAAAAGTGGGTTCGGGCACTATAGGGTTTTGTGGACTATAGAAAAGAGTGGGAGGCCACCTCTTCACTCCACTGTCAAATATTCAATTCTATAATTTTTCTTTGAATTTCCTGCTCGCGCTAACTTAAAACTTGATTTTTCGCGCAATTTCTGCTATAATAAATATATAAATAAAATAAATAAGTAAAGGAGTGTTTTGTATGAGTAAAGATATATACTTTAAAGACCTACCTGAACTTACACAAGCTTGCATTTTAGACCAGTATGGTGTTGATACGCCCGCAGAGTTGGGATTAGATAAAGAACCATATATGACAATTCATAGTGATGAGTTTGGTTTAGCCGCAATTGGAATAAAGAAAATAAAAACAGCTTAGCTTAGCTAGCTGCTTTACATACTACTTAGCCTTTGTAAGCCACACAGTTATGGTGCTGACGAGCGAAGCTATGATAAGTGACTTCTCGCTAAGTAGCCATTATAGATGCCACGCTAGTGGAAGTGCTTGCGCCAGAAGGCAATATAGTGCGAAAAGAAACTACTCAACTGGGAGAGTATAAAGGTAACAGCTGCAGCTGTCTGACCCCTCAAAGCAGTGGCATACAAACTGCGGTTGAGCAAAGTTTAAGAGAGACATAAATGGGTGTCTCTCTTTATTTTTTGTTTGTTTGCATTTGACTTTTGTTCAATTTTGTGAGATAATGCCGGTTTAATTTGTACTGGCGCAAATTAAAATAGTAGGTGGTTAACCTACTATATAAATTTTTCCATATATTCTTTTACTTTTAAGTCAGCTGTTTGTTCAGCTATTAATCTTTCTTTCTTATTAAGTTTATTTATTTCAGCTTTTACTTTCTTAACTGCGCGGTTTTCTATTTCAACTTTAAAGTTATCAATATCTTCATCTGGTTCATATTCTGGTTTTTTAACTATAAACTTAATTTCTATATATCTTTCGTTTTTGTCACTATCTTCTGTGAATAAAATTAAACTAGAAGGCGAGTTTTGTGACAAAATTCTTTCTACTATACAACCTTGGTCTTCGTAAAATTTCTTTACTTTCCTAAGTTCGGCTTCGCGCAATACTTCTGATTTTTCTCTTTCAGTTGCCATTAGACAATACCTCCTTTTAATAATTTAAGCTGGGTTTAAGCCCAGCCTATACTAAAATTCAACTTCGTCTTCTTTGTTAGCTTTTGCAGCTTTCTTAGCTTCTTTTTCTGCTTTTTTAGCAGCTCTGTCAGCTTCTCTTTCAGCTTTTCTAGCTTCTACTTCAGCTCTTTCAGCTTCATAAGCATCTACCATATCGTTGATAGGTAATTGAGCTTTTGGAACAGTTAATTTAACAACAACAACTGTGTCATTTCCTTCTGCATTTGTTACAGTTAAAGCATATTCTGTATTAGAAACTTTTGCATATTGTCCTAATCCTAATACTTCGATAGCATTTGCTCTTGCTACTCCATCATTTTGTGCTTTTGTTATTTTTTCAGCCATAATTGACCAACCTTTCTGCCTTTCGGCTTGGCACTCTGTAGTTCCCACATATTTTATTTTTATATATTCGCTTATTTATTAAGCGTTTATAACAATTTGGTATGTTTTTTCTTTGTTTCTATAATAATTATAGCATAATTTGTACTGTTTGTCTAGTTTTTTCTCTATAATTTTGTAGAAATAAGAAGGGGAATAGTATTTTTACGAGGGTTTCGCCTACTTTTGAGATATTTTTTCTCTTTTCTTAATAATATTATATCAAAAATTTAACTTAAAATCAACTTTTTATTAAATATTTTTATAAAATCAAAGGTATTCGGGTTAGACTCCCTTGCGCCAGTTCGCCACGTTGGTTTCCTAAGAACGTTGACCAACTCGTCTCTAGGATGCTATTTTAACACGACCTAGAATTTGCGTGTATGGAGCTACTTGTCTGAATCGAACAGACGACCCTCGCATTACAAGTGCGATGCTCTGCCAGCTGAGCTAAAGTAGCATTTAGGCTGGAGTTTAACCAACTACTCCAAAAGGGAAAGTTTTATCGTTAGCACTTACAACGTTGGCTGGCTTAACTGGGCTCGAACCAGTGACATTCTGATTAACAGTCAGACGCTCTACCTGCTGAGCTATAAGCCAATATAGTTGACTTTTTAAAGGAAGTCTAACCTCCACGCATATGATTAACGTCGTCTAAGGCGTGGCGCGGACGGAGTACATTAGGTAGCTAACTCGAGCTCCACAAGCTTACAATCTTTTTTAAGGAGTGATGTACACTGTGCGAAATCATATCTCCTTGGATAAATGTCTTTGAACTAATGTTCACTGGTTGCGGACGTAGGATTCGAACCTCGTCTCAAGGTTATGAGCCTCGTGAGCTGCCATTGCTCCACCTCCGCGATATAATTCTTGGTTGACTAATCAGAGGTCTATCGAGCCCAAGTGCCCGCTCGTATTTGTTTAAAGCATTTAGAGATTGCTTCGCCTAATTTATTTATCCCTGCGATGGTGCGCGTTCCGCAGCAGAGTTCTCATTTTTAAAGAGGTGAGACCAGTTAGTTATCCTCAGTGGTAGTCCCTGTTGGGTTCGAACCAACGACCCTCTGCTTGTAAGGCAGATGCTCTCCCAACTGAGCTAAGGGACTATTTATCTTTTTCTTATAATATTATTATACTACAATGTTTAAACAAAGTCAAATTTGAAATTGACAGCTGGGCACAAGTTAAGCAAGTGCCCAACCTTAAACAAAGAAAGGGGTATGTTATTATACATAGGTATAACAACGGTGGCTCGGGAACCTAGGCTCGAACTAAGAATTAGAGAGTCAAAGTCTCTTGTGATACCGATTTCACCATTCCCGAATATAAGTGGTGGGTGAGACTGGATTCGAACCAGTTCAGCCAAATGACAACAGATTTACAGTCTGCCGCGACTCGCCGTCTTCGCCGCTCACCCATAAACAGCTGTCGCAAGTCATAACAACAATTGAAATGTTGCAAGCGACGCCGCGTGTCCTTTATACCCTAATGGTATATGGAAAAGTACATAGGCTCGTATCTTTAAGGCGTACGAGTACCTGTGGTCCACCCTCCCAGAATCGAACTGGGACGAACTCTCGTTCATGGGATTTTAAGTCCCACGCGTCTACCTATTCCGCCAAGGGTGGATATAAGTGGCAGTTTGAGTATCGCCGTGGCTGCCAAATGGCGTGAGCGCAGTCCTAAACTAGTATTAGCTGTCCTCTCAATGGTGCACAAGGAAAGAGTCGAACTTTCAGACACTGGTTTCTAAGACCAGCTGCTTTGCCAGTTTGCATACTCGTGCATAAATAAAAGTCAGCAAGGAGGGTTCGAACACATTAGCCTTTAGGCGTCCAACTAGCTGACTGGCGCCGAGAGTATTAATAATTGAAGCGCTGTCTCGACTTGCAGATTGACGTGGTCTCTGCTAAACGGTTATTTATCGCATAACTACGGAGCCTCTTTCAGTTAGGTCTGACTAGCGTTCTTGATTGCTAGTAAACAGAGAGTTGCGTTTCTACTCACAAACAGGCAGTTCTCTTTGACTGCCAGTCAACCTCTCCGTTACCTGTGTCCGCCGACACTCTGTTTCCTGAGGATTTGTGGCTTAGAAAATATTTTTCTTATTTTCTATAATTATATTATACTATACTTTCTAACAAAAATCAAATTTTTATTTTACATTAATTTTAATAAAGTTTTGTAATCTTCATTGAAGATAGCTACTTCTTGGTCAATTGTTAGTGTAGCTGTTTTACAAAAGAAATCATGTATTGCATCTATTTCATCACTTGTTAAATCATCTGGTAAGTCGCATAAACATACTTCAATTGAGAAAAGACCTTTTAATTTTGAGTCTCTTCCAGCTATAAATGCGCTTTCAAGTGCATCTATTTTATCTTCTAATGAGCCAGCTGCTTTACCATTAATATATATGTCTGGGTCATGGTTGTCATCATTGTATAATATTATTCTATTTGATATTTCTAATAACTCTTTTTTCATATTAATTTCCCCTTTTCTTTTTATTTTCTATAATAATATTATAGCATGATTTGGACCATAAGTAAAGTTTTTACTATAATGAAAATGTAAAGTTATTATGTAAACCTGTAAGGTTATGTGAACCAGCTGTTTCAGCAGCTGTCCAAACAAATGTTCGGTATAGTAGCCAGCTGTTTTGCTAGCTGCCCTAGAGCTAGCTGTCCATTAACCAGCTGTTGACCAGCTGCCCGGTATAATATACAAACTTGACATGGAGTGCAAATTGCGCCGGTTGAAAATTAAAAGAAGAAATTTGAGTAGTGGGATGTGATACGAACAAATGTTCGGTCCGGCAGAAACAAATGTTTGGTTTACATAAAAGAAAAAGACTTACTCTGCAAGTAAGTCTTGATGATATCTATCTTTCATATGCTGCACAAATTTAGGCATAACTTTATTATAATTCTTTTGTAACATTTCTTGCCACTCTTCAACTTGTTCTTGATTTTCTTTGATATATTCCATAGCCCATTTGTCTGCAAGTCTTTCAAGTTTTAAGTTGAAATAACAATTATAAAAGAAATCTAGATATTTTGGACTAACAAAAATTGCTTGGACTTTTTGGATTAGTTTTGTACCTATTAAATAAGTTAGTTCATTTCTTCTTTGATAAGTATAGATATGCCCAATTTCGTGAAGAAAACTTAATATCTCACTGCTAAATTCTCCATTGATATTATATTGTTTTAATCTTTTTAGCATTTTATTATAAAAAGCATTTCTTCCAGCAGAATTTTCAAATATAGGTATTTCTATTTCTTTTTCTTCTAATTGTGGAAAACAACAGAACTTTTGACCTATTGATATTCTTATATCACTATCAAAATTTTTTAGTATTACGTTATAAGGTTTTAAAATTAATTTAAAATATTTTTTTGTTTTCATAACTTTCAACTCTCTTTCTTTATATTTATTATACTATTATTATAACCAAATGTCAATACTCTATACAAAAATTTTTAAAATTTACATAAAATCGCGCCGGCACGAACACCTGTTTGGTTTACATAATAACTTACTTTTATAAACAAATAAAAAGGGAACTTTCGTTCCCTTTGTCTATTCTGCAATTACTGTTGTCTTTATGATTGGATTACTTTCATTTGCTTCTTTTTCTTTTCTTCTTTTAGTATCTCTTGCAATCTTTTTTGCTTTTGCTTCTGCTTTAATTTTTGCATTTTCTTCTTTTTCTTTTAATCTTAATTGATAATCTTCTGCAAGAAATTGAGCATCTTCACCTTCTTCTAATTTTGGAACAACTATGTCAATTCTAATTGTTTTTGTCATTGTGCCTTCTTCTGTTTCAAATGTGAAGTCTTGTGCAAATTTTGTACCCTCAACTTGTAAGAAATTTGTTAAACCATTTTCTGCAATTTCTTTTATTGCAACCTCTCTTGCCATTTCATTTACTTTTGCTATTGTTAATTTTGCCATAATAACCACCAAACCTTTCTTATTTTTATTTATATAAGTCTTTTCAAGGAATTTTCAAGACTTTTTACTTCCTTTCTGTAATTATATTATACTATAATTATTTTCTTTTGTCAATACATTTTTATTAAATTTTCTAAATATTTTTCTTTAAGTTTTTCTGCATTTTCTGTAATTGTTTTTGTCTTTTTGTTTTCCATTCCATATTGCCTAATTGCATTGTCTACCAATTTGTCAATTATTGCACATATTTCTCTTTTCATATGTTTCAACTCCTTTCTATATTTATATTATACCATTATTGTATCCATTTGTCAATATATTATGCAAAAATTTTTAATTTATTTGAAATATATTATGTAAATTTTTAAAAAGAAACAAATGTTCGCGCCGGTAGAAAACATTTGTTCGTTTTTGTTTAAAGAAAAAAGTTGCTTATGCAACTTTTATTTTTCTGTATTCTTGTGGTATTAGTCTAAATGGAAAATATATTTGTTTTTGTGGTTTACAACCATTTGCAAATATTCTTGCAAGTATCTCACTCTCAATAATTGCATCTGATAGTGCAGTGTGGTCTTCTATAAAATCTTCTGTATCTGTAATATATTGATAAATTTTTTCTGCATTTGTAATTATATTACCATTTGCATTATATTTTGCATTTGCTAAAAAAGTTTTTTGTTGACATAAAGTCATACAAGCCATTGTCCAAATATCATAAAATTCTACTTTTGTATCTAATAAACTTTGTAAAAACTTTTCAAACAAAGGTTTGTGTTTACCATTTTTTGTTAATTCATATTTCAATTTTGGTCTTTGGTCTTTTGGTAAGGCAAATTGTGCAGTTTCAACTAATGAGCCTATGTCATAGTCTACATTAAATGCAAATATACCTTTTATTTTATATCTTTTTAAATCTTTTTTTAATTGTTTAATTATGTCTTGAAACATTTTTATTTTTATTTCTTTATTGTCTACCATATAATCATACAAAGGAATTTTATTTGCAAAGTAAGCAGTTGACATAAGTTCTTCATTTCCAAATATTTCTTGTGTAAGTGCATTATACATTTTTTGTATTCTTCCTTTTTTGTCAATAATTACATAACCTATATCATAACTTCTTTGTCTTCCATAAATTTTTTGTTTTCTGTCATTTAACCCAAGTCCTTCTGTATCTAAAACTAAATAGTAATTTTTTCTTTTATCAATTTTCATTTCTTAATTTCCCCTTTTCTCTTGACTTGTTTATATTATATCATATATAAATAAGTCTGTCAATACTTTTTTAAAATTATTTTCTATTAAAAGCTACACTTGCATCTGCTTGTTTAACTGGTTCTCTATATTGTTTTCTAAAAGCTTTTATCATTTCTTCACTTTCTTCTTGATTTCCTATATGAATAACTGGTAAATTGTTGATTTTTTCTCTTATTCTGTTAAGGAAACAAACAATAATTTCACCTAAATCATAAGCTTTTTCAAAAAGTAAAGTTATTAATTCAAACACTAATTGTATTAAATAAAATGGTGCTTTCAAAATTGGTTTCCATATATTTACAATTTCTGTAAGTATTGCATTTCTTATTATTCTATTTTTCTTATCTTCTGGTATCCCTTCTACTTTTCTCATTTTTCTTGTAATTTCTAAATAATTAATCATTTTTCTTCCCTTTCCTTTCTACACTCTTATTATATCATTATATTTTTAATCTGTCAAGTGATTTTCTAAAATATCTCTAATTTTTTTATATTCTTCTGTAGTAATAATTTCGTCCATATGCAACCATTTAATTGTATAAATCATATCAACTAATCTTTTATATTGTTCTTGTTTTTTATTTTCTTGATAACTATTCCAAGCCTTAATTGCTTCATTATCAAAAAAGTCACTTCCTACTATTTTCATTTTTATCACTTCCTTTTACATTCTTATTATACTATTATTATTTCACTTTGTCAATAGTTTTATTCAAAAAAATAAAAAAAATAAAACGAACATTTGTTCTTGTCGGCGCAAGTTTACATAAAAATTAGGCAACTAATGTGCCTAACTTGTCTAATTGTTTAAGTTCTAAACCTTTCCATTTTTTAGTTGAGTTATCAGAACATTTTGTTATTCTTTTAATGCCTACTCCACCAACACTTTCCCATTCTACTAAATTTTTTGTATAATCATCTAATAAATAACAATTTTTGTCAATTATTAATCCCATTTGTCTTAATACCAATGCTTTGCACTCTCCACATCTACATAATACAATATGATTTTGTGGAACATTAAAAAGATATTTCTTTATCCAAGTCATTTTGTCAATGTCTGCTTGAATATTTGGGCTTGCACTGATTATATAAACATTACCTTGTTTTGCCATTTCATTTATTGTTTCTATTCCTTTATAAGCTCCTAAATTAGCAAAGAAACCTTTTTCGTTTTCAAATCTTTGTAAAGCATTTTTAACATTGAATTTTGCTAATGTCCCATCTAAATCTAAAAATATTTTCTTCATAATTACCACCTTTATTTCCTTTCCCTTTTGTAATTATATTATACTATAATTATTTCCATTTGTCAAGTAAAATATACATTTTTTTAAAAAAAAACGGAAGCGGCATTTATGTAAACTAATCGCGCCGGAACGCAAGTTTACATAATCTATTAACATAAAAGTTTACATAACATATTTAAAATAAATAAAAAAGAGAGAACTATTGTTCTCCCTTTTCTTGTTTCTTTTGTTCTCTTAATTTTTTATCTCTTGCAATTTTCTTCTCTTTTGCTTTTGCTTTTTCTTCTTTGGCAATTCTTTTTTCTTCTTGGTCTTGTTCAAAAAGCTCTGCAAAATCTTCTGCAAATTGACAAGTATCTTCTGGGTCAATTTTTGGAACTACAAAATCTACTCTAACTGGTATTTTTTCTCCTTCAAAATCTACATTAACCATAAACTTTGAACCTGCAACTTTGAAAAGTGTATCTCCTAAAAGTCCTTCTTTGATAAGCATTTCAAAAGCTCTCTCTCTTAACATTTCATTCTTTTTAGCAATTGTTAATTTTTCCATATTTTTTTCTCCTTCTATGTTTTTAAGAGTTTATCATCTCTCTTATTT